CGCTATTGCAAGTCACGGTGGTACTACCAAATCAAACTTTGAAGCATTTAGTTTGGCCGCTAGTATTGTTGGCAAATGCCATTTTTGTGTGAAAGCTCATTATGAGACTTTGAAACAAGAAGGCTACTCAGTAGAACAGCTTCGTGACATTGGTCGTATTGCCAGTGTCATGAATTCAGTTGCCAAGGTATTGAATAGTTAAATATCTGTATGAAAAACTACCATGTTGTCCGAAATGTAATAGATCCGCAAACGATTGACTTAGTTAAAAAGACTATGTTGATCATGAAAAACTCTCAGTACTTTGTGCATCGTATACCACAAACTGATCATAATGCATTTGCAGACGGGCAACCAGTAGATCATGATTGCTGGGGCAACTACGGCACTCCAGTAACCGAAGCCCTCCTTTTACAATGTTTACCACTTGTTGAGGAGGTGTTTCAAATAAAAGTACACCCGACTTATAGTTTTTGTCGCATCTACTTTAATGGTGCGGATATGAAAAAACACACAGATCGTCCAAGTTGCGAATATTCAATTAGCCTAAATATTTCAAACGACCCTAGTCCTTGGCCCATTTATTTCGAAGGCGAGCCGTTACTTTTAGAGACAGGTGATGCAGTAGTCTATAAAGGGTGTGAAGTAGAACACTGGCGTGAGCAATTTAACGGTAATGAGCAATATCAAGTTTTCCTACATTATGTAAACCAAGCAGGCCCCCATGCATCAAACGTAATGGATGGCCGTCCAATGTTGGGTTTATACCATCCTCCCAAAAAACCCGAATAATTTGGTAAATTTTTTACCAAAATAGGTTGACCTTTTACCACTCTGACTGTATAATATATACATACAGTTAGATAACAGACACAGAAAGGTATCAAATGATTCTTAGCAATGCTCCACAAAACGAAGCAGTTTTGAGTAACGTTGGGGAAATTGGCGACTTTAAAATTAAAGCGTCTGCTAAAGCATTCTCTATTTTGAGCTCAGGCTTATATGCTAACAAGATACGTGCTATCATCCGCGAATTGAGTTGTAATGCTGTCGACAGTCATGTTGCGGCTGGCAAACAAGAAACTCCATTCGACGTACATCTCCCTAACACTTTAGAACCTTGGTTCGCTATTCGCGACTACGGTACTGGCTTGAGCCACGAGCAAGTTACTCAAATTTACACAACTTACTTTGAAAGTACCAAGACAGCCTCTAATGAATTTATCGGTGCTCTTGGTTTAGGTAGCAAGTCTCCCTTTAGTTACACTGATAACTTTACGGTTACTGCAATTCAAAGTGGTAAGAAAGGCATATACTCTGCGTTCATTAACGGAGAAGGAGTCCCGAGCATTGCGTTAATGATGACTGAGGAAACTAGTGAGCCAGCCGGCGTCGAAGTTAAGTTCTCTGTAAACGATCGTTATGACTTTAGCAAGTTCCGCGATGAAGCTCGCGGGGTCTACACTTATTTTAAATTGCGTCCGGTAGTTAGCGGTAGTGCAGAGTTTAAATTCTTTGATGTTGAATACGATACTAAAGATATCATTCCCGGGGTGCATGGTACAAATTCTAGTCGAACTAGCAGTCTTGCAGTTATGGGTAATATTGCATACCCTATCCAAATTCCAGAAGCTGATAAGAGCTTAGGTGAATTACGACCACTGTTGAGTTGTGGTTTGGAAATGCACTTTGCAATTGGCGAGTTAGACTTCCAAGCTTCACGTGAAGGGTTGTCCTACATTCCTAGTACAATCGACAGCATCAAACGTAAACTGGTCGCAGTTAACGACCAATTGATGGTTCATTTGGCAAAAGAAGCAGATGCTATTCCTAACTTGTGGGACCGTGCTATCTTCCTTCATAAGAAGCGAGATAATTCTTTGTGGGGTGCGGCAGTTGCAGAATATGCGGCCAAGGCTAAATTGCCCACTTATGATGCAGATCCTAAAAGTTGGACTAAACTAATCAGTTGGAATTTAGAAGTAAGCAATTTGGCTAGCAAGTACAATATTGCCTTGCGTGGTTTGGCAGTGACTCGTAGTGCTAAAAACGTTCATAGTCTTAAGTCTAACAATGAGCATATTCGCGGTGCCGACGGCAGTACACAAATTAAAACTGTTTGGCGTATTTCCGTTGATGCTGATAGTCATTTTATCATTAACGATCTAAAGACTGGTGCAGGCGAACGTGCCAAGTACCATTATCGCGAAAGCGAAAAGGATGTATACAGCCGTAGTGTTTATGTTTTAGATCCTGTTGACAAAAGTCGCAAGATGAATGTTGATGGCTTCTTTGCAGAAATTGCTGAGCCTCCTACTACCCGCAGATTCCTTGCTAGTTCTTTGAAAGAAAAACCTCGTAAGGATAATTCGTTAGGTAAGAATGTAACAATCTTGGCTCTCGAACAAAAAGGGTACGGCGGTTACTACACCCAAAAAGAAATGGTATGGCGTGATGCAGGTAAGGCAGACAGCTTTGATGCAAATAAAACTTATTACTATTTGCCGTTGAGTGGTTTTATCGTTAACAGCGTAATTGGCCATAGCTTTGATGTTAAGCGTTTCTACGCAGACTTAAAAGACTGTGGTGTATCTAGTCTAACCAATATTACAGTTTACGGTGTCCGTAAGAGTGACATTGAGTTTATCCAAACCCAAAAGAACTGGATTAACCTCGAAAACCATATCGCTAAAGAATTGAGCGCCATTGACAACAAATTAACTATGAGTTTGGTGTTGCAAGCAGTTGACAATTTCAATCTTTGCCAGTATAATAGTAACATTGTCGAAGCCGTAACCAATCCTGCAAGCCCTTACGTTAAATTAGTTAACCAGTTTAAGGGATTTGATAAGATTCGTTACAGCGAACAAAGTTTGAAGAATCTGTGCCGTATGTATGCTAAGAACGTTACGTTCAACCCGCAAGACACAGTTGAGAAGTTTGAAGAACAATGTAAAGTAGTTTATCAACATTATCCGTTGTTAGCCTATTTGCGTAGTGCTCCGAACGAAAAAGTGGCAGAGTATATTAATTTAATTGACACACAGAAAGGTGTTTGAAATGAGCTATCCATATATCATCCAAGGTAAAAACGTTGTTGTCGTAATTGGCAACAAGAGCCATACAATCAGTTCAACCCATATTACCTATAACAAGGTATTGGATGCCATCAAAGCTGGCGATTGGGAAACTGTCAAAGACGTAATTGAACCTAAAAAGGTTGTGCTAAACTACGGACAAGGTCATGTGTCTGTACAAGGTGAAACTCTATTTTGGAAAGGTGCAGAGATGCACAATGCGCTTTCTAAGCGCATGATCCAAATGTTGCAAGACGGCTTCCCCGTTGATCCGCTTATTGCATTTATGGAAAACTTGCACACAAATCCAAGTTTCCGTGCAGTAAACGAACTGTACGGCTTCTTGGAAAAGAACAGTTTGCCGATTACTCCAGATGGTTGCTTCCTTGCGTACAAGAAAGTTCGCAACGACTACATGGATATCCATAGTGGTACGTTTAACAACTCAGTTGGTTGCATCTGCGAAATGGAACGTAACATGGTGGACGATAACCAAAACAATACTTGCAGTTCCGGCTTGCATTTTTGCTCGCAAGAATACTTGAGTTCATTTGGTGATAGCGAAAGCCGTATAATGATCCTTAAGATTAACCCAGCAGATGTTGTGAGCATTCCAACTGACTACAACAACAGCAAAGGCCGTACTTGCCGTTATGAAGTTATCGGCGAGTTAGGTGTTAATCCTGAAGAAGCGTTCACAGCACCTGTGCAAGAAATGGCTTGGGGCACAGAACCTTATCAGAATGACATGGAGTGAAACTGATGGGCAACCAAACTGATTATTTCGATCGGATAGGGTATAAACCAAAATACTTTTTGGGAGATCGTGTATTCGGTTATTGGAATAAAATTCCATTCGTTGGAAGTGTCGGTAACGATCGTATGATCGACGGTGTGACTCCTGATATCACTATTCATTTAGATTTGCCAATTATCTACGATAAACAAATTCGCAATGTTATCGTAGTGAGGCATAAAGATATTAAAAAATTAGTATCTTTTGACTAGCACGTTGCACTAATATACCAAAAAAGGATCTCAGGATCCTTTTTTTACGGGCTTGCTAAATAATAGTAGCAGTTAATTAAAGGACACACATTATGGGTATATTAGAAGTTGTAGTATACGGGTTCTTCACAGCATTTGGCTGGTGGGGTGCTAATCACTATGTAATCGAGCCGTACTTCCCTCCTCCGATGGAACGTAAAGTAGAAGAAAAGAAAGAAAAGAAAGAAGACAAAAAATGATAGATTATATCACAACATTTTTTGCACTTTTCTTTACAGATGTATTTTACACCTACTACCTAAGATCAGTTCAAAACGATGAAACTTTGAAAGCTAGCATGTGGGCTGTTATTGTGTTTGTTATAGCGGCTATAGCGGTTGTAAATTATACAACTAACCACTGGTTGCTGATTCCTGCATGTTTCGGAGCATTTTTTGGCACCCTCGTCGGAATGAAAATTAGAAAAAAATCTAATGTAGTATGAAACCAACAATCGCTCTTTTCCTGTACGATCCTAAATGTTCAGTACAGTCGGGCAACGGTGTCATTAAAGCGTTACAATCAGATTACAATTTTAAAATATTCAGCATCAATCCCTTAGAAGATAACTTCTTTGACGATGTGGACATAATAGCAGTTCCCGGTGGTTTCGGAGATGCTAGCAGTTTTGATCGAGCATTTAAACACAACGGCAAACGAGTGAAAGAATTTGTCAAAGAAGGCGGCAAATATTTAGGCATTTGTATGGGAGCATATTGGGCAGGAAAACACTATCTTAATATGCTTGATAACGTAGATGCTGTACAATATATCACACAACCAAATACGGATACAAGGAGGCCACATGCTAAGGATATTAACGTCAATTGGAACGGGCACAATACAACGATGTTTTTTTACGATGGTTGTGCTTTGGTTGGTAACGGTCAGCACGATATACTCGCTACATACGCAAATGGCGACTCGATGGCAATCATTCAGAAAAACATAGGACTTATAGGATGCCATCCAGAAAGTGAAAAATTTTGGTATGATGGCTATAGTTGGATGCGTGGAAAATACCATAACGGGCAACATCATCGATTACTTTTGGATTTTGTTAACAATTTGGTAAACAGATAGACATTTTGGTAAAAATAGTGGTTGCATAAAACCAGATAATACCATATAATTAATATACTGTTAAACAAAGGAGGACATTATGTCTACACACACAGTGATCGAAAATCTAAGTAACTTTTGCAAAACCAGTTCCGGAGATCCCCAAATTTGGGTAAACAAAGGAACGACATATCATTGGAATCGCGGTCGCGACTCCTCCACTGGTATAGTTAATGGTGTTGTCCGCAAATTGGCAGGTATTGATGCTAGCGGTAAACAAATTTGGGTCGTTGCTGGCTCATTCAAAATTACTCCTCAAGGCGAAATTATCCGCTTTACAGGAATGCCCAAAAAGACACAGGTAACCCTCAACGCAGTTGAAGTTCCTGTATTAGAAGTCCAACCACAAACTAATACTGTTACAGTATAATTATGTCAATGCATTTGGAAGGCCCTTGGCTTAGTACAACTGGCAAGAAGAAATCCAAACGAAAGTTTGCTTCTGCTGATCATGCTAAGAAAGCTCGTGAATTGGACGAGAGTTGGAAAGAATTGCTCAAACGGCAAGGACTCGAACTTGAGGAAAAGAAACGAAAACGGGCCATGAGTGCTGGTAATTTAAGTTCTACTGGTTATAGCTTGTCTATTCCGGAAGGTCGTAATACTACAGCCCATATTCCTAGTAGAGATTCAGGTGGTGGAAATGCAACACTTCCTCCTCCAAAAGTCTATACAGGAACTAAGGTTTTGGGTATTGCTACTATGCACAAGTCAAATGCTGTTCCGGTTTTTTCGGACGAACAAGCAGTTGATATTTCCAAAATGCGTCGATAATGGTTGACATTAGGTATTACCTATGTTATACTATATACACATTAACACACAGAGAGGTTTGATATGAAAAAGTTTTTAGTAATCCCACTAGTTGCTGTATTAACGGCTTGTGGCTCAATGAAGGCTGTTGAGGACCGCAAGACTTATGCGTCGCCTACTTGGTATTCGGATTGTGCTCAGGCAGGAACTGAAGGCTGGTTCTGGTGGTCTAAGGAATATGCGTATGCTTGCGGTGCAGGTGAAAGCGTATATGCACAGGCCGCTGAAGAACAGATGTATGCTATTGCAATGAACAACTTTGCCAAGCGTATTAACGGCAAAGTAAACTCAGAAACTGAAATTAAATTTGTAGATGACAAAAAGTCAACTCGTACAGTAATTTCGTATAAAGTTTCTGACACCGCAATTCGTGAACACCTTCAACACGAAGTAGGCCAATTTACAATGGGTGGGAAACATTACACCTTTGTACGTTTGAAAATGCCTAAGGCAACTTTTGATGCGTTAATTGCAGAAGCTAAGAGCAAGCAATGAACATCAAACTAGAACTTCGGAGTATGGCTATCGCCGTAGTACCTACCCTTGCTTTGGCATGTGTAATGGCGCTAACTGGCTGTAGTTCTGCTCCGAAGCAGACAGCTCGACAGTATTGTCATACTAGTCAAGAAGTTCGTGTTAAAAATGGGACCAATGTTTCTAGTGAAACCCTTGTTAAATGTAATGACGATCCAATTGAACAGATCGTTATTAAGAAAGCAGGTATTGCACAGAACTGCGGTGAATCAACAGATTGGATAAGGTTGCCAAATGGTAGAGAAATTCAAAATCGTAACTTGGTTTGTCAAAGGTTTGATGGTAAGTGGGAGCTTATTCCTGAGTACGCAGGCCGTTAAAGCAGATTACCTTCCGCATTCGGCAACTGGCTCTACTGCCGCAGTATATGACGCAGGTGGTGATCCTTTAGGTGGATTGATTAGATTTTGGTCTGGAAAACTTTCTTCCGGAGATCGAAATTTACATGTACGTACAATACTAATGGCATTAAACAACGCCGACAACGGCGAAGAAGCAGTCTGGTATAGCCGTACATCACCATCATACGGTAAGATTCGAATTGTTTATACGTATGATGCAGGTGCTGGATATTGTAGAGTGTTTCAGAGCCTAGTAAACAATGATGGGGATGTAAGACAGTATCAAGAAACGGCGTGTCTTCAACAGGGACAAAAAAGCTGGTCATTTTACAATAAATAGGACAGGGAGAACAATTTTATGATCATGGCGTACTTGGCCCTTGTATCGGGCCTTTTTATTTCGGCAGTAGCTATCTACTACAGTATTGTAGGTCTTGCCAGCGTGTTTGCGGCCGCCGTTATTCCGATCATGATCATGGGTACCGCCCTAGAAGTTGCTAAACTTGTAGCGGCTAGCTGGTTAAAACAAAATTGGAAGATTGCGCCTATTGCGCTAAAAACATATTTGGTAGTAGCAGTTGCCGTTTTGATGTTGATCACATCGATGGGTATTTTTGGTTATCTTTCAAAAGCACACTTAGATCAAAATATTACGTCAGGCGATGTTCAAAGCAAGATTGCCATCTACGACGAAAAAATCAAAACAGAAAGAGAGAATATAGATGCTAATCGCAAAATCCTCAAACAGCTTGATGAATCAGTGGACCAAATTATGGGTCGCAGTCAGGACGAAAAGGGCGCAGAAAAAGCCGTTGCCATTCGAAGAGCCCAGCAGAAAGAACGTAGTCGCATCGCTCAGGACATTGCAGACTCTCAGAAAAGAATCGCGAGCCTTAACGAAGAACGTGCGCCAATTGCGGCTGAAGTCCGCAAAGTCGAAGCGGAAGTTGGGCCTATAAAATATATTGCGGCTTTACTATACGGAGACAATCCAGATCAAAATATTTTAGATAAAGCAGTAACTTGGGTTATTATATTAATTGTTATCGTATTTGATCCTCTTGCAGTATCATTACTAATGGCCGCACAATTTAGTCTCGAACAAAGTAAACCTAAACCTAGGCTAACAGACGAAGACGGCCAATTAACATCAGACTTTTTTAAAGAGTTAACACCTCAAGAGGTTGTAGTTAAAAAACAAGAAAAAATTCCAGAACCTGTGATGCCTTTTTCTATGCATCCAGAAAACATAGATAATGAAGATGCTGATAACGATACAATAATTGTTAAAAATGCAGTCGAGCCTGCGTACCTTAACACAGAAAAATCTTTTTGGGAAAAACCCGAAGGGTGGGTTGATGTTCCTCCGCAAGTTTACAAGCCAGAAGAGCCTGTAACAGTTAAAGAGGTGGTCCCTGATGACGAACCCAAAAAAGAAATTATAATAATGAATCATGAGTATATTAGTATTGACGGACAGATGGTATTTTATAATTCGATGGGTGGCGGCGATCCTACAATTAAGAATGCTACAGACTTGGCTAATAAATTGTTAGCAACTGGCAAGTACTACATGATAACCCACACAGCCGATAGTGTAATACTAAGCGATGACAAAGGTATAACTACTACAGTATCTGTTGAAACAGCCCCTACTTATGTTCAAAATGAAGAACAAAAAGAAGGCGAAACACTTTGGCAAAAAATTAAAAATAATATTACTGAAGAAGAATATATTGAAAAAAGCAAACAAGCTAAAGAAAAGAAAGACTAAGCGTGAATAAAATTACTCTTATAACTCCACCGGATTTTTTTGAAAACTCAAACCCTGGCATATTACTAATCGGCCTTGACGAAGAACAGCAAGATCAAATAACCATATGTCTGCGAGACAATGACGTTGCTCCGCAACTAAATGTATATTATTATCAAGACGAAGATAACTTAGAATGGTTGTTTTATGCATTAGCTCGATCTGGAGCAACCTTTGTTAACGGAGATTGCGAAAACTTTACAGTACGGAATCTATTAAGTTACATTTTAAGTAGACCTAATGTTTATTGGACTACAACAGACGAAGATATCAAGAAGCTATATAGCTATATAAACGGACACTATGTAAATACTATTGAAGACTTTTTTAAAGGGCTAGTAGATGAGTAAAGAGAAACATAGCTGTAATTTCTGCGGCAAACCTAAAGAAGACGTTGAAAAACTTATTGTCGGAAACGATGTAGGAATTTGCAACGAGTGTGTAGATCTTTGTCAACGAATCCTTATTGACGAAAAAATAAAAGCGTTCCCTGATGGTGAAGAAAAAATTAGTCATTTCAATCCTGTAAGAATTAAGGATTATTTGGATCAATATGTTATTGGACAAGACGATGCTAAGATTGCATTAAGTGTTGCAGTTTGTCAACATTATAAACGTATTAATAATCCAAACGATAATATTAAATTAGAAAAATCTAATGTGCTTATGTTAGGTCCAACTGGTTGCGGCAAAACTATGATGGCCAAGAAGATTGCAGAATTTCTAGACTTGCCGTTTGCTATTGCAGATGCTACTGGTCTAACTGAAGCAGGATATGTTGGAGATGACGTTGAAAGTATTCTTACTCGATTAATTGCTGTCGCAGATGGTGACATTAAGAAAGCGCAACGTGGTATTGTCTATATTGATGAAATTGATAAAATTGCTCGTAAAGGCGAGAATATGTCAATTACCCGAGACGTATCGGGAGAAGGAGTTCAACAGGGCTTGCTAAAGATGATCGAAGGCACAATTATGCGGGTGCCGGGAGACAAGCGCAAGAACCCAAAGAGCGATATGACCGAGATTGATACTAGTGAAATATTGTTTATCTGTGGTGGTGCATTTGTGGGATTGGATAAAATTATTGACCGTCGTGTTAATGCCAATTCGATTGGATTTAACTCGAAAATTTCCAGTACCAACGAGACAGCAGTCTTTTACAAAGATGTAACTACTAAGGATCTTATTACATTCGGCCTGATACCCGAGTTTGTTGGAAGATTTGGTATTCTTACACACGTAAATGAATTAGATATTACTGATCTAATACAAATTCTTAAAGAACCAAAAAATAGTTTAATTAAACAATATCAATATATCTTTGAACTAGACGGTGTTAAATTAACATTTGAAGATAATGCGATCGAATCCATTGCTAAACAAGCCAAAGATCTTAAAACCAATGCACGGGGACTTAAAACTGCATTAGAAAAACTGCTAGTTCCCTATCAATTCCAAAGTATGGATTTAGTCGAGCGCGGTTTAACTGGGATTAGGATAAGTAAAAATACAGTTTTAGGTGGAACACCTAAAATGATTTTTGAAGAAAAGAATGCAGAGACAGCCAAATAGACCTGTAAAAGGATTACGGGTAGAAGTAGGGGATAATTTTAACTCCTCACTTAGAAAATTTAAAAAGAAAGTAGATGACAGCAATCTATTAATGGATGTGCTAAAACGTCAAAGCTACGAAAAACCCACCACCGTAAGAAAACGTAAAAAAGGAGCCGCAAGAGCTCGCTGGTTAAAACATTTACGTGATCAACAATTACCGCCAAAACTCTATTAATTTTTCAAATTTGATGCTATAATGTTTGTATAATCATATACAAAGGCATATTATGGCAAAGCATCTAATGGTAGATTTGGAAACAATGGCAGTTACACCTCGCACTACAGTTCTTACACTCGGAGCGGTAACCTTCAATCCATTTACTAATGAGATTTATGACGAGCTCTATTTGAAAATTGATTTAGATGATCAAGATAAGTTGGGTCGAGATATTGACCCTAATACATTAGATTGGTGGGCTAAACAAAATCCAGAAGTAATGGAAGAAGCATTTAGTTCAGACGGCCGTATTAGTTTTGAAGATGCTATAAGTGCATTTCACAAATTTGCTTGGGGTTGCGATAAATTCTGGAGTCACGGTGCAGTATTTGACTTAATGATTCTTGAAGATATGTATCGTCAAGTTAATAGAACTCCGCCTTGGGAATTCTGGCGCTGTCGCGATACACGCACATTGTTTGATCTGGCTGATCCTGAGATGGAAAAAAGCGCCGAACAACATAATGCGCTGTTCGACGCAATTCGTCAAGCTAAAGGTGTACAGACCGTTTATCGCAAACTAGGCAAAACTGCTTAGTCACAATCGCTTACGGCTAACTTTACAAATTTGTAAACGCCGTAAGCAATGCCTGCGATAAAGCCATAAAGAATAATATCTAAAATCATTTTAACCACCCAATTTTTTCGCCAGCGGCCTTTCTACGGTCGCTTTCTTCTTTTGTGCTAGGATAACGGCTTGCCCAAATTAATACTAGGGCAAAGAACACGCTCATACCTGCAACTGCTTTCCAGTTCTGTGTAGCAAACCACATAATTATTAAACTAGCATCCATACACAAGAACATGATCCATTTTACTTTGCTAGGATAAACACGGCCATCGGCCCAGTTCTTAATAAACGGACCAAATAGTTTATGATTAAGCATATAGTCATGGAATCGTTTCGAACTACGAGCAAAACAATATGCCGCAATTAAACTAGGCGTTGACCAAGGAATGCCCGGAACGATAACTCCGATGTATGCTACTCCTAAGAATAGTATACCTGCCGTAAACCACAAATACTTTTTAATTTTTGTAAACATCAAATGCCTCCTTTAGGCTTCGGGCAAGATAATCAATATCTGCCTCAGTGTGATTGGGCGTTGGTGTAAAGCGCAATCTTTCACTACCCCACGGAACAGTCGGGTAGTTGATAGGTTGTACGTACAATGCTTTTTCTTCTAATAGCCAATCTGAGATTGCCTTAGTTTTCTTAGCATCACGTACCATAACAGGGACAATATGTCCGTTCTCTGATAATGGGTTGATTTCTAATCCTGTAGCACGTAGGTGCTCTCTTGTATTATGCGCTACTTCAAATATTCTATTTCGAAGCTCGGGATGATCTTGAACGTACTTAACTGACGCTAAAGCGCCTGCACACAGCACAGGACTCATACTAGTTGAAAAGATAAAGCCGTCTGCGTAACTGCGAACCATATCAACTAAGTCTCGGCTTCCAGCAATGTATCCACCTTGTACGCCAAACGCTTTGGCCAGTGTACCTTGTATGATATCAACACCATCTACGCAGAATTGTTCTTCAGCAACTCCTGCACCACGAGCTCCGTACAGGCCAACAGCATGTACTTCGTCAACATAAACCATAGCACCATGCATACGAGCAATTTCACATACATCGCTGACTAATCCTCGATCACCGTCCATGGAGTAGACTCCTTCTAAGGCAATAATAGGCTGACAGTCAACCGGCAATCCTTGTAGTATTTCACGTAGGTGATCTAAATCATTGTGTCGCCAAACAGTACGATCTACTTTAGTGCTCTTGATGCCAACAATCATTGAGTTATGATTATGCTTGTCGCTAATGTAATGTACATTTGGTATCATACGACCTAAAACACTAAGAGTAGCCTGATTAGCAACGTAACCTGACGTAAACGTAAGCGCACTGGTCTTGTCGTGTAACTTGGCAAGTTCGTGTTCAAGTGCAACGTGATAGTGAGTTGTACCGCTAATGTTGCGAGTGCCACCGGCGCCGGCACCGGCAGTATCTAATGCGGTATGCATGGCATCAACTACTACTTTATGTTGACCCATACCTAAGTAATCATTTGAACACCAATTTGTAATATGTTTGATGTTGTATTTTCCGTACCAAATAGCTTTTGGAAAGTCTCCCCGCTGTCGCAGGATGTCTGTAAATACTCTGTAATTGCCTTCAGTTTTGAGTTTTTCTAAACTTTTGGCGATTGCATCTTGTGTTTTTGGCTTAATCATAGCAATATTTATGTGCTAATTTAATTGACAGGTTTACCATTTGAGTGTATAATAGTTGTTATATTATTCAGAAAGCTACTACTATGAAAATCGGATTAAGTTACAGCCGTTGTATTAGAGATATCGTAGACGGGGAAGTAGATATCAATGAAGTACTCGTTCTCATTACTCGCACAGATTTTGATCCCAACAATGATGAACAATGGGCAGGTATTTGGGAAGGGTACGGCGGCGGCCAAAATCTTGGAGGACTGTGGAGTAATCCAGAATGGGCAAACTATCCCCCGGAGGATGAGTCCAAGTTCCGCGACATCAGCATCGAATTGTATGATAGTGGTAAGATGCATCAGCCACGCAAGTTTGGCGCACATCCTATTCGACGTCCAGAAATTTGGTTAGAAGCTGTGTTGCCTAGTAGCGAACTGGAAAGTAATCCGGCCGCTAAGAAAGCGTGGGATAACTTCCAAGTTATTGCCGGGTTAACCAATGTAAATTTAGATAAGGATTATCAATGAAAATTAATTTAGTCAGCGACATGCATCTTAACTTTGCGGACATTGAATTGCCCGGTGGTGATGTTCTGATTATGGCTGGCGATATTATGGAAGCAGGTCATTTTCGTCGTGCAGATAACGCAAAGAAAGATACTTTCCTAGCAGATAGGTATCGTAGATTTCTTGCAGAAGAAATGCCTAAGTATCGTAAGGTGATTTACATTATGGGCAATCACGAACACTATAATAACAGTTATGATGATACCCCAGATCGCCTGCGTAGAGAACTGCCAGACAACGTTCACTTCCTTGAACAAGAATCGGTGCAAATTGATGACGTATGGTTCTTTGGAGCCACATTCTGGACGGACATGAACAAAGGCAATCCTACTAGTATGCAAGTTATCAAGCAAAGCATGAGTGATTTTAAAGTTATTAAATTTGGTCATGGCATCAAGATGGATTCGCTATATGGTGACAGCTACTATACTAATAGTTTCACTCCTGCTTATGCGGCTAGTGTGTTTAAAGATACTGTGGGCAAACTCCGGGTATTTTTAGATGAACACAAAGACGATAAAGTAGTTGTGGTTAGCCATCATGCTCCGACATCATTGAGCATTGACCCTATGTATAAAGACGACCATCATATGAATGGTGCTTACTACAGTGACCTAAGTGAATTGATCTTGGATAATCCTCAGATTAAAACTTGGGTACATGGCCATATGCATAATCAAAGTGATTATATGATCGGTGATACTCGTGTTGTTACTAACCCACGTGGTTATATGGGATACGAAACTATCGCCAATACGTTTGATCCAGGTTTTAGTTTCGAAGTATGAAAGTAGGCGGCATCAATCCAGCAATAGCTCACAAGATTGAGTTGCAGAAACTTGCCCAACAAGAAACTATTAAACAGCAACAGATCAAAGTGATCAAAGATAGACAACAAGAGCTAGCACGTATCAAGCCTCAGGATCTAAACAAGGGTAACAACATTGACGAGATGGTATAGGGATGAGGGTACGTTCATACGATTCAAAAACTGTTCGACTTTCTTGGGAGTCTAAAGACGACAACCGCACATGGGATAAAGCATGTATGTATGCTGTTGAGACCTTTGGGCTCCCCGGAGATAAGTTTGAGTGCCACTCAAACGAAGAATGGATGGACTTTCAATTCGTAGATGAGAAAGATGCTCTTATGTTTATGATGGCTGTTTCATAATATATGTCTAGCAAAATGAGTCAGTGGAGTGCTCAAGCTATCGATCGATTAATGGATGATTTGCTTAGTCAACCAATTACTGATTTGGTTCTTAGCGAAGGTAAAGTTTACGGTAATAGATATTATTGTATAGAGCCAGTCGGCGGTAACTGGCGAGTGCTAGAAGATTGGTGTATTCAGACCTGTGGGGAAACTACAGGTAGCATTTGGGCAGAGCAAGTAGATAAAAAAGCACCCCAGCCCGGAGAACGTTGGTATGCTAACAATCGCAAGTTTTGGTTTCGTGAAGAAAAAGACCGTACGATGTTTATAATGAAATGGAGTTAAATTGATTATATATTTAGATATGGATGATGTAGTAGCCGATTGGCATACTGCCGCACAAGAGTTTTTGCGTATGCGTTGGAACAAAGACAACGAACGCATACCCCAAGAGGATTGGGATAAGATTAAAATGAACGCTAGGTTCTATAGGCACCTACCATTAAAAGAAAATGCACACGATCTTGTACAATATTGTCGTGATGCTGTTAGTAATGGACAAGCTGACGGACTTGCGTTCTTATCTGCACTTCCACGCAATAATGATATGCAGTTTACGGCACAGGATAAAGTATGGTGGGCGCACGAACACTTTGAAGGAATTCCAGTGTTCCTCGGCCCATACAGTTACGACAAATGGAAGCATTGTAAGCCAGGCGATATTTTAATCGATGATCGTACTAGCAACTGTGACGAATGGACTCGTGCAGGCGGACTGTCACACATTTATAAAACATGGCAACCCTGTAAAGAATGGCTAGGAACAATCCTACATGATAGAAGTTGACCACGAATATTCTATCATAGAATTGGAAAGACTCACACCCGAGTTAATCTCTTGGTTGAATAAACAATTCGGTCCTCCTGGACCTCGATGGTGGATTAGTTATTATAAAATATACTTTAGAGATAGCAAAGATCATTTGATGTGTACCTTGAGATGGGCATGAGTATAGAAGAAGAAATTCTCAACAAAGCAGGCAACGAAATGGCCCGCGAAATTGACCGAGAAATTCTATGGGGTATGTTACAAGGGATAGGATGGACCCGTGTTATGCTTAATCGTCTACAAGATAATAACCACGCTATTGATATTACATATTGGTTAGAAGAAAACATTAAAAATCCATTTGAACGCAATGGCAGAGATTTTATTTTTGAAGATAAAAAGGATGCTGTCAATTTCATTTTACGATGGATGTAGTGATGCATAAGTAAGAAAGCGGCACTAGGTTGTGTCGCTTTTTTAAGGAGAAACGATGGACTTCATCACAAACGTCCTGTTAAAGGACATATCGTATCTATGGATGATATTCTTCATTATGATCACTGCTGGATTAGCAAAAGAGTACGCTCTATTTGCCCCAGCATTTGCCTATGTAAGAAACACATTCCGTAGCAACAGGTTCGTTGTAGTACTCTTAAGCGCAATTGGTGGAGTTCTGCCAATTGAAGGTCGAGTCACTGTGTCAGCAGGTCTGCTTGACACAGTTGCACCAAAAGACGGACCAGGCCGTGAGAAGTTAGGCATTGTTGATTATTTGAGTACGCACCACTATTATTTGTGGTCGCCACTCGAGAAAACAGTAATCCTACCCATCGCGGCATTTGGTCTAACTTATGGTGCATGGCTTGGCCTAATCGCACCACTGTTGGTTGTTAGTTTTGTATTCATCGCTTGGTACATTTGGTCACAAGTGCATGATGAAGAAATTACAATTACACCAGGAAACTTTAAACTATCGTCAGTCCTTCGCAATGTTTTACCGATGTTCGTAGCCATTGGCTTGTACATCTACGAAAGCAAATGGATGATTGGATGTTTTGGTTTCCTAACCCTATACTATATCATCATCAGCCAACAATGGAACATTAAGAAATTATTGGGCTATGTTCGCTGGGATGTATTAGCATGGGTTGGTGCAGTTATCGCCTTAGGCAACTACATGAAAACTTATGATGCCGCATGGCAAACTATGTTAAAGGCAAGTGTGCTTGATCCGCATACTTTCGTTGGCATGGTAGCTATTTCGGCTATCGGCTTTATTGCCAGCTTCCTAATGGGAAGTAGCGGCAAGTTTATTGCAATCGCTGTAATTATGTCTCAAGTCTTTGGACAAGAGTACTTCTTATGGTTCTTTGCATTAGACTTTGCTGGCTATCTCATTAGCCCTACGCATAAGTGTGTTATGATTGGTAACCGTTATTTCGGCACACCTATCAGCACATATTACAAAGCATTGGGCGGATGGGGAGCGTTATTACTTGCTACAGCAGGCACAATAACATTCTTAATCTAACTGGTAAAAACGATGGCTACTTCGGTAGCCATTTTTACGGTTGACTAATCAGTAATAATACTATATAATATAGACATGACTCATATGTCATTTTTAAAAGGAAATATAAAATATGAAAAAGCTATTTTTAGCATTTATGTTGGCAGTAGGATTTGCCACAGCACAAGCTCAAGTATCAGGCAATATGTCTCTTACCTCTGACTACAGATTCCGTGGGGTTAGCCAAACTCAAAACGCACCAGCAGTACAAGGTGGAATCGACTACGCTCACTCAAGCGGTTTATACGTCGGTAACTGGAACAGTTCCGTAAGTTCAGAACTCTACGGTAATGGTGCTGGCGTTGAATCAGATCTATATGCTGGCTACAAAAGCAAGTTCTTGGGATTTGATTTAGACGTTGGTTCAATGAACTACTTTTATCCACGTGCTACTAATGGTACTAGTACTAACTTTGACACTAACGAACTTTATGTTGCAGTTGGCAAAGGTCCAGTTACATTCAAAGCAAGTAATTCTTTGAGCAACTACTTCGGTACTACTAACAGTAAAAACTCACAATACTATCAAGTTGATTTAGTTCAGCCAATCGTTGGTAAATTGAGCGCCGTTGCTCACGCCGGCCGTACTGATGTTAACAACAACAGTGGCTTAAACTACACTGACTGGAACGTCGGTGCTGTTTACAATTTACAAGGTTGGGATATTGCTGGTAAGTATTACACAAACAGCAATCAAGGTAGCTCATTCAACGCTACAAATACCGTAAACGGTCAAAAGTTATACAAAGACACATTTGTTGTTTCTGTAAGCAAAGCATTCTAATTTTAGAATACTTTCAAGAATAGGGACCTACGGGTCCTTATTTTTTTAAATAATTGCAGAGGTGCTTATGAAAAAAGTTTTAATTTTAGGTGTTAACGGTTTTATTGGTCATCATTTGACTAAACGAATTTTAGAGACCACAGACTGGGAAGTCTATGGTATGGATATGTCTAGTGACAAACTAGGCGATATGGTAAATGACAAACGTGTTCACTTTGTTGAAGGCGACATTACTATTAACAAAGAGTGGGTTACCTATCATGTTAAAAAGTGTGATGTAATTCTACCCTTAGTTGCTGTGGCCACTCCTGCGACCTATGTACAAAATCCTCTTCGAGTTTTTGAACTAGACTTTGAAGCAAACTTGCCGATCATTAAAGATGCGGTCAAGTATAAGAAGCATTTGATTTGGCCAAGTACAAGCGAAGTATATGGTATGAGTAAAGATACTCCGTTTGACCCTTACGAGTCAGAATTGACCTACGGACCTATCAACAAGCAACGTTGGATCTATGCTTGTGCAAAACAAATGATGGATCGCGTCATTGCGGCCTATGGGCAAGAGCAAGGATTTAACTATACGCTATTCCGTCCGTTCAATTGGGTCGGACCTGGACTAGATAAGATCAGTACACAGAAGGAAGGTAGTCCCCGTGTTATTACACAGTTCCTTTCTAATATTGTATACGGTAAAAATTTAGAACTTGTAGATGGCGGAGAGCAGAGACGTTGCTTTACCTACATCGATGATGGCATTAGTGCGCTAATGAAAATTATAGAAAACAAGAATGGCATTGCTACGGGCAAGATCTACAACATTGGTAATCCAGTAGAAGACCACTCAATTTCCGCCCTTGCAGGAATGATGTTAGACTTGGCTAGAAAGTACCCTGCGTACTCAAATGCACACAAGGTTAATATTATTGGCACATTGAGTAGTGACTTCTACGGTAAGGGTTATCAAGACGTACAAAGCCGTGTTCCAAAGATCACTAACACCAGAGAAGAATTGGGCTGGACTCCTACAGTAACACTAGTAGACGCACTAGATAAGATTTTTGAATTCTATCAAGATCATGCCCGCGAGCTGTCGGATTTGACAGAGTAACTGATATCGTGTATAATAAATAAACATGTAGGAGATGCCAATTGGGTTTCCTACATTGGGCAAGTAGCCCAAAATATCTTGCTTATTAAAGGAGAAAATTATGAAAGCATATCGTATCGACACAAACGCTCTAGCGAATATCAACAGAGCACTCATTGGATTTGATCAACTGTTCGACAGTTTAGACGGCAGATTGGCCAATTCCGCAGGCAACAACTATCCCCCATTCAACATCCTTCAAACTAGTGAAAGCGAATATCAAATTGAAGTCGCTGTAGCAGGTTTTAAAAAGGACGAGATTGAGATCACTATCGATCAACATCAACTTACTGTAGAAGGTAAGAAAGCTGAAAAAGAACCACCAGAAGGACAGGTATATCACTACCGCGGTCTTGCCGCACGTGATTTCTATCGTGCGTGGACTCTTGAACAGTATGTTGAAGTACGTGGAGCCGAAATCAACGATGGTATCTTAACAATTAAACTCGAGCGTGTACTTCCAGAATCACTGAAGCCACGTAAGATTGAAATTGCTAATACTTTCGAAACTACACAAAAACCGAGGCTGTCAAAGGCCGCATAAAGTAAGGGAGGGGTGACCCTCCCTTTATTATCAACTATAAAACGGGCTACACAATGGCAGAAACTCTAACTAAAGAAACTACTAAACAAGATCTTGAAGTAGTACGTCCAAGCAAATATAAATGCATCGTTCTTAATGATGACAGAACTCCTATGGATTTTGTTATAGCTATGTTGATTCGTGTGTTCAAACACAATCACAGTTCTGCCGAAGCGTTGACTATGAAAATACACCATGAAGGTGCGGCCGTAGCAGGAATTTACAGCTATGAAATTGCCGAGCAGAAGACCGTAGAAGCAACAGAACTATCCCGTGAACACGGATTCCCTTTAGTCATTAAAGTCGAACCAGAGTAAAAGCCCACTATAAATATCCGTACAGGAGAATATAATGAGCTTAAAAGAAATTACCAAAGAAGTACATCAGGCCGCAGAGGATACTAAATTCATGCGTTCTGTTTTTAAAAAGCAGATGCCAGTTGATGTATGGAAAGACTTTACCTACAACAAAATGTTATGGTATGGTGCTATCGAAACTAAAGCCCGCTCCGAAGGGCTACTAGACGATCTACCAGATATCGATCGTGCATACAAACTATACCAAGACTACAAAGATCTTTGCGAAAATAGATTTGACGGCAAGTTTACTCCCGGCGCAATTGAATACCATCGTTACATTTTAGATCTCCCAAAAGGACAAGTACTGGCTCACTTATACACTTGGCATATGGGCGACTTATTTGGTGGTCAAATGATTAAGAAAATTTTGCCTCCACCCCATCGCAATTTAGAATTTAAAGATGGTGACGGACTTAAAGAAAAGATCCGTGCAAAATTAGATGACAGCTTGGGCGAAGAAGCATTAAAATCGTTCAACTGGGCAATTAGAATAATGAATGAATTCAATGACAGACTCCCTAACATCGATTGAAGCTTGGACGCAGATAGAAGAACTATCTGAACACTTTACTAACGTGTTTAACAACACAGGTGAGTTGATCAGCCAGGATGTTAGCGATTATGAATGGCACAATTCTCTTTGGTCTAGCTCACGATACCGTAGAGCACACGTTGAAATTGTAGACAAACGTGAAAGTCACGGGATGTATATCCTGCACACCACTGTGTTTCCGCACACTAATGACTCTAGTCCTATATTCGGGTTTGACGCTGTCTGCGGCCGCAATAAAATAACAGGAGCATTCCACGACTATAGTATTAGCGGAGATCCATTGAGTCCTATGTACTTGTGGTTTAAAGCCCAGGTTAATGATTTGGAGTGGAATAAACCACGAGAGCTACCAGAATGGGCTCGACAAATATTCAGCCCTGCAATGGTAGCGGCCGGCAATTTACGTAGCGAACTAGAAATACAGCAACTATGTGATCTTGCCAAAACAACTCTAGATTTTTACATAAAGAACGTAGGTATAGCACAACATAGCGGTTTTGACTTCCATCAAGCACAGAATCGCTATTGCCATTATCAAAAGCAGAACCCCCAAGTAGTTCGCAGTATGGTTGCTATGGGTATAGAAGAGGGTAAAATTAAGCGTTTTGTGCAGGAAGTTCTATTCCCGGAAATTGGTTAAATATTAGATTATGCGAGCACGTGAATTTATTATTGAATCAAAATTAGCCTTACTTGAAGGACTTATGAAATTACCAGATTGGTCGGGGCCAAGATCTGCCAAATACATAAATCCATTCTTAGACAATATAGAGGGGCAGATATACGCTTTTAATACAGGCTTTAGACCTGCAAATAAAAAGAAAGGAATAGTTTCTCACGCAGGAAAAAACTTCGAAGGAACAATAGTTGACCCACTCACAGTAAAAGCAAATATTAAAAGTGCAATGAAAACCGGAAACTTGTCCGGAATTGTATTCTCAGTTAATGTTGTAGACGAAGACACAAGCGAACCAACTGGCGAAGTAGTCCATAATGTAAGATTAACTAATATCTATAAAGATGAAAAAATTAAAGGCGAAATAAAACCTAATATGGGTAATGTAACAGAAGCCTTATTAGGTTGTGCTGTAGCCGCTAAGTTTGTTAAAGGTGGCGGAACTGTTACTGAAAAAGATCTTGCAGATATGGGTAGACAAATAGCTCAAAACGGCGGAGTGATACAAGCAAAAGCAGGTAAAGACACCCTAGAATTTAAAGTATCTATACCGTTTATGGATAAGAAAGCATTTTATGCTTGGCTAGGCGAAGGTCGTAAAACTCTACAAGATTATAAAGTTCCTCAAGAATCGATCGACCTAATAGAAAGAAGATCGAGAATTGCTGTTGAGTATGCTAATACGTCTGAACGTGTAGCAGGTGCTATACAGGCCGCACAAGATGATCCAAGAAACAACAAAGTAGATGTTATCAGTGACGGTGGCGAAAAAGAAAATCAAAGTACGACTAAGGTCGATCTTAGGATTTTAGTTGACGGACAACCTACAGCCAAACGTTTATTAAGCGTTAAAGCGGGAGATGTAGCGCAGTTTGGACAAGTTGTTGGTTCTAGCTTTGAACACGTTACTGAATTTTTTAGCTCATTTAATGTTCCATTATCCCCGTCTGTTAAAAAATACTTTTATGAGATTGCAAAAGGAGCTCGAGGATCAGCTGAAGAAAAAAAGCACAATTTTGATAACGGAATGCTTGCGGCCTACGAAGATGCGGGCAAGAAGTTAAAAGCAAAAGCAAGAACTGACCAGGCTGGATTAGTCGAAGACGTTTATCAGGGATTACTCCAACATCTTACTAGAAAAGAAGAAGGTGTTGAAATGGTTATCCTCGATCCAGATGATAAGAAGGCTTTTAGAGAATTAAGTTTTGGTTCAGAATTTGAAAAAGCAATGCGACAACTACAATTAGTTGTTGTTGAAAATATGGAAGGTAAGGCCCATATTATTTCCATTTACGGATATCCTATAGGAAGTATTGCTAAAAAGTTTGTTCCGGCAGGTAGAAAAGACGCCACTAACAAGTTAGTAGATTTAAAGTCTCAATTTAAAGATGGCACAGTTAGAAATATGACTGCAATGGGCGGATTACTAAAAGATATTTCTGATATTGCAAACTACATTGAAAAGATTGAAGATCAGTCTCAGCAACAAAAACAACCTGCGGCAAAAACTCCCGCGCCAGCACAAGGTGTTACTCCGGCCGGTACTAACCCATCAGTGCAAAAAGCACCAGTAGTACAAACAAAATCTGCTACTAAACCTCTTCCTAATGTAGGCAAGCCGATGGGCAGGAACCCAGCAGGCGCACCATTAACTGGGCAAACGCCTAGTTACACCAATCAATAAACACGTACTAAATCAGATCTAATACCTCCGTAAATACATTTGTATTACCGGAGGAGCGATCATGCGTATACTTGCCCTAACACTCGGGGTATTTCCACTATTATTAAATGCGGCACCTCTAGCCGACTATTCATTTAAAAGTCCAGCCTTTACTGGGTCTGGTTATAGTTCTCACGTCTTAACTATAGAAAATCAAGAGTACACAAGGCAAAAAGCAGTTCGTGATCAAATACAGGCCGCAGTAGATAAAGCCGCCGCAGATAAAGCAAACACCAATATGTCTAAGTTTTTAAGTAACTTAGAATCTCGTGTGTATGCACAGATAAGTCAAAATTTAGCATCTGCAATGTTTAAAACAAATGCAGATGGAACTACACCTACTTCAGGTAGTTTTGTTATGTCAAAAAATGCAGACGGAACTCCTATGACTTGGATGGAATGGTCAAAAGCAACATCAGGTGATAACATTACTATAACTGTTTATCAACCCGGGCAACCGCCAACGTCTATTACTGTTCCGATGTATCAATGGACATTTTAAGGCTAGGGCATGAAAAAGAATTTAATTGCATTATTGATAGCAACAATGATCAGTGGCTGTGCTGTAATACAAAGCACTGGCCTAAATGAGACCGACCCTACTGTAACCGGGCAACGTGAAAATATTAAGAAAGAATTTGATAGTATGCCTGCACCTGCCGCAGGTAAACCTATTAGCGTGGCAGTATATAGTTTCCAAGACAAGACTGGACAGCGCCGTCCACAAGCCAACGTAGCAAGTTTAAGTACTGCCGTTACGCAAGGTGCTGAAACATTCTTAATCAAAGCTCTAAGCGATGTAGGGCAAGGACGCTGGTTTGAAGTTGTTGAACGTGTAGGTATTGATAACTTAACTAAAGAAAGATTAATTATTCGTCAGATGCGTGAAGCCTATGAGGGCAACAATGCCAAACCACTAATGCCAATGCAGTTCGCCGGAATGATTATTGAAGGCGGTATTGTAGGTTATGACACAAGTACAACCAGCGGTGGTGCTGGTATGCGTATATTTGGTATTGGTAAACAGACACAGTGGAGTTCAGACACCGTAACAGTAAGTTTACGAGCAGTTAGTGTAAACACAGGTAAGGTGCTAATAACCGTTACAGTACAAAAAACAATTTTAAGTACTGGCGATAGCGTAACAGCATTAAAATTCTTTGATAATGCTACACAATCATTTGAAGCAGAAGCCGGCTTAACTATTAACGAGCCCGGCACATACGCAGTCAAAGCCGCAACAGAAATGGCAGTAGTTGAATTGATTAAAGAGGGACAGCGCAAAGGAGTATGGGATTACAAACCAGAAGTCAAAGAACCTCCAGCAATGTCGTTTATCCCAACACAACCAGTTGCTCCTGTTATAAGTTCTGAAATAAAGAAACAGGAGGAGAAGAAAGATGTCGTGGTTCAACCGCAAGCCGTCACCGAAACCAAGCCCGAGGCCGTACCCAGTACCTCCTCAGAAGTAAAGATAGAAAAGAAAGTAGAAAAAGACATTAAGCCAAATGAAAGCAAAATGGCACAAGATACTGCAAGGCCGTTATTTGGTGAGAAGAAACTAAAAGAGGGATCGTATTTGTACGCAAGTGAAAACGAAGCGGGTACGAAGAAATGGTGGTTTCCCAAAGGTAGTATAGTAAGTGTAAGACAACCAGGAACAGAAGGTTGGTGGAGAGTAAACATAGCAGACGGAACTGACCGTGGTGGTTGGATTCGAGCTGATAAGTTAGAGTAAGGTGTTGTAATTTTTACATGTTAATTTTTTTACATGTTGTAAAAATAACAGCATAGTATTATTGAGAGGCAAAGGTGTTTAAATAAAATAGCAGTACAATATATGGTCATTGACCAAGGAGCTGAGTTAGGGTAGAACTAAGCGTTTGTAAACAATTACAAACAAGGTGTTGCAACCTAATTCTGTAATAAGATGGAACAAAGAATCAAAGGCGCTGGTAAGTTGTCGAGAAAATTACTTACAATTCTAATGATGGCTGGGATGCTATCATCGGGCTCACTGTTAGCGGCTGACAATAGCATTTACATTGATCAGGCAGGTGATTTTACAAACGTTACAATTAATCAGGACGGGGCCGGTAACCAAGTTAAAGGGTTATCTTCGTCTGTTTCAATTAACAGTCCAACGGACCCTGCTCTTATTAGAGGTGATGGTGTTAATGTTAATATCAATCAAACTGGTAGTAACAACAAAATGGGGTTAGGAATTGATGCTACTATGGGTACTAGCAAGAGTGTTGATTTAACTTATAGTACCGTTAATAGTGGTAACATAAGTGGAAGCAATAACTTGGCAACATTCCAATTAGGTACTAGTAATTCAAGAGCTAGTGATACTATTGTTAGTGTTACGCAGTTGAACGGTAGCAATACTGCTAATGTTAGTATGGTAGGCAGTGATAATCAATTAACTGCTACACAAAGTGGTGGCGGCGCTACATTAATTTCAACAGTTGATGCTACTGGAACAAGACAAGATATTACGACATCCGGTGGTACAGCTAACAGCGTAACTACTAACTTAACAGGTGACAACGGAAATGTTTATGTAAAATTAGAAGGTGCAACAAATACTGTTGACATTGCTCAGAGTGGTTCAGGCGGATCAACAGGCCATCAAGCATGGATGGATGTTAATGGTACTGGAAACACTATTACACTAAGTCAAACAGGTTCTGCAAATGCTAACGTGTTTAATTTGAAATTAGGTAGTTCGGGTAATGCGTCTAATACTAACACATATAGTATAACACAAAAACAGTAACATGATAGACTTGCGTACACTACAGCACATGTACCAGGCATGGATGCAGGGCAATCCAGACTACCTCCGTGACTGGTGCTCGTTTGTAGAATTTGCGGCCAAACAGTATGGTACAACGGGCGACAATATCATGAGAGAATTGCAAAAATATACCTGGTTCGAAAAAGGTGAAGAATGAAAACATGGATAGTCGTACTATGCTCGCTGTTGCTAAGTACCTCGTTGAGTCGCGCCGCAGTCGGAACAGTAACCGAGCAGGTCAACACACCGGCCAGCATCCAGCGGGACAAACAAACACTAACGGGCGCCAAGGGCACAGGAGTGGAGATGAACGACTCGATCAGAACGCAGTCGGGAAAATTAGGAATAACTTTCCAAGATGATACAAAAGTTCAAGTTAACGAAAATAGTAAACTTGTAATTGACGATTTTGTCTACGATCCAAAAAGTAAAAGCGGTAAACTAAGTGCTAAGATGGCATTAGGTACTGTTCGTTATGCTAGTGGACAGATTGCCAAGAACAGCCCACAGAACGTAGCACTTAATACCCCAACAGCAACTATCTCTGTACGTGGCACAGACTTCACAGCCTCAGTAGACGAACTCGGACAGTCAACAGTTATATTGTTGCCCAGCTGTCCCACAAATAGAACTACACGATCAATTAAAGACATTGAGTCAAGTTGTCATACAGGAGAGATCAGCGTAGAAACAGATGCTGGAATGGTTATCCTAAATCAACCATTTCAAGCAACTAAAGTAAACAGTCGTAGCTCTCCTCCTAGTAAACCTGTAACATTAAACCTTAGCGAAAATGCTATTGAAAGTTTATTAATATCAACTCCTGATGAAATGAAAAAAGACAATAACAAAGACCAACGTAGAGATATGCGTGGTCCGTTGGATGTTGATTTCCTAAAAGAGCAAGGACTTACTAATGCGCTAGATGATAGTGCTCGTCAATTCTTCCAAGACAAACTTAGTCGTAATTTTTTAGATAATAATTTTCTAGCCAATATGTTTGACATGGTTGGTAATGCCCTTAATGAAAAATTGCTAGAAGAAGTTGACAGTATGTTGCCTGACTATAAAAAAGCCAGTGGCATCATTGTTACCAAGGACGATCCGACAGTTACACTATGTCGTGATAACGGTGCTGATCGTATGTGTATAACAACACCTCAAACTCAAAATTCAACATTATATATGACACAAAATAATATTGAATTTAAGAACCGTGTTAATCAAGGTAACAATACCATAATATCATTAACACAAAAATAATGAAACGTTCTATCCTGCTTTTCTTCATACTGTGTATGTTATGCATTACTGCATACAGTCAAGCATCTGGCTTGGCTGATTTAAAGTTTGGACAAGCACAAATAGCAGATAGCCAATGGAATGTGCAGGCGTGTACACAAACAGCAACTTGCCAAATCTATAGTAAAAATCCTGGAACCGCATATATGATTCCTTGGTATAACGGACAGCTAACCTGGGGTGCTGGAGACTATGTTAAATTTGTAGCAACTGGGGATTCTACTAATCCGTGGAACGCAATTCAATATACTGCTAACGGAACACAAAAGGCAGTTATGGGTACTGGACATATTATCAATATGGGTGCAGACTATTTCTTCTTCGTTGGAAATGATAACGACACTGGACAGTTGTTTAGTATGACTCAGGGGTTTTCTAACACCAACGGTGTATCGTGGACTGGCACATTGAACCCAACAGTGGCACAAGTCAACGCATACGCAACCAACGGAAGCACAACTCCATTAGCCGCAGGCCAAACAGCACAACCTGCAACGCCACCGCCTCCTCAATATCCGACTTATGTTACTATCGGTGGCGGTACAGCCGGTACTATGACATTTACCGAAACAACTACAATAACTACCTCTCAACAAAATAAAGTAACTGCTTGGGCAAATAAAACAGTTGCAGATGGCAATAAAATTTACATTGATCAAGTTAGTGGTAATAACAATACTGTGACCATAAATCAGACCGGAGGTAAAAACCTTATTGGTGGTAACGGAACTCAGTACGCTACAATACAAGGTAGCTCTAACAGCATTACGTTAAATCAAGGTGTAAGCGGAATAGGTCAAAATGAAGTTAATTTTAATGTAGTTGGGGATAGTAATACACTTAATATTAACCAAGCACGGACAACACAGGGCTCTGCTTCAGGCGGGAACGGACACTATCAAAATGTAGATATCAACGGATCTAATAATACATTAACTACACAGCAAAGCAACACAGGCGGAGTTGGTGGACACTACATAGAAACCACTATAAATGGTAATCAAAATAGTGTTACAGCCCGACAGACAGATAACGGTAATAAAATAATGTTTAATAGTATTGCAGGCAACAACAATACTGTCGAAGCCATACAAAAAGGTACAGGTCAACATTACTTAGAAAACAAATTAACTGGCAATAGCAATAGCATTAGTGCTGTACAGGAAGGCTCGTTAGCTAACCGAGCTACGTTAGACTTAACAAATGCTGGAGGGCCAGCAAGTGTTATTCTACAACAAAACGGTGGACAAAATGTAAGTGTTACTACATCATGTGCCACAGCAGGCGGGTGTGCCCCTATCACAATAAGACAAGGATATTAATATGTATTCAACCCAACAACAAATAGAATATGAACGCCAAAGAACTAAAGAACGTGAAGCAGAACAACGAGCCAAACTTATACAAGGAATGATCCTGGCACCTGTACTGATGTTGGGGTGGTTTCCGATATTATGGGTTTTATCTAAATTTTTGAGATAAATAAAGTACGGGCACAAGATAAGGTGTCGTGGGAATCCGTAATCCACAGTGGAACGCAAGTTCCATTTTTTATGACTAAATATTTGTCAGGAGGACACAACCATGAAACAGCAAAAGCTATTAGCTAAACTGTACAGGGCTTGCGTCGACCATGATACAGAAACGGTTTCCGAACTGCGTAAAAAAGAGTTCGCTAAGATACTGAAACACAAGGCCGAAGGCAAACCATTTACACGTAAATGGACCTTGGTACAGATTTAATACAACTGTAACATTACACACACCATGCTACGATAAATACTGCTATGCAGAAAACTTATCGTAGCATTTTTATTTCTGATGTACACTTAGGCACACGAGATTGTCAAGCAGACAAGCTCAACAACTTCCTCAAACACAACACATGCGATACACTTTATCTTGTTGGTGATATCATTGACGCATGGAAGATACAACAAAACAAATGGCGTTGGAAACAAAGTCATACCAATGTAGTTCGACGTGTACTTGGTCATGCCAAACGTGGAACTCGTGTGGTATTCATAGCAGGTAATCACGATGAGTTTTTAAGACCAATGATACCATATGGTTTCTCATTTGGCCTTATTGAAATACAAAATCAAACAGAACATATAGGTGCAGATGGCAAACACTATTTGGTTACACATGGTGATCTATTTGACGGTATTACTCGTCTTGCTCCTTGGCTTGCATTTCTTGGTGATAAGTTATATGACCTAGTATTAGACTGGAACAGCAAGTTCAATTGGGTGCGTCATAAATTAGGCTTTGGATACTGGAGCCTTAGTAAATATCTCAAGCATAGAGTCAAGAAGGCCAGTGACTTTATGTTTCAATTTGAAAAGAATCTAGCAGGCTATTGCAAGAAGCGTGGATACGATGGTGTTATATGTGGACACATACATCACGCAGAGATCAAAGATATCAATGGCATCACATACATGAATGACGGGGACTGGGTCGAATCATGCACAGCCTTAGTTGAGCACCATGACGGCCGCTGGGAGATAATTACATGGACAAAGGAGAAAGATGATGTGGTTTAATATTTTTAATCCGTTTGCTTGGTTCAGTATGTTTACCCCACCTGCTCAGCCTGGTGTAGTAGCACCCGTAGACGAAGAAGATCTACCCGAAGACTTTGACGACTTAGTTGAAGACGAAGAAGATACAACTGAGTAAATCTATAATGAAACAAGTATGGATCTTGCATTATGCTTCAGGTATTGATGCATACGAAAATCAACAGCTATTGAAATGTTTAGAAAAGAATGGCATGCAAGGTCGTGTTCTTGAACCTAAATATTTTGATATTATTGTGAGTCGTAGCAGTTCTAAAAGCATACGTTACAAAGGTGAAAAGATTGAACTACCAGATCTAGTGCTAAGTAGGACAGGTGCTGGTACTAACTATTTCACACGTTCAGTAATGCGACAAATTGAAAAATTTGGTATTCCTGTATACAACGACGCCGACAGTATAAGTCGTGTGTCCGACAAGTTATTGACTAGTCAATTATTAGTTAAAGAAAATTTGCCCATTCCAAAAACCATATTGGTTAACGGAGATGTCGATGTTGAGCTGATTGAAAAAGAAATTGGGTTTCCTTGTGTGGTCAAGGCCACTAGCGGTAGCAAGGGCAAAACTGTGCATTTGTGTCAAACCAAAAAAGACTTTATCAGCCTAATGAGTTTGTTATCTAGTATCAGTTTAAAGAAAACCATGATCATACAGGAGTTTGTGGATGCGCAACCTGGTACGGATCTCCGTGTATGGGTTATTGGAGGCAAGACAGTAGTGGCTATGAAACGTATTGGTACTGAAGGCGACTTTCGTGCCAACATCAGTCAAGGCGGCACTGCTGAACTATTTGAAGTTACAGACGAAGTGGATTATTTGGCACGTGAAACTGCCCGTGTGCTGGGCCTGCAAATAGCAGGTGTAGATCTACTATTTGACAAGGACGGCTACAAGATCTGTGAAGCCAATTCAAGCCCGGGCTTTGAAGGCATGGATCAGTACTGCGGTCAGGACATGGCTCAGCGTATTGTAGATTTTATAAAACTAAAGACTCAATGACAAAAACGATTTTAATTATTACAGATAACTTACCGGAGCAGATCAATGGCGTTGTCACAACTTACAAAAATATCGAGGCTTGTGCGATTCTGGATGGTTATCGCGTTGTTTACATTACTCCCGGGGACTTCCGCTACTTTGATTGTCCTGGCTACAACGAAGTCAAGATTGCCTATCCGAGGGCGATGGGCAAGAAGATTGAGGAGATCAGTCCGGATTATATCCATATCGCCACAGAGGGTCCTATTGGTCTGTCTGCTAGAAAATATCTTTCAAAACATAATCTTCGGTACAATACTGCTTATCATACTAAGTTCCCTGAAGGACTTAGAGCCTTATTTGGTATCCCTGAAGCTCTTACTTGGCCTTTAGTACGTTGGTTCCATAAGCACAGTGGCAAGGTATTGACCACTACTGATACTATGGTAAAGGAGTTACGTGATCATGGATTTGATGGCGATGTTATACCCTGGACTAGGGGAGTGGATCGTAGCATATTTTCTCCTGCCTTAAGAGACAGAGACAACGATATGAAAGTACTTGTATGTGTTAGTCGTGTAAGTAAAGAGAAAAACTTAGAAGATTTCTTTAAACTTGAATATCCTAAGAGTCGTAAGATTATGGTAGGTGATGGCCCTATGCGTGAACAATACGAAAAAGACTATCCTGATGTAGAATTTGTGGGATTTAAAACTGGGGTAGAACTAGCAGAATATTATGCCAACGCCGATGTATTTGTATTTCCGTCACGTTGGGAAACATTTGGCATTGTGATGATCGAAGCTATGGCCTGCGGTACACCTGTTGCGGCTTACCCATGCCAGGGGCCGGAAGATGTAGTAGAGCCGGGTGTAACAGGATTCTTAGAAGAAGATCTTGCAACGGCTGTGCATCGGTGTATTGGACTAAACAGAGATCGGGTACTAGAAGGTAGTCAACGTTGGTCTTGGACCCGGGCTTGGAAAATATTTAGAGATAATTTAATAGAAATGAAACCGACTACAATTACTCGCAAAAACATTTAAGGCATTTAGTATACCAAAATATCCTGGAGATGCTGGGTCTAGTATAGGTGCGGCCTACTACATAAGCCAGCTAAATATTTCATGCTTAAAAAACTTCTATTAAGCCCATGGACTGCACTACTAACCCTTGCGTTAGTACTGGGCATACGCATTGCAGACCCTACATTTGTTGAAAGCGTAAGACTACGCTACTTTGACACACTGATCATTAACAAAGCTCCAACATTTAACAACATTGTCACAGTTAACATTGACGAAGCTAGTTTAGACAAATACGGCCAATGGCCACTACCGAGGGTTAACTATGCTGAAATTATTGAAGACCTTTATCATCGCAATGCTGGCCTTGTTGTGCTCAATGTGCTTATGGCTGAGCGCGATCGTACTGGTGGGGATCGCGATCTGGCCACCGCTCTTAAACATTATCCAGTCGTACTAGGATCAGTACCTAGTAACAAAACAAAAAATACTCCGCGTGTACCAGGTAGTGCTGTACTAGGTCCAGAGTGGTTAGATCAAATAGTACAGTATCCGGGACTTATTGCTAACATACCAAGTTTAGAAAATACTGCGGCAGGTGTTGGCATTGTAAACACACTCCCAGAGATTGATGGTGTTAATCGCCGTATGCCTTTAATCGTATCAGTTGATGGCAAACTATATCCGGCGATGAGTTTAGAAACTCTACGTGTTGCCGCAGGCGACACAACCTTCCAAGTTAAACTATTCGAAGGCGGAGTTGAAAAAATGCGTATACCTAAGTTTGGTCCTGTTACTACAGACAACCTAGGTCGTGTGTGGATTGACTGGAGTCAACAGAATCGCAGTTTTAGTTTAACTAACTTACCAAAAGATTTAGAAGGTGCTATTGTTATAGTAGGACCTACAGCCGCAGGTATCGGTAACCCATTACCAACAAGCAAAGGCGCAATATGGCCTCATGATGTACAAGCCGCTGTTATAGGCACCATGATGAACGGAGTTGTTATACAACGTCCTGATTGGGCAGATGGCGCAGAAATTATAGCCCTAGCAGTATTGGGCATAGCTTTACTCTTTTTAACAAGGTGGACTTATGTTGGACTTGCTAGTGGCGTTATCGCTCTTGGTGTTTTGTATCCTTTATCTCAGTATGTTTACACGCATGATCTTTGGCTTGTTGACATTACTGCCATTGCTGTGGGTACTACTCTTATTCTGCTTCATGCTTACGGTGTTAAGTTTGTAAGCGAGTTCTTACAGAAGCAGGCAATTAAGAAACAGTTTGCTGGCTACTGTAGTAAGGAAGTTGTAGAGTTACTACAAAAAGATCCAGACTTAATCAAGCGTGGTGTACGTAAAGACGTATCAGTTATGTTTAGTGACTTGCGTGGTTTTACACCAATTGGTGAACACTATGGTGATGATGTTGCTGGACTTGGCAAGTACATGAACGGTTACATGGATGCTATTAGCCAACCAATGTTAGACAACAAAGGTATGGTTATCAAGTATGTAGGCGATGCAAGTATGCATATACACGGTGCCCCTATTGAAGATCCTAATCATGCTTGTACTATCGTTAAAGTGGGACTAGAGATGTTGGACAAAGTAGACGAGTACACTAAGCTAATGGAAGCACAAGGTTTACCACCAGCCGCAATGGGTTGGGGTTGTAACTCGGGTATCGGCTTTATTGGTGAAATGGGTTCAACAGAACGACACAGCTATGACATCTTAGGCGATATGGTTAGTACTGCGGCACGACTAGAAGCACGTTGTAAGGCTTATGGTGTGTTATGTATCATCGGTGCTGAAACTTACAATCGTACTAAAGACGACTTCTTCTATCTAATGTTAGACAACTTACAACCAAAAGGTAAGACAGTAGCAGATTTGATCTACACAGCACTACGCACACGCGGTGTTGATTATAGTAAAGACAAAGAGCATCACGAAGCGATGCATGCCTTGTACAAACAGAAAAAGTTTGACGAAGCCGCGGCAATGTGTAAAAAACTAAAAGGCAACTTTGGCGGACAAATGGACAAGTACTATAAAATGTGGATTGAACGTTGCGACTTTATGAAACAACAAGATCTAGGCGACAATTGGAACGGCGAGTTTGTCGCACATGAGAAATAATTAAGTTCTAAGTTTTGCCAGTCTTAAAAATTCAAACACTTTAAACCACATCCAACCAATATCAAACTCAAACCAACGACGGCTTAGTTTAGGATTAGCAGGGTCCAAGTGGTGGTTGTTGTGTAGTTCTTCTCCACCAATTAAGATACCCCAAGGACTTACATTGTGTGAGTGATCTTTAGTTTCGCCATTGCGATAACCCCACCAGTGTCCAATTCCGTTAATAAATCCTGCGGCCCAGAACGGTATCCATATCATCTGAAACCCCCACACTATAAATCCCCATGGCCCAAATAACAATAGGTCTATAACTAGCATTACAAGAATTCCAAGACGATGGTGGGGTGTATATAGTTTGCGTTCGATCCAGTCTTTAGGAGTTCCTGCTCCGTATTTCATAACCATGTGTGCATCTTTGCCAGCAAGATTATAGAACTTAACCCCACCAAATACTAATTGCCAAATACCAAATACGTGCGGGCTATGTGGATCACCTTCTACATCTGTGTTTTGATGATGTTTGCGATGAATTGCTACCCATTGCTTAGTAGTCATGCCAGTGGTTAACCATAACCAAAAGCGCATAAAATGACTTAGTATAGGGTGAAACTCTATTCCCCTATGTGCTTGACAACGATGTAGGTAAAGTGTTACACTGATTATAGTAATATGTGTAAGTATAAGGGTTATTACCAGGCCCTGTAGGAAAGTGATAGTAAACATAGTCTAGTACTTAGCTTAAATAGTACATGTTCAAAGTAATTATATTAATATTTGCCCTATTTGTTAACACGGCAACAGCTAAAGATATAACAGCAACAAGTTGGTTAGTGGCTGATTATAAAGGTAAAATAATCGATGGCGAAAATTATCAAGAAATTCGTCCTATCGCTAGTGTTACTAAACTAATGACTGCAATGGTTGTATTAGATGTTGGACAAAGTTTAGATGAAAAGATCGGAATATACACTAGACGAGATCTAGTACAGTTAATGATCACCCATTCAGATAACAAGGCCGCTAATACCCTATGTGAAAAATATCCAGGTGGCAAACTAGATTGTGTTAGAGCAATGAATCACAAAGCACACATGCTAGGCCTAAGGAATACACAGTATCATGAACCGACAGGGTTAAGTGTGTTTAATGTAAGCACCGCAACTGATCTGATTGATATTGTTCTTGAAGCAAGCAAATATCCTGAAATTGTTGCCGCAAGTAAATCAACAACTACTGTACAAAATAAGAAAAGATTAGTATCAGTTAATAATACTAATCCCATTACTCGTAAACGCAATGATATTATTGTAAGCAAGACAGGCTGGATACGGGCCAGCGGAGGGTGTCTTGTTATGTTAGTTGATACTGATGTAGGTCGACGTATTATTATTGTTCTAAACAGTAAAACAATTAAGACTCGTATTCCTGATGCGGAATACTTGTTGGCTAGGTATTAACTACTTCCGCCTGCGGCTTCTTTCTTGTCGCTAGGATCAACTTTTTTAGCGATACTATCAGCTTCGTCCATAGCATCGTGGAACTTCTTGTTAGCCTGCGCTTCAACTACGGCTGTTTCCATAACACGATCACTTTCGATCATCTTGCCACGGATGGTCAACACAGTATTAACTTTCTGATTTAGACGAATTAAATCGTTGTCCAACATACGGATACGATCAATAAGAGCAATAAGAACTGAGTTGGCTTCTGAGATTACAGGCTTAACTTCTTTTGTTGCCCATTCCCAAACGTATTTGATAATGAAGCCCATTCCCACTGCCATGACGATGGGAAAGCCATATTTGTTTACTAATTCTACGACATCCATATATTACTCCTTATCTTACCCAATACCAAATTGCACCCGGACGAGCACCGTCTTCGATAGTGCTTAACCACGGAGCAGGATTCCACCCACCACCAGTGATTAATGTACCCCACCAACCACCGCGGAAACCGTCTGTAGTTAACCAACCGTAGTTGATACCAATACCAACCCAGGGCATACGTGCCTCCATAGCGTTGTCATCGTAGTTCCATGTGTTGCCATTATACCCCCAACGTGCTAGTTCTGTAATGTTCTTGCGCCAGCCTGGTGTACCTAACTGTGCATCACCCAAGTCACCATCTTCAAGAGTCTGTACAAATGAGTATGGTTCATTAGCAGTCCACGCACCACCTAGTGATCCGTGTTCGCGAGCTGTGATCATAAAATCAAATCCTGACTCTGCACTTTTAATTTTATCAGCCCAACTTAGGATGCTGTAGTTATAGTCAGTTGACTGTACATCATAACCTACTAGTTGTGTAGGAGCCGTTGTTTCATTGTGTAAAAACACTTGATTAGTTTGCCATTCGCAAGCTGAATTTTGTACTATCAATGTCCAGCCTCCGCCTAAGGTAGTCATGTCGCAATAGACTTGGAATGGCTCACCGTTGTTAATTGTGTCATTCTGTATCCAATATACTCCATCCTCACTATCTGGATAGTCTTGTTTGATCTGCCAAGCACTGGTGCTATATTCATCTATAGTTTTGCCAGTATGAACGCCCAGGGCTTTGTTACGTGCTGTTCTTTCTGCTCGTTCACGTGCTAGGATAGCCTGCTCGTCAATTTTCATTGCCGCAACTAATGCTAACCGATCAGCATCACTTAATGTTTCATAATATTTTAATATAGTTTCTGTATTGAACACAGGTTCTTCCCCTTCTTCGTTGCTACGATAATCTATCAACGGCATAAACACACATTGTCCGCCATCATGGATTGGCGCCCATTGGTCTGTAAATTCTTTTCCATTCCAAATGTATATTGGCATTCTTAAACCTTAACCTACTATGAATCCAAGGAAGAATCCCACAACCAATGCTATGCTAACAAAAAGTGCAAGATCCTTATCGCGCCAAATGGCGGCATCCTTTAAAGATTCTTTTGTATGTGCTGGTAAACTATCGTACCATCCGTCCCATTTATGCATTTGAATTTACCTTATATCCTCTAATAAACTGCTCTAACGGATCTAACTTAACTAACATAGTCTGTCCGTCAACGTTAGTAACTTTAAAACAATCTCCGTGTTTCCACCCTAACTTGTCTATGTTTAATTCTTTATCTAATAGGATTCTATTGGGCTCTAAGTCCCAATCGTAATCGTAGTATTTCATTTTAACAATTCACTCAATCTATCTGCGGCCTTACGTATATCTTCGCTTAATTGCCCCACTCCAATTTCTTTCTCAACTGCACGAGCAATATCATGCAATTGAATAATCTTGTCTTTTAGTTCCATTAGTCTCTCCTAGCATCGTTCTTGCCGTCTGCTCGCGCAATACGGTCAACGTCCGGTCTAAGTCCTAGAGCGTTACTTACAATAGTATCAATACGGACAACATCGTGATTCATTGTTTTAACACGATTGTCTAATGCAATGATAATGCCCTTCATTCCGTTAATGGAACCGAGTACGCCCTGTAGTAGTAGTTTGATTGTTAGGTATACAAAGTAACCACCGGCTAGTGCGGCCGCGACTGGCATACCAAGATCACCAATAATCTTAAAAATTTCGCCCATATAAACACCCCTGTTATGGAGTATTTACTGGGCAGTTAATTCTTTTAAACTTGGTGTTTAATTGTATTTTTTAAGAGCTTCTTTAAGCCCAATACGAGGATACTCGTATTCTTGCCAACGATTCCATGCACCTGTATAATGATTAGTGCCTTGCTTGTTGACTGCTACTTCCCTGTTAACGTTGTTAACTTCACAGAAGTATTTTACTAATTCACCCATATAATGTTTTTCAGGGTAGACTAGATTAATATCTTTGTGTTTTAAATTTCCTGCTAATGCTAGATCAAACATCGGTAAGGTATCATTTAAGTAGACAAAGTCAAACTGCCGATCTTCGTCTATAGTAAAAGCACCTGTTCCGCTTTTTAACTTTTTAAAGAAACGTATGTCTGACTCATCCTCATGAAACATCCCAAACAACCGTAAGTTTACCCAATTGTCTGTGCTTCTTACAATACGGCTAGCAAGGTTCTTGCCTAGTCCGTAGCTGGCTTTGGGCAACACCGATTCAATAGTTGCTTCGCTAACTAAATTATTTGGACGAAAGTGATCAAACTCGTATCCACTAGCTACGTTAATCAATCGATTAAACTTGCCCTTGTTTCTATACAAGTTACTGATCATGTTAACGATCTCACCTGAGATGGCATTATCCTGTCCGACCATGTTAGTACGGCCTGCAACAGCACAATGAACTACTGCATCTATACTCTGTTCATTAAAAAACTTATCTACTTGTTGAAAGTTAGCTAGATCAAGTTCTTGACGTATAGGATGTACAACCTCGTGTCCTTGAGACTTAAAGTAAGTTACTAGTTTGCTACCAATAAATCCGGCACTCCCGGTAACAAATACCTTCATCTAACCACCATTTGCATAAAATGAGGAATCATCTGCATACGTAATTGCATAGGTGTACCGGGCCAATGTAATAGGAAATCGCCCGGTTGCCACTGTCCGTCATAGCCGAGATAGTCATGTGTGCCTGTAATATAGTGTTGTGGATAAACTTCTCTGTATAGATAGGCGTTCATATGACGCTGTGGCATAAATTTCCACAAGTGTCTATATTCTGCAATAGTATCAATAAGAGCCTGCTGTTCCCAAGTTCCACTAGGATGAGCATTATATTGAGGTGCTAGATCACAAATGTGTTTCCAATATGCACGAGCTTCTGGACTATTCTTAATCAAATAACTGTCTGCATTAATATTCAAACGGTCAGTAGCCATAATAATATGGTAGTCATCATCAACAAACGTTTCTAACGGAATGTTAAAGTTAGTGATGATACTGTCAGCACCACTCCAGTACAACCATTCGTGTTCTGGATGCTCTTCTAATAATTGCAGTTGAAAGAATATTTTTTCGTAACTTGGATGCCATTCCATTGTGCTTTCTGTGCGAACATACGTATCATATCCCCATTTTTCAGCGTATTGAAGTTTGTTGCCTTCCCAAGTCATATCACTCATCGGCTTAATGTGATGAGTGTGAATTGCTGTCATTGCTATTTTGCTTGCCATTTTTGCCTCTTAAAATTTGTGGACTTGATCCCAAGTCTGTTGTTGTGCATCTTTTGTTGAAACAACGGGTACTGCACCGTTTAACTGCCAATCAATTTGTAGTGTTGGGTCATTCCATATCAAACCTTGCTCATATGCAGGCTCAAAGAATGCATCTTGTTGATAGTGAACAATAACATCATCTGTTAAAGTCATATACCCGTGATAAAAACCAGTTGGAATGTAAAGTATCTGTGGAGTAGATTCGTTCAGTTCATAACTAAACCATTTACCAAATGTTGGACTTTGTTGACGAGCATCGACAAACACATCTAAGATACTGCCTTTAATCACTCGGATAAATTTTGCAACCTCTGCTGGTGCAGATTGTGCATGTAATCCTCTAATGGTATTTTTATTTTCTGTCCAAACTGTGTTCTGTTGGACGAAGGGAGATGGAATGCCTAGGTCTGGTAGCCACTTGTCTGACCATGTTTCAGAAAACCATCCTCGGTTGTCTTTGAATTGGTTGAACGTGACTACAAAGGCATCTGATTCGAGTCTGTAGATTTGCATATAAGTTCCTTTGTTGTTATTATTTACAGCGGCTCAGATTGACAGGCCGCGTTCTTGATGCTAATATAAATTATAACATCACTGTTGTAAATTTACAACGATTCAAAATCGGCCTATTATATAGGGGTTGACAAGAGAGATAAATAAGTACATAATATAGACATACGCTAGAAACTGTCTACAGGCAAATCACCGTTGTAAAAATACAACAAAAAAGATGCAAGTAGGGGTTGACAGCAAGTGCAAAAGATCATACAATATACACATACGTTAGAGATAACGATGTAATTTTTAAAGAAAGAGAACTGGAAACAGAAATGAAAGCAACCTGTAATTTTAGACAACTGAATACGATAGCCAAACAAGGCGGCGTAATGCCCTCTTATTGGTTAGCGATCAATAGTCTACATTCAGATCGTTTACCAGTAGAGATTACAAGGGTCCGGGGGGCTGGGATGGTTAAGTAACAACTTAATTACATTTCAAAACTTCAAGGACCCTGGATTAAAAACCCAGGGTTTTTTGTTTTTACAAAAGGAAAAAATGACAGAGATAGATTACGAAAAATTGAATGAACGAATTGTTGAACAGGCTTATGAAAGTGTTCTAACTAAAGAACAATTTCAAAAACTTATTCAAAATAAGTTTGAACGTGCTAAAATTTACAGTGAATCGTTGAACAAATGTCCAACGTTTAGTGTAAACTAAAGTACAACGTGGTAGGGGAAACGAGGTCCTCGCTACACACGCTAAACAGTAGTAAACGGGCGGCCTGTAGGATGAAGTCTCTTTTGTGAGATGAAAAATTACAGCGTATTAAAGCATATTGAAAGGGACGGCCAAACCCATAGTCTGGTACTGCATAGCAGGCGTTATCAGTATGTTTTAATACACACTCTCCTTAGGGACGTCCATTCGGGCCCTGGACAGGCATAGCCGGAGAGTGTTAATAAATTTGGAGATGCGGCTACGATGGTGGAGTGGCCCCGGACTGTAAATCCGGTACTTAAGAAACGCAATAGGTTCGAATCCTATCATCTCCACCAAATTTGGTCCTGTCATATAGTGGTTATTATACCGGCCTGTCTAGTCGGATATCGGGGTTCGATTCCCCGCAGGATCGCCAAGTTATGGAGGATTGGCCGAGCGGTTAAGGCAACAGTTTGCTAAACTGTCATTCAGTAATGGGTGGATAGGTTCGATTCCTATATCCTCCGCCATATATAGCCTATTAGCTCAGTGGTAGAGCACCGTCTTGATAAGGCGGGGGTCCTTGGATCGTTCCCAAGATAGGCTACCAAGTTTTACGCCCTTGTATCCTTAGTGGTAGAGGTCCTGTTTTGTAATCAGGGTGTGGAGGTTCGATTCCTTCCTGGGGCACCAAGTTTATTCCCCGTTAGCACAGTTGGTAGTTGCGCGACACTGTTAATGTCGATGTCCGTGGTTCGAGCCCACGACGGGGAGCCAGTTTATTGGGGGATTAGTGATAATGGGAGCACATGTGCTTTGCAAGCATGAAGTGGGAGTTCGATCCTCCCATCCTCCACCAAGTATGCGGGATTAGTTTAATGGTCAAACGAAACCTTGCCAAGGTTTAGTCAGGAGTTCGATTCTCCTATCCCGCTCCAAATTATATAGCGTTCGACTTCTGGGGAGGTCATCACCCTTTCAAGGTGACTAGGCGGGTTCGATCCCCGTACGCTATACCAAACGCTCCCCCAGTAGCTCAAGGAGAGCAGGTCGTTTTATAAGCGATTAATCTAGATAAGGTCCAGGATGTGGTTCGATTCCACACTGGGGGACCAAATTATGTATCCTTAGCTCAATTGGCAGAGTGCTGGTCTCCAAAACCAGAGGTTCGGGGTTCGAGGCCCTGAGGGTACGCCATGCTACTTTAGCTGATGTGGTCATAGCACCGGTCTGAAGAACCGAGGAACCAGGTTCGATCCCTGGAGGTAGCACCAAGTTTTAAAAAGGTAATATATGAAAAAAGGTATCAGTCGTAGTTCGGAAATCGACACCGATAAATGTGTTGAGCTTGCAGGTGGCAATCGATATGATTTAGTATTGATGGCCGCGGTTCGTTCACGTGAGATTAGTCGACGTAACAAAGAAAGTTTGAAGTTTGAGCATTTGCATCCAAATGTAACTGCATTGCTTGAAATTCAAGAAGGTAAGGTAGGTACAGAGTATCTTAAGAAAGTAGTTTAACAAAGGAGAATGACATGAAACGTAGTAAACGTTAGTGTCTCCTTAGATCCCATGTACGGTCTAAGGTTGGCACATTAAATCAACTTAGTACTGTATATGGGATCGTAGTGAAATGGTTATCACAGCAGACTTTTAATCTGCCAATTCCCGGTTCGAGTCCGGGCGGTCCTACCATATGTAAACACACTCTATCCTTCGGATCCTTAACACAAGAGTTAGGGCAAGGAGACAAGTGAGCTCATGCTCATGAAGTGTGTTTACATATGGTAACGTAGCATAGTGGCTAATGCACCACCTTCATACGGTGTTTATCGTCGGTTCGAGTCCGACCGTTACTACCAAGTTTTGTAAGTGTCAGCAAGTACAGTCACGCTGTCTAGGTTTCTTCGAAGGACCGAAACAGTAGAAGGCGATGGGTTCGACACCCACCCTGCGGGGAACTGCAGGGGTCCATTGAGGCGACTAAACTGGACAGGTACCCAAGTGATATCCATCGTGCTCGAGGTCAGGCTAGGCGGCCGGTAAGTCCTGAATAAATCTACGATAAAAGCGGCGTAGGCTTACAAATTCAATCTGTTCGGGAATAGTGTAATGGTAACACTACAGACTTTGACTCTGTCATTCTAGGTTCGAGCCCTAGTTCCCGTGCCAAAATAGTTGACAAAATTAAATTCTTATTGTATAATAAGTTTTTGCTCGGTTCGTCTATCGGTCTAGGACACCGCCCTTTCACGGCGGGAAGAGGGGTTCGATTCCCCTACCGAGTACCATTAAAAAATAGCATTAACGGGTATCGCTTATGGACGCATAGGCTCATGAGGAATAGGGCCATCTTACTCCTCTGATAAAACCGTGGGCAATGGCTGATGAGGAAAATCGAACTCCACTCAGAAATCCGCTCCGTCCTGTAAGGGGTAATGTTATTTTTTAATAGTAAGTTTATGCCCCGGTGACGGAATTGGTATACGTGTTGGTCTTAGAAGCCAAATTTTAGGAGTTCGAGTCTCCTCTGGGGCACCATTTAATAGCGGGATAGAGTAACGGTAATTCAGAAGTCTCATAAGCTTCAGATGGTGGTTCGATTCCGCCTCCCGCAACCAATTAGATATTTAAAAACAGTACTTTTCTTAAACGTAATAGTTTGACTAAAGATAGTTTCTCCGGATTTATTACATGACCTATAGGAAATTCTAAAGGTAGAGGAGATGTTAAACTAAATTTATTATACCAAGATCTAAACTCGGTGCTTTGATATATTTTGGATCTTGAATTATTTAGATCTATTACAAATCCTCCGTGTGATATAGTTCTTCCAGTGCAATCTTTTAGTGTGGGATTATCGTTAGTCAAAAAACTTTCAAGTATACTTTTGCCTGTGATCGATCCACTTAAAAGTACTAGTGGTTTTTGGTCATAGTCAAAGTAGGTAAAGTTTTGAAGTTGATCATTTTGATCAAATCCTAATACTGTTTTAGGAGATCCTTGCTTTGGTAGTATATGTAAGAACTTCATAGGCAGTTTGTTTAATATTTTTTTATTCGGATTAGTAGTGATAACTTCTAACCAGTGTACAGCATGATTAATTTTATCAAGCAAATCGTGCCATTGTTCAAAACTTAAATCAGTTTGAAATTGTGTATCGTACGGATTAACTTCATTAGACTGATCCCACATAATGTTATACGTAAAAAACCTGTGTAGATTATTCAATAATTCTTGATCGTTGGTAAACTTATTTGGAAGTTCAAAAGGGAACACGTAGCCTAAAGATTTTAGATCTTTAATTGTAGAAAGTATGATATTCCAGTTGTTAACTTTAAGTTTAGGATGTTTTAAACGTACAAAAAGTTTAGTCGTGTTTGAATTTATATAATGCTGTCGATACTCAATCTCAGAGAATTTTGTAAACCATTTGGTTACAGCAGTATTATCGAATAATCTTATTGTTATAAATTGGTCAAGATCATATATTAGTTTTATATACATTTTAGTATTTAAAATAATCTAGATTTACCAAAAAATATTTCTCGGTGTAGCTTAGTCCGGTTTAAAGCGCCTGCTTTGGGAGCAGGAGATCGTGAGTTCGAATCCCACTTCCGAGACCATATTACGGCTTTTAGGTGTATCGTAGATACTGCTAGAAGTTTTTCTTTTCGGGTCGTTAGCTCAGTTGGTAGAGCGTCTGCCTTACACGCAGAATGTCGGCAGTTCGAGACTGTCACGACCCACCATACAATGCGACTTTAGCTCAGCTGGATCAGAGCACTTGCCTACGAAGCAGGGGGTCAGGAGTTCGAATCTCTTAAGTCGCGCCAATGCCCCAGTGGACAAATTGGCAAAGTCGTCTCTCTCAAAAGGAGAAATTTAATGCGGGTTCAACTCCCGCCTGGGGTACCAAACAATCCGGCCATAGTATAATGGATAATACAAAGAGCTTCTACCTCTTGAATGTGAGTTCGATTCTTGCTGGCCGGACCATTAAAGGAGAATGTCATGGAACTAAAACGTTTTGAGCCTATTAATATTTTGGCAAAGCAAATGATCACCGATCTTGTCAAGCGTGGCGGAGAAGTGATTACTGTGAAAAAAGATTTTGTAGAAATTAAGAGACAACAAAGTGTCGCCAAAATAGACCAACACGGTCGTGTAGAGTGGCGACCTTTTTAAAGTTTTGCTTACGTGTGTACGGTTACCCATATGTGATTAGCGAGTCGCCCAAGACACTTGTTAATGTACCTGAAGCCCGTAGCAGGCCTGGCTCCATGCCGGGCTCCGTGTTTGACTTGGACATTGAATAACGGTAAGCAAATTCAACAATGGTGTCTTTAGTGTAGTGGCCTGCACCCTAGTCTGTGAAACTGGTAGTACGAGATCGATACTCGTAAGACACCCCAAATTTTTAAGGAGAGTATCATGTGGATTGAAAATATTCCATTGGAAAATGTAGCAAAAGGAAAGCATCACGCATGTGGTGAGAACAGTATGCTGATCCAAATTTCGGATCACGACATGGCATTCCCAACTCCAAAACACAAGTTCAAAGAAGTTCATCAATTTATATTCTTAGACATTGAAGAAGAAAGCGATTTTGCCATTACCGATGCGCAGGCAGAACAGCTTGTTCGTCTGTTACAACATGCCCAGGAAAATCGCATGAACGTTGTTGTACATTGCCACGCAGGTATTTGTCGCAGTGGTGCAGTTTGCGAAGTCGGTGTTATGATGGGCTTCAATGATTGCGAGCGTTTCCGAGCACCTAACTTGTTGGTCAAACATAAAATGATGCGGGTGCTAGGATGGACCTACGATGAACAAGAAAAATCATACGATGTTAACGGTACGGTGAATGAATGGGGATTAATAACCCCCAATAAGACACACGAGGGCGACATTTAAATTTAGGAAGCGTGGCAGAGCCCGGCTTAATGCGTTAGTCTTGAAAACTAAAGGCTCGAAAGGGTCCGTGAGTTCGAATCTCACCGCTTCCGCCAATAATGAGTGTAAATAAATTCATGAAATATTTCAAATATTTAGAATTAGATTGGAAGCCATTTGCAGAAAAGCTAGGGCATTACATTACACAAATAAGACCTGAAATGTCAAGGGTCGATCCGTATGACCCGGTTCTTCGAATCGATAAAGAAGACTTATTAAAGTACGCTTCTGCTGAACTAGATAATATGACGACTGGATTAGATTTTCAAATTGAAAACTTGGCAATTTTCAGTACCTGTAGAGAAATAGGACAAATACACACTGATGAAAATGTTGTTCCTTGTAGAATCAATATACCATTATTTAATTGCGAAAATTCTGAAACTAGGTTCTATAAATGCTCTGGTATACCCATGCCTGGCGTTCAACCTAACGGAATGAGATTCGAAAAAATTGATGAGACTATGTGTGTTCAAGTCGATCAATTTTATTTGACTAGACCAGTATTGTTTAGAGTAGGGGTCCCACATAATATCATACGTTTTAATAATCCTTCAACTGTTAGAATTTCCTGTACAATGGAACCTAACAAAGATTTATCGTATTTGCTCGATTAGTGGTAAGTTGACAACTTCCCTAAACCTTGCTATAATACACACTTAGCAACAAAGAAATCAAAATGGCGGTGTTACCGCTATATATGCATAGGTACCAGAGCGACTAATGGCGCGGATTGCAAATCCGTTGATTCGTGGGTTTGAGTCCCACCCTATGCTCCATTAATACTAAAGTTTACCTATTTTGGACAAATCGTTTGTTGACAAATGGTAAAACCGGTGCTATACTTATAGCATGAGAAACAAAGAAATTGAGGAAATTGAGATGGATTACAATAACATAGTAGACACACAAAAGGGTATGGAACTAATGAAGGGCAAGACCTTTGTTAAGGTTACTGGTGATGTAAATGATGGAGAGATGCTGTTCGTAACCGCAGAAGGCGAGCGATTCCTCTTTGCTCATATGCAAGACTGCTGTGAGTCTGTGGCTATCAACGACATCGTTGGTGACCTGCAGGACTTGGTAGGCGAGCCATTGTTAATGGCAGAAGAAGTATCTGGATACGTTGGCCCAGAGCCAGAGTACCATGAGAGCTACACTTATACCTTCTATAAGTTTGCTACCCGCAAGGGCTATGTGGACGTTCGCTGGTTAGGTGAAAGTAACGGTTATTACAGCGAGTCTGTAGAATTGTTTGTGTCAGGAGTAACAGTGGCTAAAGAGCCAGAGCCATCCTTGGGCGAACTTTTCCAGGCTCGATTAAACTAAGGAGAAAGATATGCCAAGTGTTTTTTTAGTAAGTGACACGCACTTTGGACACGTTGGCGTATGTAATTTTACTCGCAACGACGGTGTAACAAAGTTAAGGCCGTGGAATAGTCCTGAAGAAATGGACGAAGCTATGGTCAAGGCTTGGAACGAAAGAGTCAAGCCAACAGACAAAGTCTACCACTTAGGTGACGTTGTTATTAACCGCAAGGCTTTAGGTATCATGCGTAGGTTGAATGGTGACAAAGTGTTGATCCGTGGTAACCACGACATCTTTAGGGATGACGAATATCGCGAACACTTTAGAGAGTTACGTGCATATCACGTTATGAACGGAATGATCTTGAGTCATATTCCACTGCATCCAGAAAGTTTGGGTCGGTTTGGAGTTAACATTCACGGACACACTCATGCTAATCGTGTTATGTTACCTGGGTTTGGTGGTAAGATCACCGACATAGTAGATACCCGTTATCACTGTGTTTGTGTAGAACAAACACCAGACTTTGCTCCTATCTTGTTTGAAGATGTTATTAAACGCATCGAAGAAGAAGGCGGAAGTGTAGGATTTAAGAACGGTAACGGAAAGGTGGAGATGTAATGCCAAAATGCTATCAATTGATTGGAGTGCCGGGTTCGGGTAAAAGTACCTGGTTCTGGAATCAAAATTGGATTGAGGGTATGGAATATGTGTCCACTGATCATCATGTAGAAGTATATGCTGAACAACAAGGCAAGACCTATTCCGAAGTGTTTACAGAATATATGCCTAAGGCCGTTGAACTAATGGCCGCCGAGGTTATAGAAGCACGTACAGTAGGACGTGATATAGTCTGGGATCAGACCAGCACTACTGTTAAAAGTCGTGCTCGCAAGTTTGCTATGCTCCCAGACTATTATCATATTGCCGTAGTTTTTAGTACCCCGACAATAGAAGAATTAAATAGAAGATTAGCAAGTCGTCCAGGCAAAATTATTCCTTGGGAAGTTGTACAAGGTATGTTGGACCATTTTGAGATGCCTGATACTGCCGAAGGGTTTGCAGAAATATGGCGAGTGTAGTATAATATAGACTAGAAAGATTTTGCTCGGGTGGTGAAATAGGTAGACACAAGAGACTTAAAATCTCTCGCTCGAAAGGGCATGCCGGTTCGATTCCGGCCTCGAGCACCAAATATGCGGGATTAGTTTAATGGTAAAACTACAGATTTCCAATCTGTTGTTGGGAGTTCGATTCTCCCATCCCGCTCCATAATTAAGGAAGCCGTATGAGTAATTCAAATGATACACTGAATCGGGCATACGGTAACGTGCCTAAAGAAGTTGGCATGAATGCAAACATGTTTGACTTTATTCCATCTCGGCCAATAAAATATTTTTGGTTAAAGTGGATCATCAGAAAATTTTGGAGAAATCTTTAATTTTTTTAAGTGGGTATATAAATATGTATATGCTAAAATTTATTACAGACATTACTGATCCGTTACTTGAATTCATTAAGGATGATCCTGTACGTCCAGAAATTCCTGTTGATTTTAGAGTAAGTCCAAATCGTTTTGTTAGTGGCCTGATCGAAGGAGAAGATCCCCAAGCTATGGTGTGCGTAAGCCTATGCGACCAAGTTCCGAGTAGTGTAGCAGAACTAACACAAGAAGCACTTGCTCCGACAACTGCTATATTTTATACTATTTGGAGTTATGCTCCGGGTGCGGGCAAAGAACTGTTAATGCAAACAGTTGACCAAATCAAAGAACAATTCCCTAATGTTACACGTTTTGTAACACTCAGTCCTAAATCAGAAATGGCACGTAGATTCCATCTTAAGAACGGCGCCGAGATTTTTCGCGAAAATGATGAAAGTATTAACTACGAGTATCAGGTATTAAAGACTGACCCCGCTTAGACTTTCTTTGTGGCCAACAAACCCTCTAATCATCACATTAAAGCTAAGACTAAGTCGGTCTTTATCGCTTTTGTTTTCACGCACTTCGTGGCTGAGAGGACTTAGCCACAGCATTAATTCGCCAGGGCCCGGATTAACAAATATGCAGTTTCTACTGATCATTCCTAATGGACTTTGATTAGAATCATCTGTGTTTGGTTGGAATTGAAAGTTGTTGGGATTGTGAAATACAATAGGACTTTTATCTGTACCAAACGGATAGTAAGTACCTGATATAATCGAGTTTCGATGACTATGGACATGATGAATCATCCCAGGTGGAGTCACGTTAATCCAGCTTTGCAGTAATTCAACTTCGACATCAACATAGCATAAAACTTGTTTAGCAAAAAAGTCAACATGTTCTAGTATGTCTTGTTTTAGAAGAGCTAATTCTGGACGCTCAAGTATTTCAATACTTGGATGTATTAAATTACCCTGATTTGATCTTAGTTCTTCGTTATTAGCAATATAATCTATAGCTGAATTTGATTGATCCTGTTCTAAGGTATGGCGCATTAATGGCCAAGCAAAGAGTGGAAATACACCGATATTGTCTGTTTTCATAGTAGACATATTTAAACAAAGATGTTATACTATATAAAAATTCAGGAGATAGCATGATAGTTGTTACAGGAGCAGGTGGTTTTATTGGTAGCGCAATGGTAGGCCATCTCAACAGCATTGGGATTACAGACATTCTTGCTGTCGATGATATGCCACACCCAGAACAATATAAGAACCTAGTTGGTAAAAGTTGTGGGATCATATCTACTAACGAAATGGAAATAGTAGAGGCATTTAGTCCTGGTAGTATACAAGGTATCATTCACCTAGGTGCTAACAGTAACACGTTGGCTAATGACTGGGCAAGCGTTTACAAGACCAATGTACTAAGCACACGCCAATGGGCTAACTTTGCACGGAGAGTTCAGATTCCGTTTGTGTTTGCAAGCTCTGCGGCTGTGTATGGTAACGGAAACGGCCCGCTAAACCAATATGCGTTTAGCAAACAAATGAGCGAAAACGAATTAGATAATTCTGTAGCGGTACTACGTTTCTTTAACGTATATGGTCCTAATGAATATCATAAAGGTCGAATGGCATCTACCATGCTAAATTGGTATAACCAAATACAAGAAACAGGTAGCATCAAGATCTTTAAAGATAGCGATCAATACTATAGAGATTTTATCTATGTTGAAGATGTGTGTCGTGCTTGTTGGCATTTTATTGAAGACTTTAAACCGGGTACTTACGATTTGGGCACAGGCCGAAGTGAGAGTTTCGAACGTGTTGCTAGAGAATTGGCAAAACATGTCGACCAAGAAGTTTATTTTGATTACATCGATATGCCAAGTGATTTGTCCAAACAGTATCAAATAGATACCAAAGCAGACACAACGGCATTGACAAAATCAGGTTTTGACGTTACACTATGTAGAACAGTTAGCGAAGGAATAGAAGATTATGTTCAGTTCTTAAAAGACGGAACATACTTGTAATAACCCGGGCACTCCTGCCCGTTACTGAAGGAGGGTGGGGCAGTCACCATAAAGAGTGCTGGGTATGTAGTGCTATGACCATCCGTACTCTGTGGTGGAGTGGCGGGAACGCATTAGGTGGACAACTACAGTCCTTCCAGAAGACTAAAACGTGTGGACAGGGTAACAACTCAGTCTAGGGCTCATGTGGTGTGAGTAGCTAGACACTTTATACGTGCTTTCTGAGTAGCTACAATGGAACACCGAAATACTTGTCAATGTCGACCATGTACAAGGACCGGCCATGAAGAGTTGGGCTACCGCGGATTCAAGCGCCACAGAGAGCACCTATAAGGTTTTGAAAATCGAGCTTGCTCGGTTTTCCGGTAAGGTAGACGGAGATGAGGAGTAGCACAACAGTTAAAGACTTGAAATCTTTTACTGAACAATTGGCTTGATAGCCTCCGTAACTTAGTGCTCCGGGACCAATCAGCGAAAGCTCTGTCCATTGTCACCCGGCAATATTAGGTTCTCTGTTTGTTGATAGTTGTAAGTGAAGGTTAATCGCTGGATCGCTTGACAGTTGCATATTGTCCAGCTATTCGCTTGCTGTTTATCTTACCGTTTTTATTGTTTGTTAATTGTAAAGGAAAAGAAATGAAAGTAACCCTACGTAAAGCATCCGCACTCCAGTCTGGCATCCAAGATGCAATCAAGGCTGTTGAGGTAACTGTTAAGGCAGAACTTAACGAGTTTGAAGATACAGCAGAAGTATTGGCTAAAGCAAATGCCAACACAATCAATAGCGACAATCGTCGTGCAAGTCTAACAGCATGTCTGTATGACATCCGTAGCCTAGTGGGCTCTGCTAATGCCATGAGTGGTATTAACGATCGACTGGCCAAGGCCGCTTACATTGATAAGCGTTTAGGTCAACTGGCTACCCTTGTACAGGCAGATGCTGTGCAAGACAGCATGGTGGTTATCAACGGTAAAGTTGAAAAACTTAAAGCCGAAAAAGGCGAGAACAGCCGTCGTAGCCTTTATGGCTATAGCGATACCGTTAGCACAGGTGTCTTGACACAAGAACAGATTAGTGGTTTCAAAGCTCAAGTATTGGATTTGAAAAAATCCAAACAAAGAATCAACGATGAGATTCTTGAGTTGAATGTTAGAACTGAGATTGAACTTCCAACCGAAGTTGAGATTGTTCTAAATCAAGAAGGCCTAATCTAACAGTCCGTAAATACCCTTATGCTAAATCAAATATACGTAATTGACGATGTGATCAGCAAAGGGTATCAAGACCTTATTGAACACGAACTAACTAACCAAAATGCTCCTTGGCATTTCCAGCGTGATATTGCGCTGGATGTTAATGACCCAAAGGCTATGAAAAACATCAATGGCTTAACCCCAGGGTTAAGCCATATCTTTTTTGATGTTGATTCTGGTGGCATCCGAAGTCCGCTTTATAATCTCACGCTACCTTTAATGTTTGAAGCGTTTGCTAAGATTAATGTCACTCCAAAAATGATTATACAAGCCCGTAGTTTTATGCATATCCCACTAGCAGATAAACTACGTAAAGAGTACGATAACGTTCATGTGGACTTTGGCAAGGATCATCTAGTGTGTCTTTACTACGTCAACGACACAGACGGAGATACATTTATTTTTGATAAGACGTTCAATGACGTCCCAATTGGAAGTGATTATTCTCGAGTACAATGGCCTGTAAAACAGCGCATTAGTCCTAAGAAAGGTCGATGTGTCTTATTTGATGGCAGATACTATCATTCAAGCTCGGGGCCGACTAGCGACATCCGATGCATTATAAACTTTGATGTTATTTAATTTTTTGTAATAGCAATAATAATATCGTCAAGTCTACCTTCGGCGATACGTGTACCATAATAGGTATCAATCTCAAACTGATCACCTCGGCCTTTAAGATAGTTCTCTAAATGGGGAATAAAGTTTTTGGCTGTTTCGGTGTTTACAACATCTTCAACAAAATAGACTCCACCTTTGGCTAATCGAGGCCAATAGTTTTGAAACGTTTGCCACTGGCTATTTGCTCTGTGGTCACCGTCATCAATAATGAAGTCCATTGTCTCTTCACCAAACTGCTTTGCCAGTTCTGGATCAAACGCACTACACCCCCAATACAAACTAATACGCTCGTCAGCTTCAATTTCCGCTTGGAAAGGTCTTAATACAGCATAACCTCCAGCAATGTCAAAACTATAATAATCAAAATTAGTAAAATACTGCCCCCACAAGTAGGCACTTCCGCCAATACTGATGCCAATTTCTAACATACGGATTTCGTCAGTTCGTTTTGGTTGGAAGTATTTTTCATAAAAAGACAAGTAGCTATGCCCGGAATCTGCACTCTTATCGGTAAAATCTAAACTGGTTTCACCGTATAGAGCTTTTAGTTCGTTGTTGATTTCGTGTAATGTTTTCATGTGAATATTTAATAGTCTAGTCAATGGTTGCTTATATTTTTAGAATTACGTATAATTATATATGCGGCTGTAAGTGGAATAGGCAGACCTCTGCGTTAAGCAGGACGGGGCATCGACTTAGTCATCGCCTTTGGAGGTTCGAAACCTCCCAGCCGTACCATATTTAGAAATAAGTAAAGATGCGCCCTTATAGCTCAGTTGGTAGAGCAACGGTTTTGTAAACCGTAGGTCCGCGGTTCGAGTCCGTGTGGGGGCACCAGCATTTTCATTTAAGGTTATTATGTTAATTAAAGAGCATCATTTATTTTATACAAAATTAAGACCATATTGCAAGGGCAAGATGCTCATGTTAGGGCGCCAAGATAGTGAAATAGGTGATGCCCAGACAGTATTTGGTTCCACTGAATACAAAACGCTCGACCTAGACAACGGTGATTATAATGTTGACCTACAAGATGATTTAAGTCATATGGATCAACAATGGGATACTGTTTTTAATTTAGGCACAATCGAGCATGTCTGGGATGCACACAAGGCATATAGTAATGCCGCAAGGATGGTTAAAGTCGGTGGGTATTTTATAGGCCATGCTCCTGTAGAAAATTATAATAATCACGGAATCCATGTAACTAATGCTGATGCTATACTTTCTTTTTTTAAACTAAACGGTTTTGAAATTGTCGAAACATGGAAAAGCGATAGTACGTTACTATGGCACGTGGCAAGAAAAATAAGTCATCAAACTTTGTTTACTCCTCCTCAACAAGTGTTTACATGGGGCAAGGATGACGGAATTAAACAGTGAGAACAACAATGTCATTTAATACAATTGAAGAAGTAAAACAACACGTAGAGTATCTTAAAAATGCTCCACCGTACGAAATTAATGAACACTTAGCAACACTACAACGATTAGGAAGCGAGTGCGAAAGCATTTGCGAGTTTGGAGTTGCTACAGGAACTAGCACCTGGGCATTTTTATCTACAGAACCTAAGTGGATGAGAAGCTTTGATATTTTACAATATCCAGAACTTGATCCGTTAATTAATACAGTAAAAAATTTAAAATGGGATTGGACCTTAACAATTCAAAATACTACTGACCCGGAGTTTTATATCCCCGAATGCGATATGTTGTTTATTGATGCATTACATAACGGAAACGCTGTGGGACAAGAACTTAAGAACAACGGAAACCTTGTTAAAAAGTATATTGTATTTCATGATACTGAAAAGTACGGAGAGCGCGGCGGTGATGAACGCGGAGAGTTTGATGACTCCTTGCCAGGAATTATGGAAGCAATTCGTAATTTTTTAAAACAGAATTCAAACTGGCGTATTAAAGAACAGTATGACAACAATCACGGTTTACTTGTTATTGAAAGATGTTAAAAGATTTAACGATTGTTGCAATAGATAGTCTTAACTACAATGCAACATCTATAGCCTTAGATTACACTAAAAAAATATTCCCCGAAGCCAAAATTCTAATCTTTAGCGATCAAGATTTTTATCCGTGTGATACATTTGTAAAGGTAAACAAATTTAATGGAATAGAACATTCCCGCATCTGTTTACAAGAAGTTGGCAAATATGTTACAACCAGTTGGGCTCTATTTGTTCAGTACGACGGCTTTCCAGTTAATTCTGAATACTGGACAGATGAATTTTTACAATATGATTATATAGGTGCGCCTTGGCTTAAAAATGATGTGTGGACTATCGGTAATGGCGGATTTAGTTTGCGCAGTAAAAAACTACTAGACCTTACTCCTAACTGCCCGCAAGTCGATGACGGCGATATAGGTATGTTGGAAGATCAAGTTATTAGTCTCAGTAGTCGTGCGTATTTAGAAAGTCAAGGCATTAAGTACCCGCCCGTGGATCTTGCGGCACAATTTTCAGTAACTGAACCAGTTAAAAAACATCCTAGTTTTGGATTCCACGGTCATAGTATGATCCCCGAATACCTTAGTAAAGAAGAAACACTTCGTTGGTTGGATAGTATAGATAACGAGTTTAGTGTGTATCATCGAAACATGTACACATTTCCATACCACCTTTGGGCCTGGGGAGAACTCGATCGTTTGCGAGAATTTATGATACAGGCCAACAAAGTTAGTCACGGCTGGACCGATGCATGTTGGGATCAATGCCGATGGAGAATTCCGCTAGCTCACCCAGATGTCGACATTTGGGAATTGCAAAAAATGATAACTGTTTACGGTTATACGGGCCCTTAGTTCAATGGATAGAATACGTGGCTTCGAACCATGCGATGTGGGTTCAATTCCTGCAGGGCCCGCCAAAAAATATGATACATACTTGTATTAAAAACTGCAAGATTGTATAATATAAATATATTATCGATGGCGCCGTAAGGGTCGTTGATAGACTTGCTTATTAAAGGAGAAAAATATGTCAAAAATTATAGGTATCGATTTAGGTACAACCAACTCTTGTGTAGCCATTATTGATGGTGCAAATTCTAAAGTTTTAGAAAATAGCGAAGGCGCAAGAACAACCCCCTCAATTATTGCTTACACTAACGATGAAGTGTTAGTTGGCGCAACAGCCAAACGTCAAGCAGTAACAAATCCGAAAAATACTCTTTATGCTGTTAAGCGCCTTATTGGTCGCAAGTTCAGTGAAAAAGAAGTTCAAAAAGATATTGACCTGATGCCCTACACAATCATTCAAGCAGAGAACGGTGATGCTTGGGTTGAGGCTAATGGACAAAAATTAGCACCACCGCAAATTTCAGCTGAAATTCTGCGCAAGATGAAAAAGACCGCTGAAGACTATCTTGGCGAAGAAGTAACACAGGCAGTTATTACTGTACCAGCTTACTTTAATGATAGTCAGCGTCAAGCAACTAAAGATGCTGGCAAGATTGCAGGCCTAGAAGTACTACGTATTATTAACGAGCCAACTGCGGCCGCGTTAGCTTATGGAGTAGATAAAAATGATAAAAGAGATCGTAAGATTGCTGTGTATGACCTTGGTGGTGGTACTTTTGATGTGTCTATCATTGAAATTGCTTCAGTCGACGGTGATAAACAAATTGAAGTTCTCAGCACCAATGGCGATACGTTTTTAGGTGGTGAAGACTTTGACCAACGCATTATGGATTACCTAGTCGATGAATTTAAGAAAGACAACGGCGTTGATCTTAAGAAAGATGTTTTGGCACTCCAGCGTTTAAAAGAAGCCGCCGAAAAGGCTAAGATCGAACTTTCAAGTTCAGCACAAACAGATGTTAACCTGCCATACATCACCGCAGATGCAACTGGTCCTAAACACTTGAACGTTAAGTTGACTCGTGCCAAGTTAGAAAATTTAGTAGATGATTTAATCCAGCGTTCACTAAAGCCATGCATGACTGCTATGAAAGATGCAAATGTTGGTCCTTCAGATATTGACGAAGTAATTTTGGTTGGCGGACAGACTCGCATGCCAAAGGTGCAAGAAGAAGTTGAAAAACTATTTGGTAAAGCACCACGTAAAGATGTTAACCCAGACGAGGCAGTTGCCGTTGGGGCCGCTATCCAGGGACAAGTACTCAGTGGTGGACGTACAGACGTTTTACTACTAGACGTTACTCCACTATCATTGGGTATCGAAACCCAAGGCGGTGTAATGACTAAAATGATTAAGAAGAATACAACTATTCCAACTAAGCATAGCCAATCGTTTAGTACTGCTGAGGACAACCAGCCAGCTGTAACTATTAAGGTGTACCAGGGTGAACGTGATTTAGTTTCTGGTAATAAATTACTAGGTGAATTTAATCTAGAAGGTATCGATCCTGCACCACGAGGTATGGCACAGATTGAAGTTTCTTTTGATATTGATGCCAACGGTATCCTTGACGTAAATGCTAAGGATAAGAAAACAGGCAAAGAGAAAAAGATTACAATCAAAGCTAGCTCAGGTCTTAGCGATGACGAGATCGAGAAAATGGTACAAGATGCTGAAGCCAATGCAGAAGAAGATAAGAAACAAATTGAGCTTATCAACTTACGTAACGAAACTGATGTATTGTCTGGTATGATTGAAAAACAAATCAAAGAACTAGGCGAGAAGGGTGTTGCTCTCGACGAAGAAGGCGATGCAAGATCAGCAATTGAACGTGCCAAAGAAGTTTGCAAAGGTAGCAATAAGGCATCAATCGAAAAAATTCAAGACGAACTAAAAGAATGGCATAAAACATTCATGCAAAAAATGGTTGAAGCTCAAGAAGCTAATAAACAAGAAACTAGTATGGATCGAGGAGCCAAACCCGGTCGAGATGAAAATCGAGATGAAAGTACTACCATTGATGCAGAGTTCAAGGAAACAACTTGAAACAAAAGCTGATTGAAGCTTATATGGACACGGCTGAGAGATTTGCACAACTCAGCCATGCCCGTAGACTGCACGTTGGTGCGATTGTTGTAAAAGACGATCGCATCATTTCAATTGGTTATAACGGTATGCCAAGTGGATGGGATAACAACTGCGAAGATGTTGTTCAACATAGCGACGATACTGTAACACTTAAAAGTAAGCCAGAGGTATTACATGCAGAAACTAACGCCATCGCGAAACTGGCTAAGTCTAACGAATCTGGTATGGGTGCTACTATGTTTATTACCCATGCTCCATGTTTGGACTGTGCCAAACTTATCTACCAAAGTGGTATTGGGCACGTTTTATATCGCAACTCTTATCGGGATACTAGCGGTGTCTCGTTTCTGGAAAAATCCGGAGTAGAAGTAAATCAGGTTTAACCATGGGCAAGAAGTGGCGGTTATGGGCAAAAGCTCTTGGAGAGAAGTCCGGAAGGACTAACACAGAGGCCGATTTAGTTGCTATAATTAGAACAGCAATAGTTCTAGTTTACATTATTACCAATTTGTTTATTATAGCGGGAGTAATCCGACATTGGTAGTTAAGTAGGTATATAATGTGTTTTTCTATTGCTGAATAAATACAAAGCAATCGGAGACTACAATGTCCAAAGTTTCTTCATATAACTGGAGTGAGTGGGATAAAAACACTATTGTAGACATGGTTTACATGGTGCGTGATGATCTTGTGAACAAAACTTTAACCATCAGTGATTTCCATAATATCATTACAAAGCATATTAAAAAATGGATGCCTGTTAGAGTTAGAAAAAGCCAAGAATTACAGGTAGATCCAACATTTGTATGGGTAGGGGGCGTTTACCATACAGAATACGATATGAATAAGCAAAAGGCTATTGAGCTTTGTTTTGCTTATAGCCTAGCAGATACCAAATTAACATATACCGGCAGACGGTTTAACCGTTTGTGTAGTCGTATTGCAGACGTTCTACTGCATGAAATAATCCATATGAGACAGGCACGTAAGCGCAATTTTAAAGCTCTTCCGGGATATAGCTCAACTGCTGAATCTACTAAACAGCGTCACGAGCAAGAGTACTTGGGCGACAACGATGAAATTGACGCATACGCATTTAATATGGCTTGTGAGCTTGACGAAAAGTTCCACGGAGATATGAGATGTATTGTGAACTATTTGAACGAAGATCAAAAAGGTAAAAGACGCAATTACGATACGTGGCGTACTTACTTAAAAGCGTTCAATTGGGACCAAAATCATCGAATTATTAAACGTATCAAAAAGCGTTCCATCTATTACTTGAGCAGAACTCAAGTGTCAAAACCGTACCAATGTAAAGATTGGATACATCGATAATTGACTTTTAATAATACTGGTGCTATAATATTAGCATGAGTATTAAAATACATCAAAGTAAGATCCGCACTATCAAACCAGGTGATCCACGATTTACCATTGTGGATGATTTTGTCACCGCCCAACGAGCTGGTTTTGAAATTACTCAACGATGCCCGGAAAATTATCGAAATCTTATTGCTGAATGTATTAATCACGGGTGGCTCAAACCTATTGCTCATGTTCACGAACGTGAATTAATTTTTATGGGATTAAGTAGTGACAACTAGCACACAACACTCACACTTGCCTCTTGAGGAAATTTTTTCAGATAAATTAGATAGTACAGGTCCTGCGCTGTGGAGTGAATCACAGTCAAAAAGACTAAGCCAACAATCATTAAAAAAAAAGGTAAAGAATGAAAAAGAAACTAAACATTAATGTTAAGCCGCAGGTTCCGCAACAACCTGCACAGCAAGCAAAACCTGCTAGTCCGCCACAACAATCTTCAGCACCTGCCCAACAGGGCGATAAGAAAAACCCTAGTGTTATGATCCTTGTTCCAGCAATGGAAATGGTTAATGCAGAATTTGCACAACACCTAGCAATGGCCGCGGCTAATATGGTTGCTAATGGTATTAAAATTAATTGTGCATTTAACATTGGTAGTGTTATTACTATTGCTCGACGCAACCTAACTGACATCTTCCTTAAGAGTGATTTTGATTATGCATGGTGGGTTGACTCAGACATGAAGTTTCCAATCGATGCACCTATCAAATTGCTCAAGCGTCAAGTAGCACTAGTCGGTGCTAACTATCGTAGACGCCGTTTTCCAAATCCAGGATTTACTGGTATGATGGGTACTGCTGGCAAGTACACTGAATTAGTAACAGAAGACAACAGTCCAGCAATGCAAAAGGTAGATGTCCTACCACATGGTTGCGTTATGGTTCATCGTTCTGTTTACGAAAAAATTCCGCAACCACATTACCTACAAGATTACATTCCAGAAATTAATCTTGAAATTGGTGAAGATATCTACTTCTGCAACAAAGCAAAAGAAGCAGGTTTCGATGTATGGTGTGATCACGAATTGAGTAAAGAAATTTCTCATATCGGTATCTTCCATTTTAATTATAATCTTTCAGTTCCACAATAAGGGGATCCCATGGACTTTGAAGCAATTGAGTTACGTAAAGTTAAAAACGGTGTAATCGTATTACTACGTACCGCAGACCTTGACGAAGAATATATTTTCGACACTAACCGAAAGGCTTTAAAGTTTATTAAAGATATGCTTGAAGCCAAGGGTACGGTTAATGCTGAGTAGTCTTTTTTGGTTCCTTGTACTAATTCAAATTAAGCATTGGTACATTGACTTTGTTAATCAAACAACTGAAGAAGTTGCTAGTAAAGGCATTTACGGTGATAAACTGGGTGCCTGGCACAGCATTAAGCACGGATTAGGCACCTTCATAGTTGTGTTAATCATAACTGGATGGCCGTATGTATTATTTGCGGCAGTTGTTGCATTTTTAGATTTTACCACTCATTATCATATTGATTGGCTAAAAATGAATTACGGTAATAGAGATATCCAAACTCCTGCTTTTTGGAGTCATTTAGGATTAGATCAAATGTCACATCAGATTGTGTATATTTGTTTAGCTTGGTTAGTGTTTGCATGAAAGTAAAAAAACAATACAGCATCGGCGATACAGTATGGATATACGGTATCGACAGTCGTTTTAATGTCAGCGTCAAAGGCAAGGTAGTTCATACCTGCATGATTGAAAACTTTGCAGATGAACATTACATTGTTGCTGTTCCAACAGAGATAGAACCGCTGTTAGAAGTTAGAACTTGGCACAACATTAGTCAGACTAAAGACGGGCATGTAGGATCTATTCGTGAAGCTTTACAAAATCCCGCCGCGGCTAGAAAGTTTTTAGCTAGAGCGGGAATTGGACTAACTGAAACTCCTGACAATGACGGTGAACAAGAACCCGATCAGGATTAAGATCAAAGGAGCACGGGCTGGCTACGAAGCAGGCGAATGGTGCCGTGACCATATCGATCTCGACCATTGGGACTTGTGGATGGATCATATCGGTTTTGCCATTTATACGTTTGAGTTCAAGCGCAAACAAGACGCAACAATATTTGCATTAAGATGGGCAGAATACGTATAAATTTTCATGATGGGGAGCACGGCACTAGAGTGTTTAACGACTTAATGCAGGCCTTTTACGCTGATCATGGATATTGGCCTAGGCATTACGACGGATATTATGAGAGGTTAGAAACATGGCAATCGGATCTCACGGAATGGATTTCCAAGCAAGGGTGCCCCTGTCAAGGCTGGCAAGATCGGAGAATGATTGGCGATTGGATTTCCAGAACATCGTATCCCACAGGCATCGAGCTAGAAAGCCCGGGGAGTATATGGTTCTTAATGAAGTGGTCGTGACTACTAAAGAAATTGTTGTACATAGCTTTATTATGGGAGATGTCGAGGACCCCGATTTGTATGCGGCCGAACCATTGTATAATTGGCAACAAAGTCCTATTGGACAATGGGTTATGGAACGTGCTATAGAAACTCCAGTGTGGCATAGGATGGCTGACCCTATAAATTGGGGTCACAAGTATTTGATAACTGCTACATTCCAAGAAAAGCATATTACAGAATATTATCTAAAATTTGGTAATCCTGTTGAAAGAATAACTTGACAAAACCTAAATTACATGCTATACTAACAGCATGAAACTAACTTGTATCGATTTAGAATTAAATCAACCCAGTGGTAAAATAATCCAAATTGGCGCAGTTGTTGGAGACACTAATACTGGTGATATCACTCACCGCTTAAAAGTTTATGTAAATCCCCAAGAACCGCTATCCCAATTCATTATTGACCTTACTGGAATCACTCAATCAGTTATTGACAAAGAAGGCGTAACACTAACCGAAGCGTATCTACAACTTAAAGAATTTCATCTAAGACATTCAACATTCATGAATCCATTAACATGGGGTGGCGGCGATAGTCAGGAAATTTTTGATCAGCTACCCGTAGAGGATCGAATGGATTGGCCGTTTGGTCGCAGATGGATTGATGCAAAAACACTTTATGTTAGTGAATGTATTGCTAAAGGGCTTCCCGTTCAAGGTGGCCTCAGCAAGGTAATGACTAAGTATAATTTGAAGTTTCAGGGAAAAAAGCATGATGCATTAGATGATGCTGAAAATACTTTTAGACTATATAAAGAAATGTTATTGATAATAAGGAACAAGTAAATGACAAACCCGTTTCGTGATCAAGAAAAATTTATGCGAGCCTGCGATCAAACAGTCGGTGGCAAGTTTGACGAAGATCAATTTAATTTGTATGTTACATTGATTGAAGAAGAAGCTAATGAACTTGCCGATGCTATTCGAGCACACGACCAAGTAGAAACACTCGATGCTCTTATTGACATTTTAGTTGTTACCATTGGAGCAATTCATAGTATGGGCAGTGATGCCGAAGGTGCTTGGAAAGAAGTAATGAGTACGAACTTTGCCAAGATTGGTGAAGATGGTAAGGTGCGTAAGCGTGAAGATGGTAAGGTGTTAAAACCCGTGGGCTGGGTATCGCCCGATCTCAAACCATTTATTAAAGGAGAATAAAATGTTTGGTTCTAATTATATGGATAATGGCGTAATGAACTATCGTTCCGCCGGAGAAATTAATTCAGCTATGGGTCGTGTATATGGACACATGAGTCTAGCTGTCATCGTATCAATGTTGGTTAGTTACTTTGTTGGTACTAGCCCAGAATTATTGCAGTTCTTTTTTACAGGCGTAACAAAATGGATTGTAATCTTTTCACCGCTATTAGCAATATTTGGTATTTCTGCAGTATTGGCTAACAATCCTAGTAAAGGTGTAGCACAGTTATGTTTGCACGGATTTGCGGCACTTATGGGCTTGAGCTTTGCCACAATCTTTGCTGTGTTCACTATGGGGAGTATTGTATCAGCATTTATGGGCGCGGCAATTCTATTTGGTACTATGAGCTTTTATGGCTATTTTACCAAACGTAGTCTAGACAGCCTTGGGCAGTTTATGTTTATTGGCTTGGTTGCTATTGTAATTGCTAGCATTGTCAATATCTTTATTGGATCAAGTGTCATGGCTATGGTTATCAGTGCGTTAGCAATTATCATCTTCTTAGGATTAACAGCATACGATACGCAACAGATCCGTGAAGAACTAAGTGTAGATACTACGCCCGCCGCAGAAGTTCGTGGAGCACTAACATTGTACATGGACTTTATCAACTTGTTCATTAACTTGTTGCAGTTATTTGGTGATAGAAAATAATTAAGGAATACAAATGCGTAGTCATTATTGGACCATTAGTAAGTTTGCAGATTGGCTTCGTGGCACACCTAAGCTCAAGTGCGGCACTAGCGAAGAGTGGAACGACTGGGAAGATAAAGCCAAAGTCGCACATCCTATCCGTTGGTGGATTGCTGAAGAAGGATTAGATTATGCTCAAAAAGTTGTGTATTATATCCCTGATAAACTCAATGATATTAGATACTATATTAATAATCGTTGGGTTAGTCACAGTCATCGTCTTACCGCTCACCCTCGTGATATCGCTCCTGGCAGTTGGAATGACGTTGGTAATAGGTTTTTGCCATGTATGTTTAACGAACTTGTGGACTTCGTTGAAATAGAACAAGCATGGCATCACTGTATTTGGAGTGATGAAGCTAAGACCAAGTTCAACGTGCCTTGGTATCGTAGCGGTTGGCTACGTTGGCGTACTTGGCGTTGCCCAGAAGCTGGCATGGAATACTTAAAATGGGCTAGCGGTCTTACTGTAGGTGAAGACATGGGTGCCGAACCAGGTAGCAAAGGATTCGGTGAGCCAACTTATCAAGCAAAGGCCGCTAAGGAAATTATCGAGCTTTACACTTGGTGGACTGTTACCTATCGTAATCGTCCTGATCCATATGACGCAAGTGGATGGACTGCTTATTGCGAAGCAAGTCGTTTAGCTAATGGTGGCCGTTTGAGTTTTAGCGGAGATAAGACTCCTGAACTTAAAAAGGCTAGTGATATTGCTATGAAGAAACTTCGTAAGATGGAGGCAGACTACGAAAAAGAAGAAGAACAAATGATGATTCGTCTTATCAAAATCCGCGGAAGCCTCTGGACATGAACGATATATTAAAAGTTGGTTGGACTCCTTTTGTCCATAATGAGGGTAATCCTAGCGAAAGTTTTGGTTACTTTTCAGAATGGCAACATTTAGCAGTACAACCGCCCGAGCCTGCATATAAAAGCATTGCGGCTGATAGGCCAAATAGTGACATATTACCATGTCCGGGTATCACTGGATACTTTAAAAATACTTTTCTTATACGCAGTCCTATCGATATTACAATAACAGTCAAAACTGATATCAAAACTGTTACACTTGAGGGGGCAGGATATGATCAAAAGTTTTATAAAGAATGGGTTATACGAAGGCCCAACGACTTTGCCAACCCAAACAAACCTATTGTAACTCTTGGACCTAAACTAGTTTTTGTAGCAGATGAAGATGTAATACTAGAAGCACTTCCTGCGATGATGCACGATACTCCGGCATTACGAAATCTGCGTGTTATTCCGGGAACTTATAATATTCATCGATGGGTTCGACCTGTTGACTTTACCTTTGAAGTCTTAGATCCTAGCCAACCATTGGTATTTAAAAGAGGAGACCCTATATTTTATATACGATTTATAGATCCAAAGGATCGTAAAGTCGAACTCGAGCGAGTCGACCAGAATGACGAATTGCTTAAAACAATGTACGGAATGGTAGTATTAAAGAACTATGTAAAGAATGTTAAATTAAATAAGTTATACGAAATGGCGCATGATTGGATCAAAAATAAAACATGGTTGCCAAAAAAGAAACGGTGTCCTTTTCATTGGAGTAAGAAATGATTGATATTATCATCTGGGGATTTATAATTTATGGGTCGATTCAGGTAATAAGATTCCTTGCAAAAATATCTACAATTAAGGATATGCGTGACAATCTTAGAATACGACTCGACGAGTTAATCCACAATGTTGAAATCGAAACAGTCGGTGAAGTTGAATATTGGTATGATGCAGACACTAAAGAATTTCTCGGACAGGGTAAAACACTCGAAGATGTTGTAGATCATTTAAAATCTAGATTTCCAGACCACATTTTTATTCTAAAAGATAAAGGTATTTTAAATGCTCCAGAGTGGAAGATTGCAGATCGTATAGATTTAGAAATACGTAAAAAGCATTATGAAACTAACTGAACAGGAAATGTTTGAGAGAATCGAAATTGCTCTCAAAGTTTATTATCAAGAAATGGGCATTTCAAATGAAATTCAGGTTGAACTTTTTATCAACTGGCTGTATAATCAATATGGTATAATCAGGAAAGGGGTTGAAGATGAAAAAGTGGACGCCGTTCAGAAAATGGGTACATGATCTTTGGCAGGAAAACTGCGAAGAACATCGTATATACGGTGAAGATCCCTTGCTTCAACACGAGTATTGGAACAAATACAAATATTGGCTTAAACGTGAATATCAACACAAACTGAAAGTAGATCATGACAAGTAGTAAAACACCCGATAACGCTGTACCGGAAGAAGTTAAAATTGAATTTGCCCCGGGATGCTTTGACAATTTTGACGGAACTCAAGAAGAGCTCGACAGCTTAGTCGAGGAAATTACTCGAATGGTCCAAAGTGGTGAAGCCCAAGAAAAATCAAGACCTCTCGACCTAGATGATTTAAGCGAAGAGGAAATTGAAATTTTAACTCGTGCATATGAAAAAGAAATAACCCCAAGGAAATTACAATGATGGATGATCAATTAGAAAAACTTTATCACAAGTATTGGGAAATGCATTCTGAACTGATGGCATCTGGTTCTAATCCTATTGAGATTGCAGGAATTCTTACTGCTCACGCATTAATAATTTATAAAACTATTTTATCAGAAGATGATTTTGATTCAATGGTTGATAGTATTTCTGATACTAGACATAAAGTTAAAAAATTAGCACCTGGCGAAACACTACAATGAAATCACAGGTTCCAGCAGAAGGCATCCTGAAACGCAACAACTGGGGTGATGCTATTGCCTATCAAGTAGTATGCGAATGTCAGGACGCTAATCACGATCATAATGTTTGGGTTGAAGCAGACGATCATCGTGTTACTGTTACAACATATACAACACAAAAATCTAAATGGTGGAGTCTCAATCGTTGGCAAACTATTTGGATCTTGCTTACCAAAGGTCACGTGGAATACGAAGCCAATATTATTATGACCAAGCAACAAGCCCTTAACTATGCTGAAACTTTAAAGAAAGCAGTACAGGATGTCGAAAATTTCCAAAAGCCCTGAACGGCACACTTTTCAAAAAAACGGATACATTGAACGGTGTAAGAAAGAGGGAAAAGAGCCCGACGCTTCTATTATTCAAATGTACGAAAGTTGGGCAGAAGAATCAGAATACGAGAATCGTCCAGACAATGATTTAGAGTACGATCTGCGTACTACTGATTGGATTTTGGAAAAAGCTCGCACTCGAGATGACTATGCCCAAAACATCTATGCCGCTATGTGTAATATGCGCTGGCAAAAGTTAGATACCTTTCCAATTCTAAAAGATGAGCACTGGTCGTGCTCGTGGCGTTCAGCTGGCGGCATTGTGGCAGATATGCTACAAAAAGGTGACTACGTAGATTGGTACTGTAGTGGCATGGGCGGACTTGCTGGAGATTGGGACAAAGATAGCGAGTCATTTGAAGAATGGCAAAACCGTACTAAGTATGTTCCAGAAGCCACAGTTACTGAAGAAATTCGAGCAGACTTCCAAAAAATTGGTTGGATTCCTTCAGAGTGGCCTGAAGATGACTCTTGACAAAACCACTTAATGGTTGTATAATATATACATACATTAACACACAGAAAGGTATTTTGTATGGCATTTAATCAACACGCAGATCCTAGAGCTAATTTTGGACAGGACTTAATTAAAGTTTTTGGCCCAACAAGCTCAAGGAAACACATCTCCAAATTTACGACACAGGAAATTGAGGCAATTATTGCACAGGTTCCGGAATATGTTTCTACCGACGATCTAGGTCCTCGTCCTAGTTTTTATCAAATTGTTAATAAGATCCTATTAATCCTTGAGCGGTCGAAAGCACTTAATGGTGTTGACTTGGATTGGTGTACAACTATTCAAAATCGAGCAATGCGTCGTCATGCATCACATTATTTTCATGTAAGTAAACTCTACAAAAATAATTCTGTTCAGCGTGGTATTAAACTTCAACACTTGTTAGCTGATATTTTATTTCCGTTTAATCCAGATCATGTATTAATGGGTCTAGCAAGATATCTTAAAGACGGAACAATTAATGTTAATAATGCACAACATAGGACTGTTGCCTGTATTATTATCGGCATTACAGAGATTCCGTTTGAAGGACAAGAAAGTGAATTAGAAAGTGTTGACGTAGACTTGTATGCCACTGATAACTTGCATACATTATCAGCTAGTCCGTTTGACGAGTTCCGCATTCAAGTAAGACGTAATCAGGTTCGTAAAGCAGAAAACCGTACAGACTTAATTGACTCTGATATTAGATGCGAAGCTATCTTTGATATCCATGCACGATACGGCAGTCGCTTTATTGAGAAGGTCCCTGCTAAAGACGTTGGAGCAAAGGAATGTACAGGCGTCGGTAATATGATAACATACTACGGCCACTACGGCGAAGACATTTATGAGCGAGGTGTTGCTATTATTTGTAATGTATTTCCTAAGGCGGCGCTAGCTACTGGTAATTGTTGGGGTGTTTTTGAATTCTTGAAAGAACAAGAAAACAACGGTACATTTACCGATCCAATGGAACTTGATTGGGCGATACAGGAATCGTTATTGTACAAGTACACTGATCCTAAAAAAACAGGAATGCACCTTGACATCAAAGCCGCTTTTACAGATTATCTAGAAAGCGGTCGTGGCGCTCATTTCTTAGAATGTCCAGAGCCTCGGAAAATAGCGGCAGGTATAGGTAAACTTTGTAAGATAAGTTATCCAGAAAAGAATTGGGCACCAATCAATTATCGCGGTGAAGACATTGAAAAAACCCTAGGTGACTTTAAGGCTCCTCCAAAACGCAAACCATTGAAGGTAGCATGACCCGCGAGGAAATCAATAAGGCAATTTTAAGTAGGGAGCTCTTTTCTGGACAAGAAGAGGGCACCTATTTTAATCAAGAGCTTTATAATTATTTTTGCGACAACTACGATGACCCCTATCTGTTGTTCAAATTAGAAATTTATGGTTACTACAAATCAAAATATAAATGGACGAAAGAACAAGCAGATTGGTTTATCGAACATAATCTTCAGGAATCTGTAAAATGGTCTCCTGACGGGATAAATGAGTACTATTATGATTGGGGTCGTGGAAAAAACAACATAACAGATGCGGTGTTGCATTTTCCACATCTTGATCATATTATTCCAAAAGAGCAAGGTGGCGAAAACATTCCGGAAAATATGCGGATTCGTTGTCATAGGTTGAACACTAGCAAAAGCAACATAAACACAGATGAAGAGCGTTGGGCAGTAGCGGCGGATCAATTCAACGATATGAGCGCCGAAACACAAATTCAATTTTTGGAATACCTACAGTCAATCAAAAAATCTGTATAATTTGGTAAAAAAGGTATTGACAAAACCAAATAAAGACTGTACAATATATACATATTGAAACACTAAGGAGTGGTAAATGGTAACAAAAGCACCAGTAAAAAAGACCCGTGTAACCAAAGCACAGGTTACTGCACATCGCACAAACGCTAAAAAGGATCACAGTCCAAAATGGGACGGTGTCGAAACCATGAATGGTGACGAGTTTGCCAAAGCGTTCCGTGATGCAATGACTTGGTATCGTTTGGAAAGTTCTGGTAAGGAACTAAAGCCAAAGGTTATCGATTGGATGGCTCGTAATGATTACACCAAAGCACAAATCCAAAGTTTTAAGAAAACCAAAGATAATCGTTGCTCACCTACAGTGGGTGCTATTGCGGCCAGTTTGCTCAAAGGCATGCCAGGACAACGTGCAGACTGGAATGAAGGTCGTGACACCGTAGCGTGGCTTAAAGATTCTATTGCTAAGATTATCAACGAAGGCAAAGACGACGAGGACGAGGACGACGTAAAAGCAGTAGTGGCCGCAAAGCCCGTTGTTTATGTTCCAACTATCCAAGAGCGTCTGCGTGATGCGGCTGGACAGATGTGCGAAGAATTGGACTATGCTATCGACGAATGGATCATGGATCCAGATGCATTTGACCCAAAAGCATTTAAAACAATTAGCCTGTTACGTGGCAAAGGTGTTAAGCCCGCCCATTCACGTATGGTTAAAAGTTTTTATGAACGTATGCTTGCAGAGATTGAAGAAGTGCAAACTAAAGACTGTGATGAACAGTTGGCAGAAGCATATGAACACGTTAGCAAAAAGAACATTAAGAAATTGCATGATTTCTTGTTAGGTATCATGAGTGCCTGTGATCAAATTGTAGGCGAAGCTAAGTTGAACAAGGCTCCCCGTGCTAAGAAAGTTAAGCCCGCAGAGGACTTGGTTAAGAAGCTCAAGTTTAAAGCAACTGATGATAAATTGGGTGTAACGTCAGTGCCTCCTGCGCAGATTGTTGGAGCTCAAGGTGCTGTTGTCTATAACACTAAGACTCGTAAGATTGGCATTTATACTTCACTTAGTAGTGCTGGTCTTGCTGTTAAGGGTACGACTATTACTAACTTTACAGACAAGTCTACGCAGAAAACTTTACGTAAACCCGAACTCCAACTGCGTGAGTTCAAAGAGCAAAATACTAACAAGCGAGTCGAAACTTGGTTTAAGAACATTAAGGCAACCGAAGTTAATCTTAACGGCCGCCTTAATGCAGAGACAATGATTTTAAAGGTGTTTAAATGAGCGAAGAACATAATAAGGCTGTGGCAGAGTTCCTGGCCAACGGCGGAAAGATACAGTACGCCGCATATCGTGAAAGCGGTCGTGTTGAAGGTGCTGTTCCTACAAGCCCATGGGGTGCTAAAAAGGCAGGCAGACCGCCGGCTACTAAGGCAGGCGATGCTGATATCAATCTAGAGGATGATAGTGATAATTGAAATAGTAAAAGGACTTTGCTGGATAGCAGGTGCTGTGCTTATTATTTCGACCATTTCTATTTTAATCAGAAAGCACGAAGAATGAAATCTAAAGTTGATGCAATAGTCATCATCTGTATGATGATAGCATTGTACATTAACTTGACTGGTTTTCCTAGACCACATCCGTCCCGTGAAGTAAGAGGACCATTAGTGAAGGTACAACATGAACTCCCAAATTGAAAAACTTGCACTTGAATGCGGGGCATGGCATCAGGTGTATGAGTCAAAAAGGTTCATGCACGATCACAACTTTGATATAGAAAAGTTCGCCGAGTTGATTGTGCGGGAATGTATCACTATTGTGGACGAGCAGAAAGAATGCCTACACGAAGAACAGAAATATTGGCATGATCGAGACTATGGATATGCGTTGGCAGTGAACGATGCCAGCAAGGGTATCAAACAATTTTTCGGAGTTGAAGAATGACACCATACGGATATATTAGCAAGCGATATAGATTCATCTTTGGTCCCGGCAACTTTGAAATGCCTCGTGATGACGAAAAGGACGCAGACAAACTCTTTCCATTGTTTCCGTTTTATCTTGAGCTACAATATCCAGGACAAGAACCATGGGGTGGTGTTGTTCCCGCCATTGGTATATTTTATCACTATCCTGAAAGCATTGGCAAATATGGCATAGTGCCTTTTTATCTAGGAGTTGAAGAATGATTAACTTTAATTTTACAATTAACAATCCATGGAGTGATCGGTGGAGTATCATTTGGTTCAAAAACGGCCTGTTACCAAAACACAAGGCTTGGGAATTCAACGGATATCGTACACATTATCTAGTTGATGTTGAGACCCACTTAACCTTCAAAGGCGACCATGCTGGCTTTCTTTTAACAATCGGCTTATTCGGATATGCTGTAGAGTTCCAAATTTACGATACTAGACATTGGAATTACGAAAAAGACGGATGGGAAATTTATGACCAAAAGTGATTTGAAAATACATGTGATTATGGTAGTGTCTTTGATGTTTTTATTCTTGGCAATGTCTAGTTTAATTTATCTTGGAAATACCCTTGCAGAAGGATCTGAAAGAGTGTATAATTGTAGTATAGCGGAAATCAGTCCAGATTTTACCACAGCAATGAGAGAAATGTGTCGTAAACAAAGAATGGAACAAAAGTGAGTGAAACAATTTTTTATGTTAAAAAAGGTCGCAGGTATGTACCACACAGTACCTACAGTCCTGAATTTTGCGATAGCTTTTCAAAAGGCACTCACCTAGTACAAGTGTATCCAGGCGGGTCTAGCCGCAGATTCAACATTACTCCTGCTTACGCTCCTATGATTGCCGCAGGTCGTGTTGCCGAAGATGCTATGAGCAGAGCTATACAAAAGGCTAGTGAAATGCGTCCGCATAATAAACCCATTACTGAAAAGCAAAAGAAGGCTTGGGAAAATTTAGCCAAGGCATTTGGCAATGATCGATACTACATCGAAATACCCAGTGCTAGGGAGATTGCCGAAGAAGGGGTTAACGCTATGGCTGTAGAAGCAGAAAAGTTGTTAAAAAACGAAACAGTTCGTAAGGCTTACGAACACTTTTTAATGTTGTGTGAACTAACGAAAGAACACTATGAGCAAAGCAACGCATAAACCCTATCAATGGATTGACGGCGAAACTGCTGATCGTATTACCAGTCTTAACTTAAAAGACTATCGTGCCTATCTCAAGAAAGAATTGGCACAGTGGAAGAAGAATCCCAAGACTGAAGATAATCCAGACGGTGTGTGGTTGCACCCTGAAGATGTAACAGGCAACATACGCAGGATCGAAGCATTGAATTTAATCATCAATGATTTCATAACAACAGAGGACACAATAAAATGAGCGGCTGGAACACTATTCAAAGAATCAAACGGATTGAAGAAAAAGTTGACAAACTTGGATTCAAATTCAAACAGCCCAAGCACGGTGATTGGGAACGCCAAGAACAAAGCCTTAGCCTTGTTCCGAAAGATGCAGATGCCTTGCCAATTTACTCACGTGATGCTGAACTGTTTATCGGTAGCCTAGAAGGTTTGGAAACTTGGCTACACGGTGTAGAATGGGCTCGCAACTACGACATGATGTTAAAGTTAGGTGATGAAAAGAAACGTGAAGCCGCAGAACAGAAAGAACGCAATAAAAATCTAATGCGAACTATTAAACAAAGTAAACTTGTAACTGGGGATGTAAAAACATGACATATTCTTGGATTTTAATTGTTGCTATGTATAGCCCGGGTGGAGATTTCATAGGCAAAGAAACTGTAAAATTTGAATCTAAGAAATCATGTGAATCAGTTAGAGTACAACTACCCAATTTAGATCATCCGTTACACGTAAGGCATAAGGGGTTGTGTGTAACTCGTGACCATTGGGAAGGTAAGAAACAGATGCCCGGTGTGGCATACGACTAGGAAAATTATGAAAAAAGAACTTGATGAATACCTATGTAAGGTATACCCAAAGATGATGGTCAACCGTAACAAGGACATGAAAGAAACTTGTATGTGTTGGGGCTTTGAATGTGGTGATGGTTGGTTTCAAATCCTAAATCAGCTTATGGGTAATATCCAACATCACATTGATTGGAAGGAACGTCAGCGTGAAGTCGCTATCAAATTTCGCAAGATGGCTGAACAACTCAAAGCCGGCGACTCTACTCTGTTTGATGAAGAATATAAGGATCTAATAGGTTTAGAATTTAAAGAAAAGCGTAAGCAAGAACTTATTGAAGATCCGATACGAGAAATTCCAGAACCTATCCCGCAAGTAACCTTGGATCAGGTTAAGGAAAAGTTTGGTACACTACGTTTTTACTACTCAGGTGGTGATGACTATATCAGCGGACTTGTTAGCATGGCTGAATCAATGTCAGGCATCACTTGTGAAACTTGCGGCAAGCCGGGTACTAGTACTGGTGGTAGTTGGGTTAAAACTGCTTGTCCAGAACACGGCGGACAAGATTATAATACTCCGGAGGAAGAATGACATTGCCCGATGAACGTTATCGTGCTATAATGTATGCTAAGAGCTTATGCGAAGATTTGCTTGATTCAAGGAAAACTCCTCGAGTTCCAAAAGACATTCGACGCAGGGCACTAGGAGTGTTGCGGCATTTTCCAGATGAATACTATTTGAGCATGTTGGCAGATAGTCGTCCGGACATTATAGAACGTAGAGGGGAAGCGTTTGATCCCCTTTACAAAATGGTTAAAGAATACGACTTGGGAAAGAATGATGTTTAAACCGTTGCGTGATGACCTAATGGTCCAACAACAGATCGATAATAGTTGGGAACACATGGTTGGGGTTATTATGCTTAATCAAACTGGACGTAAACCAGTTAAGCATACCCTACCAGAATTCCTCTATTGGTTCCCTACCCCACACGCATTAATCGCGGCTGATGAAGAATTTGTTAAAAGCATATTAGCACCGTTAGGCATGACCAATGTTAGATACAAGCGGTTAGTAGGTATGAGTCGTGACTATCTCACGTGGAACGGCAATGATGCTACAGAATTATACGGTATTGGAAAGTACGGTAGTGACAGCTACGAAATATTCTTCAAGCAGAACTACTCAGTAGAACCAACTGACAAAGAATTAAAACGTTATCTAGAGGAGGAAGTATGCTTGATTGTTTAATTATGGGTGACAGTATTGCAGTAGGCACAGCCCAAGTGCGACAGGAATGTGTTTCATATTCCAAAGGCGGTATTAACAGTTACCAATGGTTAAACGCCAATGTGGGCAAAAGCCCTTACATTGCTAAGAATGTTATCATCAGTCTAGGATCAAACGATCACAAGTATGTTAAAACCTTATCAGAGTTGCGTACTATTCGAGAGCTAACCAAAGCTGATAGAGTCTATTGGATTTTGCCCGCTATCAAACCAGACATCCAAGAAATGGTTCGTAAGGTGGCGGCAGAAAATGGCGACACAGTATTGCCAATGACCCGTTTGCAAGCAGACGGAATTCACCCAAGTTGGGCAGGTTATAAAGAGTTAGCAGAAAGAACAAAGTAAGGACTAGCATGAGTAGATACCATTGGATTAAAACTATTGTTGAGGACGATAACGGCGAACTGATGATCGACTTGAGTGAAGCTTGTGAAGAGCTAGGGTGGAAAGAAGGCGACGTCATTGAATGGATCGATAACAAAAACGGCACTTGGACTATTAAACGTAAGGAAGAAAAATGATTACAATGAAAGAATGGATGGAACTAGTTGGCTACCGCATTACAGAAGGTAGTGACTACGGTTGGCAATGTTATGGACACGATGCTTATCAGTTAGACAGCTGGAACGGCGACCACGATGGCCATAGCTTTACTATTTTGTTCGACACTAAAACACAGGTAGTTTATGAAGTACAAGCTCACGACTATCTACATCAACGTGCTTATCGTATGGTAAATGAAGACTTCCGTAAGAAAATGAAAAAAGAAGCCAAACGTCGTGGTGGTGATAAGAACATGGCATGGGACGATGTCGACTATGTTGATTTAGATGTAGATGACGACTTTATTCAAAAGTGTTTGGCTATTGCGGCTGGTGAAGATTACGATACTCGAGTAAGTATGCCAGTTAATTTTACAGATGAAGAATTACTAACATACATGAAAATGGCACACGAACGTGACATGACCTTTAACGAGTTTGTTGAAGATGCATTGCGTCAAGCAATTAAAGAAGTAGAAGCTGGGCGCCTTACAAAAGAAGATGCTCACAAATGGTTAGAAGAACAAGAGGAAATCAAATAATGAATTTAGTTCCAATGGTTGTTGAAAAGACTAGTCAGGGTGAGCGTGCCTATGACATTTATAGTCGTTTGCTAAAAGAACGAATTGTATTTTTAAATGGACCTGTAGAAGATAATAGTGCTAACTTAATTGTAGCACAAATGCTTTTTCTCGAAAGCGAAGATCCTGATAAAGACATTAATTTTTATATTAATAGTCCAGGCGGAGTTATCACTGCTGGAATGAGCATTTATGATGTTATGCAGTTTGTAAAATGCGATATTGCTACCTACGTTATGGGGCAAGCGTGTTCTATGGGTAGTTTTCTTGCTCAGGCAGGGAGTGCCGGAAAACGCTATATGTTGCCCTATGCCCGTCACATGATTCACCAACCAAGTGGCGGGGCTCGAGGTATGCAAAGCGACATCGAGATCCAGTATAAAGAAATCACAAAAATGAAACAGATCCTTACAGAATTGTATGTTAAACACAATAGTAAGGGTAAAACTTACGAAGATTTCGAGCGCGATATGGATCGAGATACCTTTATGAGTGCAGAAGAAGCGTTCGATTACGGTCTCGTTGATCAGATCGTAAGCAAGCACGAATAAACTATAACGTATTCCGCTAAATAGTAGGTATAGCCCAAGCGGGCATTATCTACTATTGGAATACGCGAATGTCTATTGAAAACGTCTTAACCCTAGAAAACGGCAAATTAACTGCTAGAGCAGACCTAAATGTTTATGGTGTTTTAACTGTAAACAAGGTCGTAACACACGAACTTGTAGCACATACACGTTATGATGCTCCATACTTTGAATTTTCAAAGAATACTGAAAGCGGGTCAAATTCAGGACACGGATTCCTATGGCCTAACAACGAGTACAATCGTCAGCTAATTTGGCGTGATGATCCAAGTCGTTTTTGGTTTACTGATAGTATCGACTTAGCACCAGACCGTGCTTTCCATATTAACGGAACAAGAGTTTTAAGCCAGCATACATTAGGCGGAAGTGTAGTAGAAAGTAATCTTCAAACTGTAGGAAACTTAAAAACACTTACAGTAGTAGGCAATGTAAATCTAGCAGATCAAGTTTTCTTCAATGCTACTTCTGGACGTTTAAGTATTGGTACAGAAGCAGGTACCGGTATACTCACTGTCTACGACAATAAAAATGACGTAGAAATTGTTATTACTGGTGGTGAAGATGGTCGTGCAAAAATTGGTGCGATACAAACACGTTCTGTGGATATCATTACAGATAGCCAAACTCGTGTGAGCGTAGAATACAACGGTGACTTTACAGTAGGTCACGAAACTAACCACGATACCGTTAGCCGCATTTACGGTAAAGTAGGTGTTAATGTTAAAACTCCTAAAGAAGATTTAGAAGTTGCAGGTAACATTAAATTTGCCAATAAATTAATGGCCACCGCGGATTCAATACCAACCTCTGGTTATTATACCAAGGGCGACATGGTATGGAATACTAATCCTAAATCTAATGACTATATCGGATGGATTTGCATTACTTCCGGCAACCCCGGCGAATGGAAACCATTTGGTTTAATCGCCAGTTAACTTTCCCAAAACCCATAATAAGTAATTGTGTAGTAGTGATCCTATTACACAACTTAGGCTCATTTTAGGGAGAACATTATGGATTATAGGCTTAAAACTCATTTAGAAAAACTTCAGGCATTTAATCGCGAGCGGTTGGGCTGGTTAGCTCTTAGCAGTTTCGTCGTGACCGCCGTTATTGGAATTATTTACAGCTGGAACTTGGTAGTGGAAAATCACCTAATATGGTTAATCCTTAGCGGTGGCGCTACTTTATTAGTAGTATGGTGGTATTGGACCATGATGGTTGTGCGCCATATACTTGAATCAAAAACCAGTGAATATATTATACTTCACGAAATTATCAAAGATATTCAAGAAATCAAACAAGACGTAAAAAATCTCGAATAGAGGTTGACTTTAGATAAGTACTGATGTTATAGTATACTATACTGTAACTTCAGTTAGCGGTCTTCAACGTCATTCATCCCGCTTTATAAACTCTGCATGTCGTCAAACTTGCTCATACATAAGGAGACTAGAGATGGCAAAATTTTACTCAACAAAAACTTACGGTAACGACCGCGGCTTATCATGCTGTTTTAGACAATGGCGTGCCACGCATAGCCACTGTTCAACACTACACGGTTATTCAATTGGCATTAAATTAATTTTTGAATGCGACACACTAGATGACAAAAACTGGTGTATGGATTTCGGTGGACTTAAAGAATTCAAAGCATGGGCTGATCATATGTTCGATCACACCTTGGTTATTGCACAAGATGACCCCCATTTGGCATTCTTTCAACAGATGGCTAATTTAGGAAATATCCCAAGCAGTGGAAATGGCGATCAAGGCTTTGATACATTAGAACCGTATCAACGAGGAGCATTATGCGATTTACGCATAGTACCCGGTGTAGGCTGTGAAATGTTTGCCAAAATGGCATACGACAAAATGGCAGAACTATTAGCATCTGGGGATATGCGTTATCCAATTAACTCAAGTGTACGTGTCAAAAGTGTAGAAGTTTTTGAACACAATGCTAATTCGGCAACATACGAAGGTTGATCTTTACCAAAGTGTGTGTTATAATATATTATGACACACACTAAACGCATAGGCTTTGCCTGCAAATGGATCGACGGCCCTAGTCAAATCAACGGTATCAAACAAACTGATACTGCTAGACAATACAACACTGGTACGACTACAGTTGCTTGGTTAAATAGACAAACTAGGGATGTCGCGGAGCAAAAGTTATGGGACCTAATGGTAGGCAATATCGAGGCAGTCTATCGACTGGTAGAACGTGTTAGCACACTTGATCCTCATCTTCGTATGGTTCGGATTAGTAGCGACATTCTCCCTGTTTATACTCACGATACTTACCGTGATTATTGGCGCCAACCTGCTGTTATATCATACTGCGAAACCAACTTTAAGAGAGTGGGCGATCTTGCTCGGGCTAATAATGTTCGCCTGTCTTTCCATCCTGGCCAGTTTACAGTTTTGGCAAGTTCTAATCCAGGGATTGTCCAACGTTCAATAGAAGAATTTGAGTATCATACTGATATGGCTCGTTGGATGGGCTACGGCAAATCTTTCCAAGATTTAAAAATTAATGTACACATTAGCGGTCGTGAAGGCCCTGATGGTATTAGGCAAGCGTATAAAAAGCTCTCGCCAGAAGCTCGTAACTGTATTACAATTGAAAACGAAGAAAACTCATGGGGGTTAAATGATTGTCTTACCATTTCTGATATTGTGCCTATTGTGCTTGATATTCATCATCACTGGATCCGTGAGGGAGAATACATCCTACCTGGAGACGACCGTGTTAAGCGAGTTGTTGATAGTTGGCGCGGTGTTCGCCCTACTTGCCATTATAGCATTAGTCGCGAAGACGTACTTGTTGGACATCCTGCAGGTACCGCACCTGACCATGCGGCACTTCTTTTAGAGGGTTACAAAAAGCAAAAGCTCAGAGCACATTCTAACTTCTACTGGAATAAACCAGTGAATGAATGGGCACTGAGCTTTTTAGAAACACATGATATCATGTGCGAATCTAAGGCTAAAAACTTAGCCAGCTTTGCTCTAGCCGAGCAAGCTCGAGAGCTTACTTTGCTTTAGGCTTTTTAGCCGCAGTAGTTTTCTTAGCGGCTGGCTTTTTAGCGGCAGGTGCTTTTGGAGCACGTGGCTTACGAGCAGTCTTTGCAGGAGCAATACTTTCAACAACTGCCTGAGTGGCTTGATCTGCTACTGAATTAATTTCAGCCTGTGCTGTAGGAGCGGCTTCTACTTTGTAGGGCGCCTGTTCAGCTTCAACTAAATCTTTTGGTTTACGGCTGTAATATACAACTGCACCAAGAACGACTGCAATAATAACTAAAATAATTTCCATGGTAATTTACCTTCCTTTTAAAAGTACAGCTATTTAATATTTCATAAATACCATGAAGCCAAAAAAGAGTCGAGCGCCGATTTGCTGTAAAGCTACATTAGCTGTGCTAAGAGAAGAAATAGGGAAAATTCTCAGCTTGCAGATCCTCGGATGCCCTATTGACCGCTTGACAGGATATTTACCATGTATAATTTTATAAAGACTATTGCTGAAGGTCGTACGCCAAAGGAACTGAAACAAGCTTCTTTGCCCTATGCTCGCGATGGTCTAGGACGCAGTTTAAGCAAACAGGCTATTGATTACCATTACGGTAAACTATACAAAGCCTATGTTGATCGCTTTAATGCAGGAGAAGGTGATGCTAACTTTAATGAAGCAGGTGCTTATCTCCATTCAATCTACTTTAGTCAATTTTGTCCGCCAAAAGGTTCTAACAAACCAGATAACTCAAGTTTATCATTTATCGAACATTACTTTAAATCGTTTGATAAATTCAAAGAGGACTTTGAAAAAACTGCTATGGGCATACAAGGCAGTGGTTGGGTCTATCTTAGCAAGGATGGTAAGATTAAAACTATTGTTAATCACGAAATCAAAGACGATATTGTAGTATTAATAGATTGGTGGGAACATGCTTGGGCATTGGATTATCAAGCTGATAAGAAAAAGTATTTAGAAAATCAGTGGAAGATTGTTGACTGGTCTATTATTAATGCACGTATAGTTGATTTAAAATTCTAAAGACGTTATAATTATTAAATGCTAAAAATAAAAAATCTAACAGCAATAGCACAAGAACAAATAGTTCTTCATGATATTAATCTAGAAGTTAAGCGTAATGAAATACACGTTATACTTGGTCCTGAGAAGGCAGGAAAAACTGCACTTATGTATTCTCTAGTAGGACTACCTTATATAGAAATTACAGAAGGCAGTATACATTACAAAAATAAAAAAATCAACAATCAACCTATCCATCAACGTAGTCAAAATGGAATCATTGGTGTATTCAGCGAGCTCATTGAAGTTCCAAATCAAACGAACTGGAGTCTTATCGAAGCAGTCCTAAAGTATAGAAAAGATACTCGAGATATAACAACACTTAAAGAATATTACGGTGAGCTATGTCAAAGTTTAGGACTAGGAGAAATCCACGGATATAAAGACGCTAACAGCGATTCAATGACCTATCAAGAAGCAATTAAAAACGAATTCCTTTGGTTATTAATGTTAGAACCTAGCTTGGCACTAATCGATAATTTTGACGAACGATTAGAAGAAGAAGATACAAAAATAATTATCGAACACGTTGCTAAAATGGCACAGGTTGACGGAAGGGCAACAATTATCTTTTCAAAAGATAAATTAGTATTGGAAGCAGTTAAACCTACACATGTCCACGTAATGGTAGATGGCAAACTAATACTTAGCGGTGGAAAAGAACTATTACAAAGGATCCAAGAAGATGGGTATTCAAAGCTTTCTACAAGCTGAAAAGGGCGATCCTGATTGGCTGTTTAGCCCAGATGAATATTTTGGCAAACAATTTAAACTTAGCGATGCAAATACTGTTGAATTAAAAGATGGTCAAGCAGATAGCATAGTTCTTAGATTAAACCCTACAGAAAAAGGCATGCTAGCCAAACATTTAAAAATTGACGTTAGAGAACATGCCGACCTTGATGTTATTATTTTAAATGAATCTAGCCCCAAACTTCAGCAGGTTTTTCTATACGATGTAAAAATACGAGAAGGTGCAAGCCTACAACTAGGTATTTTTACAAAAGGTGGGAAATTTAATAAACACATCTTTCAAATTGAAATCGAAGATGGTGGAAGTTTAGCCAGTTATGGTTATATGAGTAATGAAGACGGTGGCGATACTGAAATTATTACCAAGGTTTTCCAACAAGGAGCCCAATCATTGTGTACGCAGTTAATTGGGGCTCATGCCGGTGAGGATAGTCAGACTGTGTATCAGGGCATTGTAAGGGTCTGCCCCGAAGCAGAAATAGCAGAAACAAGTTTAGAAAGTGTTAATATTGTTACAGGCAACGGAGGCCGCTGTTACAGTCGTCCTGAAGTTATTAGTGATAATGTCACTGCTAAGGTCCAGTACGGCAGTCAAACACAATGCCTAGATAGTAATATAACATTCTATCTAGCCAGCAAGGGGCTAGCACCGCAGGATAGTCAAGAATTAGTATTAAAAGGTTTCCAAGAAGCCATTTTTGATCTAATTAAAAAGGATGAGATTCGAGAAGAAGTTGTACAGTTATTCAATCCGCAAGAATAGCTAAATACCCTATAATACGGTAAACGACGGAATTGGGGCCGCTTATGTCCCAATAAATATAATATCGTAGGGGAAAAAATGGCAACTACATCATCAAATAGACTGTTAATTAATCTTGGTGCGCAAGCAAACGACGGAACAGGCGAAGCTATCAGAACAGCATTCGACAAGGTTAATCAAAATTTTGAAACAATTTTTAACGTAGCGGGTATTGGTTCGGGTCTGTTATTCACAAAATTAGCGGACGGACCGAAAGTATTAACTGCAAATAAGTTCATTGTAACTGATGCTACGGGTCTAACTGTAACACAAATGACCTTGACTGGTGCTAACGGTATTCAAATTACCGTCGATCAGCCCAATAAAAGAGTCGAAATTAATGCCACGATCACAAACTTAATCAACGACCCTACACCAATTTTAGCAAATAATCTACAGGGTGCAAATTATCGAGCAACAATATTCGGTAATCCAGTTGACGACAAAGACTTAACAACAAAGAAATGGATCTTTGATCACTTTGTTAATCGCGATGCTCAATACGAGTACATTTCTAGCACCAATCCGCAAACTGGCGCAAACAATACTACAACAGTTGTAGAAGGAAGCACTTTCCGCTCTAACGTTCGAATGGTGCTAACTGGTACTAACACTACAACTAACGTTGGAAAAGTTATTACAACATACGATTACACAACTACAGGTGTAACAAAAACATTAGATCTAACATTGGGTGCATGGCGAGAAAGTCACCTAACACGTAAAGATTACGTAGATACAAAAATTAGTTTACAAGGTATTGACACCGTTGACCCAGAGACAGGACAAATTAATCCTGCATTTGGTGCAATGACTGGCCCGTTGTATCTGTCAAGAGCTCCGACAGAAAATGACCCTGCCAACATGGCGGCTACAAAAGGATACGTTGACAATCAAGGTTTTCCAAGTCGTCAAAACTTTTATGTAAGTTTAAACGGTAATGATGCTCGCTATGACATTCCTCCGTATAAGCGCGGTCGTAGTTTGGCGTGGGCGTTTAGAACTATTAACCGTGCCGCACAAGCCGCACTACAATATTCAAAAGCATCACAAATTAAGCTAGGTGTTTACAAACGCAAGATAACAACTAACAATTATACAGACCCTGTTGTTATTAATAGCATTCTTCCGTCGGCTAATATTCCTAACGCCTTCCGTATAGATGTTACATATATTGGCGGAAATGGAACTGACTGTTTTATTGAACGCAGTATCCGTCCTGGACAATATTTGTTAGGAACAAACTCCTCAGCTATTGGTCAAATTTTAAACTTGGCTTTAGAAGCATCTAGTAACGTAACTGAATATTATGAAATTCAATATGTTGATTATGCTGATACATTTGAATCACCGATTACACCTGATGCAGTTTCAGGAACTGTAACTTTTAGATTGTTCGAACCTAATCTAATTGAAATTCCAGACTTTTGGGTAGGTTATAAATTTGTTATTGATTCAGGCGCCGGCGGTGGATCGGGTGTTATTCAAAGTGTAGGATTGTACTATGCACCTAACGGTAATGTATATGACGAAATTACTGTTAAGATGGATGTTCCGTTAATTGGCACTAGTATTATTAGCGGTGCTAATTGGCACGTTTACTCAGGATACTTTGAAGAAGGCGAAGAACTATGGTACGGCCAGCGATACAATAAATTAGAAATTTCACTTCTTGTTGAATCAGGTGAATACGACGAACAGCTTCCGATCCGTATCGGCGACAACATTTCTATCAAAGGAGATGAATTCCGTCGTACAATTATTAAGCCGGCGTATGTTAGAGGAACTACTCGATATTCTATTTCTACATCTAAATGGGCAGATATTTGGTTTAGAAGAGATACACAGGTAGACGGAATGATTGTTGTTTCACTAGACGAAACAACCAATTACGCAACTAATACTACTGTAACACCTGATGGTGTTACTAACGATGCTACTACTGGTGTTGTTACTTTTAGCCTAGGCTCAGGTAACGCTAACGCTTCGTGGATTAAAAAGGTGTTTGTTGGTGCTGGCGGCCGTGGTGAAATTACTTCCGTACAAGGTCCTACATTTACGGTTAACCTTGCAGAAAATAATTTAGGCACAAGACGGATTAATAATACCAATCAAATTTCCCCAGGTAGCTGGAACATTTATGCACCTATTAACTTTGGTTATCATTATCTAAGAGATCCTAGCAGGGCTGTAAACTATCTTGCAAGTCCTAATGCAGGTGGATACGACTTTGCTTCAAAAATTCTTTTAGACAACATAGATTTTATTAAAGCAGAGGTTGTTGGCTATATTGATGCAGTCTACGGCGGATCATTTGTTTATGACCAAGCTACTTGTGCAAGAGACGTTGGTCTTATTGTAGATGCATTAGCATACGATTTAAAATACGGTGGCATTAACTCATCGATCAACGCGGCAGATTTTTATTATTCTGCAAGAGTTAATGAAGTTATTAACAATGAACTTTCACAAACAGCAGATGCGTTTGGATACATTAATATTCTTGCCCAAGATTTATTCCAACAAAATACAGTAACTACAACATATAGTGCAGTAGACCAAGTTATCGGTACCGTCGAAGCTGAAGCAGGAGCTTCAAGCACGATTGCCGACTTAGTAACTGCTATGCAGGGAATCTTGCTAGCAGATCCAGATTTTAACCCTCCTAAATATAACAGCGAGATAGACATCTTCTTAATGAACGATGCAACTATGTTACGCTACCTAGGCGCCAATGGCCACGGTGGATTTATGAAAGTGTTAGATCCAGAAGGTCAAGTCAAATCTAAATCACCATATACACAAACATGCTCGTCATTTGCTCAAAGTAAAGGAAGACATCATTTTGCAGGTGGTTTCTTTGTTGATGGATTCACAGGTAACTTGCCATTAACTACAACGTCGGCCACAGCACAATCTGATACTGACGGAAATTTAATTTATGTACCAGTTAGTGGAGTTCGAAGACTTCCAGTATTCCCAACATTTTTTATTGTCAACGGAATTAAGTACGAAGCAGATTATATGCTTTCATACAATTCTGTAGCTGAGACAGGAACACTTGTATTAAACCCAAATAATCCTGGCGGTATTGCAGGTGTCTCAATTAACAGCGGAAACACGCAAAATGAGTTCACTCCAAACGTTGCTACCTTGCCTGTTACATTTAGTGGTCCAGGTACCGCAGGAAGTTTAACTGCGAGAGGTTATGCAACTACTAACGCACAAGGTAACATTGCATCAATTGTTGTTACATTCCCAGGTAAGGGGTATGAATCACAACCTACAATTTCTTTAGGTGGCGCAACATTTAATTTTGTAATCGGCGGTAATGGCGAAATTACGTCAATGACCATCAACTCTGGTGGCGAAAAATATACTACTGGCACAAGAATTAATATTTCTGCACCTGGCGGGGCTGGATTAACTGCTAGTGCAACTATTGTTAGCGTAGACGGCAATGGTGCTATTACTGCAATTAATCTAGTATCAGGCGGAACTGGATATGTATCTACTCCAACTGTTACATTTGGGCGCCAAGTGTTTAGCTCAAATATTGTTAAAGGGTTTATTGGTAACTTACCGAGCACAGTTGAATTAATTACTGCTGGTAATCGTTCTATGTTGGCGAACGACTTTACACAGTTGAACGATTTAGGTTATGGTATTTTTGCTACCAATGGCGGCTTCATCGAAAACGTTTCGATGTTTACCTATTACTGCTACACTTCTTACTATGCGCTTAACGGTGCTATATTAAGAACTATTACAGGTTCGAGCGCATACGGAACCTACGGTCTTGTTGCCGAAGGTTCTAATCCTAACGAAATTCCGTTACCTGTAACAATGCCAGATGATCTATCACAAATTGCTACAGTTTATAACGTGGCACCTTATACAAACCAAAAAGCAGGTGGAGATCTTTATGTTAATCTATCTACTATTGCAGGTTATGCTCCGTACTCAAATAGTGAGATAGAAATTAATCATAATGGTATTAGAAAAACATACAGCTTAAGAACTGCAAGACAAGTATCTGGAAATTTTTATGCTTTAAGTTTAGATACTGCTGGCGGCGGTTTATATGCGGCCGTTGCAAACAACACATCAATTATTATCAGAATAAAATATATATGGAGACTGTACGGATTAAATGCATCTTCATTAACCCGCCCAAGTACGGTTCTGACATTAAATGAACAAAGCACTTATAATTATAGAATTTTAGAATATACAAATTTAGGTAGTGACTATGTATTAGCTGAAAGCGATCAGTCTTATGACTATGTTCAAATAACTCCTTATAGCCAAGGCGGCCTTTACAGACAAGGTGTCAGTCGTCCAACTATTGATGTAGCAGGTACTGGATATAATTCAACTAGTACACAATATGGAGTAACATTTGCTACTCCGCCAACTAAGACTGCGGTTGTTAACGGTGCTCAAGGAACTATAGATGCCCCTGTTTCGACAGTATTAGTTGGAAGTGCAAGCGGACAGATTCATCCTGGTATGGTAGTTACTGGTGGTGGTGCATTAGCTAATCAGTATGTTACATGGGTGAGCTATGACCGAACAACGATTCAGACCAGCCAAACTCAAATTTGGTCTACTGCGGGCGCCACATTAACATTTGTCGGAACAACTGCAACCGGTTATGCAATGAACGACGGTGTTACTGGAATTGGTAGTATTAAGATTACTGATCCTGGTGTAGGATATGATACTGCTCCATTAGTAACTATTGCATCTGCTGGTGGGACATTGGCACAAGCCTCTGTTACATTAAGTGGTACCAGCGGAACTAATGTTATTAAAGTTCTTGCATTAAACAATTCCGACTCTGCTAGAATAACTACAGGCCTTTCAAGCTCGCCAGTATACAATTATGTGTTTGGTTATGAAGGTGAAACATATAAAATTACCGAATACAAGACTCCTACACAAACAGGATTTTCCTGGGGGGAAATTTCAATACAAGGATACAATACAGGAACTTCTGTATTAACCAGAGAAATGACTGTTGATCCATTGTATGCAGGTGTTAGTAAAAATACCAATGGTTCAATTACTGTAGAAATTTCAACGTTACGTGCGACTGCGCATGATATGATCGACATTGGTACTGGCGGTTACGCTACTTCTAAAATACCAAATGATTTATATGGACCTCCAACAATCCAACCTAATCAGGCACAGGAAGTTAGAGAAATTGGTAAGGGACGAGTTTACTATGTAACTACTGACCAAAGCGGTAACTTCCGCGTCGGTAAGTACTTTGCTGTTGACCAAGGTCGCGGCACAGTTACAATTAGCGCACCAATTAGCTTAACGGGCATTAGCAAACTATCGTTTAAGAAAGGCGTCGAAGTTGACGAGTTCTCTAAAGACGATACCATGGCGGCCAAGAGCCTAAGTAAAGTTCCGGTCGAATCTGCTATTGTTTCTTATATTGATCACAGATTAGGTGTTGATAAAACTGGTGCAGTTGATGCTGGACTAATTGGTCCTGGCATGATGTCACTAAACGGCGCTCTTGCAATGACTGGTTCGCTGGACATGGGTACTAACAAAATTATTAACGTTGTTGTTCCTACAAGTTCAAGTGACGGTGCTACAAAAGGATATGTCGACGGCAAAATTAGTTTAGACGGCATGGATGAAAATACCAACGACGGTGGACAGGGTGCTGGTATTATGGCCGGTCCATTACGGTTAAGTGCTGACCCTGTTACAATTACTGTTACAACTACTGGAACAGTTAGCGTAAGTGATACTGTTGTACGACTAGCAAGTAGCGCAGGAATTTATAAAGGAATGCAGTTAAACAATTCTGCATTTGCTGGCGGTACTATTGTTACCGACATAAACAACAGTCAAGCAATAACAATATCTGCAGGTGCTACAGGTAGTTTACCTGTATCATCGACTATTATTCTTGATCCTGTAAGACAGTCTGCAACTAAACGATATGTCGACCGCAAGACTCAATTCCAAGCATTACGTGATGTTGTGCTAACAAGCCAAGCGGATACAGACATTTTAATGTTTGGTGGGGCACTAACGGCAAGCAGTAACACATCTGTTCCGTTATATGACTCGGCTCGTAGTGTAGTTAACGTTGCAAACAATACTGCGGCTATTACAAACACATCAACTGCAAATGGTGGTGGTAGTGATGTAACACTATCACGCTCTGGAAACTCATTAACTATTAAATTAGTTGGTGGACAAGGTGCGGCAAATCCAATTACTAACCACCATATTAATAATGCGGCCGCTATTGCTCAAAGTAAACTAGCAATGAGCGCGGCAGGTACTGCGTCAAGTTCTGTAGGTATTACACAATCAAGTTTAGGTCTAGTGGTATTTGATCAAGTAATGTTTAGTACTGCTAACGGCTTTGCTACACTACTAACTGCTACTAATACAACTACAGGCATTGCGCCAAGTAAAATGCAATGGCCTGCCGCAGGTGGTGGTTTGCTTGGTGCAACCGATTTAGCTACCTCAGTAGCCGCTACTTATTTGTCTAGCTCAACTGTTCGTACATGGTTAGGTGTTACAAGTAACACAGCAGGTGGAACTTATACAGGTGCTGTAACATTTACTGGCGGAGTTACAATACAAACAGCCGCTCTTGACGCACAGGTTAACGTAACTACTCGAAATCATTACGCAGGTACAAGCAATACTTACGACATTGGTACTACTAGTACATATTTCAGAACTATGTACGTGGATACATTGTATGTTAAGACTGGTATCGGTGGTAGCGGTGCTTTTATTAATGCTAGTACTATTCCAAATTCTTCATTAGTTAACAGTTCTTTAACAGTTTCCGCAGGAACAGGAATGAGCGGAGGTGGTAGCGTTGGATTAGGCGGGTCAGTTACACTAACTAATAACGGTGTTGTTGGATTATCAAATGGCGGCCATATTACTGCAACAGGTACTGCTGGAGGAACATTCACATTAGGTTCCGATGCTACGAATGCTAATACCGCTAATACTATTGTTGCTCGTGACGCTAGTGGTAATTTTAGTGCAGGTACTATGACTGGTACTGCTACTGTGGCACAATATGCTGACTTGGCAGAACGTTATACTAGCGACATTGTCTACGAACCTGGTACAGTACTAGTGTTCGGCGGTGCTAAAGAAGTTACGTCAAGCACAGAAGCTAACGATAGACGTGTTGCAGGTGTTGTTTCTACTAACCCAGCACACTTAATGAATAGCGTCTTAGAAGGTATCGATGTGGCGCTAACTGGTCGCGTACCATGTAAAGTGGTCGGTATTGTTAAGAAAGGCGACTTAATGGTAACTAGCCATGTTCCAGGAGTAGCAATGGCAAACAACGATCCTAAGATGGGAACTGTTATAGGTAAAGCATTAGAAGATTACAATAGTCCAGAAGTTGGAGTTATTGAAGTTGTTGTAGGACGCATGTAATGACTTTAGCACCGAAGTGGATAACTCCGCAAGGAACTGTCGGAACTTTCCCCCAAGGAAAGAACGTTACATTTACTTTAAGTAGTATAGGTGCTAGAGACTTTGACTTAATTGCTGGCGATATTAGTACCGTCGGTTATTATAGTTTCCAAATTAACACCGGCACCTCATTTACAGATGTTACTACATTAACTATTTCCGGTACACCGTTTGCAGTTAATCAAAATATTTCCACTGAGTTTGTTATTCGTGCAACTAACCAATATGGAAGTATTGACCGGACATTTAATATTAATATTACTGGGCCGGTAGATCCTGAATGGATTACTCCAACTGGATATTTACAAGTAGGTCCAAATCTCGAACCATATTGTATTAATAGAAGTCGAGTAGATTTTACACTACAGGCAACAACTCTATTAGTTCCAAAGAATCAAAAGATAACATACTACATTGCAGAAAATGATGGACAGCTACCGCCAGGCCTAAGACTAAATCCTACGACTGGTATAATTAGCGGTTATGTAAATGATCAATTATCGATCGATTTCTTGGCCAGTAAGACTGGAGGGTATGACGCTGAATTTTATGACGGCTATCCCTATGACCATGCGTTGCTATTTGGAAATACAGTACAAGGTCGATTAGTTAGCATTACTAAAATATATCAATTTTATGTTACTGTAACTGACGGCATTTCAGTATCTAGACGAAAATTTCAAATACGTGTCGAAGATCCGAATACATTTAGAACTGACACTTCGCAGATTACAGACGACACTACTAACTATCTATCCAACATTGGATATCTAATTCCTCCTCTTTGGCTAGAGGTTGACAATAGTGTTTTACCTAACCCAAGTAATTTAGGCACACTTCGAGCAAACAACAATCAAGTAATTGATCTAAATGCATACGATCCGTATCCATTCGTTGGACCTATTGCATTTGATTGGGATTTGATAAAAGTAAATCCTGAAATTAGATTTTTGTCAAACTCTGAAACAAACACTATTGGCTTGCCAGTATCTAATTTATTAGGATCTCAATATTTAATTACACAACAAACTATCGGTGTTCCAGCAGTAGGTATGAGTTTACAATTAAATCCATACGTAAAAAATGCAGGATCAACTGTTTATCGAATTAACTCAGTGGAACAATACGGAGACAATGGATATAAACTCGGGCTAGGAGTAGTTACAACATATAAAGGCGAAGTTAATAGTACAAATGATCTCCCGTTATCAAATAGTCCCGGAGATATGTACAAGGTACTATCTTCTAATCATTATTTTGTATGTAATCAACTTCCAAATTCATTTATAGATATTGGCGTTAATGCTATAGGTTATGTAGACTACCAACTAGAACTTAGTGTCCCTGATATCACTACTTTGTTTATTGGAAGTTTAGCCGTACATCCACCCGGACTTGAATTAGATACTGAACAAGGTATATTGTACGGACGTATTCCATATCAGCCAGCTTACAGTAGAAATTATAGATTCACAGTTCGCATAACAAAAACAGATCAAGACTCGGGCGAAACAGTTGCAAATAATCATATTTTTAATTTAACATTAAAAGGTGATATTGAAACTACAATACAGTTCCTAACTGACAAAGTCGTAGGAACATTAAAGCCCGGACATACATCCGACCTAGCAATATTAGCCGAGCATACTTCTGCCAATCTAGACATAACTTATAACTTAACTGGAGGTAAGTTACCTCCAGGTCTGACACTAACTCCAACTGGAAACATCACCGGAGTTATTCCTACTAATATTCAAACAAACTTTGATATTGCGGCAACTGGATTTAATACAACAAGTTTTGATGTTGGTGCTACTACATTTGACAGAACATATACATTCAATGTAACTGCTAGAGACAGTTACCTATATTCAGCAGTAAGCAAAGATTTTACAATCGATATACTTGAAAATACTATTATTCCTTACACAAATATTTTTGTAAGGCCACTGCTTAAAAGAGAACAAAGAACATATTATCGAAGCCTTATTGAAAACTTCTCTATCTTTGACCCGAATTTAATTTTTAGAAGCGATGATCCGAATTTTGGTGTACAACATTCTATTAAAATGACCATTCAATACGGAGTTCAGAAAATAGACTTAGACAAATACGTTCCTGCACTTACATACTATTTTAAACGTAGAAGATATTATTTCGGAGAATTAAAGAGTGCGGTGGCTGTTGACAGCACTGGCAAGCATGTATATGACGTTGTTTACTTAGATATCGTCGACGATCAAATGATCGGAAATAAAATCAGCGTTGCGCAATCATTTACTCAAACAGTTAATGGTCAGCTAGTAACATACTACCCAGATAGTATTATCAATGAACAATTTTCAATTAAAGAGATCGAAATTGATGTCGGGCATCCGTTAAGTATAGATGATGAATATAGACCAAAATTCATGCAAACACTACAAACGGATACCGGAATTCCTTTAGGATTTGTTAAAGCATCTATTTTATGTTATACATTACCTAATCAAAGTAGCAAGATTATTAGTAGCATTAAACGATCGGGCTTTGATTTTAAACTTATAGATTTTGATATTGATCGTTTAGCTATCGAAAATCCACTAGATTATGACGGAACTCGATATTTGCTATTCGGAACTGGGGCCGCAGATACTGGATTCTACATCAGTACTGAAGACGATCAGGATCTCTTAACTGAAGACTCAGTCGAATTATCGTTATAAATATAGAACAAATGAGGATTTAACATGTCAAGTACATCAACTACTTTTATTAATAGTGTCAATACTACCTTTCCCGTAGCAGGGCAAGATAATGATACGCAGGGATTTCGCGATAACTATTCTAACATCAAGAATGGTATGCAGGCGCTGGCCAACGAAGTTTCTGTTATACAAGGAATCGGAGTAGTTAAAAATAGTACTAACGATTTTTCAAATACAGGCATTATTCAAAATGCTATATTACAATCCTCTAGCATTAAAACGTACCGTAATAATATCGGAGCAATTGGTGGAAATCAAACAGTCGATTTTACCTCCGGCAATTATCAAGTTTGGAAAATTACTTCTGCTACTAATCTAAGTTTTGTTAACTTTCCTGTTTCTAACTTTGGTGCAGTACAACTACAACTATATAGAGATACTGATACTACCACTACTGTAGCAGTGACCTTAGTAGCTAGTACAACTACTAGCATTTTACTCGATACTAAATCAGGTGCTGGAGTAACTAATCCTATTGCATTAACAACTTCTAGTCCTGTGCTATACGAAGTTTCGAGTATAAATGGTGATTCCGGCCCGTTACACGTTAGATTTATAGCAGGCCCATTTAAGGCTTCTTAATATGTTCAATCCGTTGCTTAATGATTTGTCCAATTTAAAAGACACTGAGTTAGACACTAAGATACACGAGTTAACTAAGAAATACTGGATATCTGCTCGTAACGGAAATGGTATGCTTGGGCAACAAATTTTAGTTGTTCTGGAAAGCTACAAAGAAGAAATGAGAAAAAGGCAAGCTGATCAACATAAATCTTTTGCCGAAAAACAAAATAAAGACCTCGACGATCTAATTCGGTAGTTGACAGTAGCTTAAAAATATGCTATAATGTCAATATGAAAATAACTGACTTTAACGAAATAATACTAGATCAACAGGACGTCTTTAATGGACTGTATTCTGGTAAAATTACTTCGTTAGATTTAATTAATCTCGATGATAGTAAGACTGTTAACCAGTTCAATCAAGCACGAAATCAAAACGCAGACCCGTTTCCATCGTTAATACAATTTAATCAAACGATAGAAAACATAGACGAGTTTGATAAACAAAATCAAAATAACTGGTTTATGCCCGACAAATATAAAACTTTAGATATTGAGAAATGGTTATTGGACTCGTGTCCAGAACAAAACTTAAATCGACTACATCAAGAACTAGTATTATTCCGCCAACATAATATGATCAACCTATTAAAATATCTTAAATACTTGGTTGATACAATGCGCTCTAACAACGTTGTTTGGGGTGTAGGTCGAGGTAGCTCTGTGGCCAGTTATTGTTTGTATCTGTTAGGAGTACACAGAGTTGATAGTATCAAGTATGGGTTAGACATACACGAATTCCTTAAAGGAGAATTAAAATGACAAGAAATGTTTATAGAACAATGCAGGGACGAGAAGTTGATATGGATTCATTGCTACAAAAAAATGAAACTATACCAGCAGTGGGTAATGTAAGAATGAACGCTCGCGGCGATGAGTTAGGCCAGGGTGGTAAAGTTGTACGTACACGAGAAGAAATCGTAGCCCAATATAGTAAAGATAGTGAGGAATAAATGGGACTTTATGATAGATCAGGTTCGGTTACAAAAATAAGCGGAACATTCCGCCCTTTACACGATAAAGTGTTTGTAACCGATATGGAGTTCGGCGAAGAAATTACTAAAAGCGGAATCGTATTAAAAAGCGATAACGGTAAAAGTGAAGGTGTTCGCCCAAGATGGGCTAGAGTATGGGCGATTGGTCCAGACCAACATGACGTAAAAGTCGGAGAATGGATTCTTATCGAACACAGCCGATGGACTCGTACTGTTCATTATGAAGAACCAGATGGTAATATTGTAGAAATACGTATGGTTGAATTAGACTCCATGATCATGTCAGCTGATGAAAAACCAGATGATGTTGTTGAGCGTCGTACACCTGTAGGTGCTGGCTCAAATGTCAACTTTAATATTCCAGGGGCGTAATGAAACAATATCAGCATCAAGATTTTAAATTTGATCCCAAGACCGATAAGGAAAAAGTTCTTCAACTAGAAGAAACTGTAACCAATCTCGAAAAACAGGTACAAATTTTAAATCAAAAGATTGCTTTCCTAGAAAGGCAAGATCAACGTTCTAGATCAAGTTTTGAAACTATTCAAAGCAGGATAAACGCTCGTAAATAAAAATAGGGCTTGACTAGCCCTATTCTTCCCTGTATAATAAGGGATATGATATTCAATAAAATAAAACAACTAAAAGAAGAAGGTAAACGAATTGGCATAACTTTTAGTCAATTTGATATGTTACACGCAGGGCACATTGCCATGCTATCCGAAGTTAAAAATCATTGCGATTATCTTATCGCAGGATTGCAAAATAATGCTCAATGGGATCGTCCGGAAAAGAACGCACCTATTCAAAGTATTGTAGAACGACAAATACAATTGAGCGCAGTTCGGTATGTTGACGAGATCGTTGTTTATAACACAGAAAAAGATCTAGAAGATATCTTGCTTACTTTGCCAATTGATGTTAGAATATTAGGTGTAGAGTATCAAGGCAAAGATTTTACGGGCAAAGAAATTTGTAATAAACGTGGAATTGGAATAATTTATAACGGACGAGATCACAGTTTTAGTTCAAGCAGTCTACGTAAACGTGTAGTCCAAGCGGAGAATGAGAAAAATGCAAAAATGTAATTCATGTGGTATTGAAATAACAGAAGATGCAGTACGAGCATGTACTTGGTATCAAGGGCGGTGCCCACATCAGCCAGCTATGATCGATGGTAGTCTTTACAAAGCTAGATTTTACAATTTGCTACAAGCAATCAAGAATTTTTTTACAAAGGGTGACTGCGATTGCGGTCATAAACACTAATATGGCAGGCAAGGGAAGTAGACGTAGACCAACAAACATTCCGTTGGAACAAGCAGATGCAAACTTTGAAGGCATCTTTGGAAAGAGAGTACCGACGTACTTAAAGAAAATGATTCCAGATGAGCCAACAAATGACTCGAAAGAAGATAAACCAAAAGAAGAAGGCAAAGAATGAAAGAACTATGGGTAGAAAAATATCGTCCGCAACGTATCGATCAATACGTATTCCGAGATAATCATCAACGCAAACAAGTAGAATCTTGGGTTAAAGACGGATCAATTCCGCATTTGTTGTTTAGTGGTGCGGCAGGCATTGGTAAAACTACACTTGCTAAAGTATTGTGTCACGAGCTAGGCGTAGAGTCTTATGATATTTTAGAAATTAATGCAAGTCGCGACAACAACGTTGATACTGTTCGAGAGAAGATTATTAACTTTGTACAAATGATTCCTTTTGGTCCGTTTAAAGTAGTACTATTAGATGAAGCAGATTATCTCACACCTAACGCACAGGCGATCCTACGTGGAGTTATGGAGACCTACAGTAACACTAGTAGGTTCATTCTTACTTGCAATTATCCGAATAGAATTATTCCTGCTATTCATAGTCGTTGTCAGGGCTTTCACGTTGAGAAAACCGATCAAACAGAATTCACTGCTCGTGTAGCATATATTTTAGCAGAAGAAGGCATTGAGTTTAATGATTCTACGCTAGACACATTGGATACCTATGTTAAAACAACATATCCAGATATGCGTAAGTGCATTAATATGGTACAGCAAAATGTACACGATGGAAAGTTAGGATTACCTAGCCAGGGAGATGAAGGCACGGCAGACTATAAAATCGAAATGGTACAGTTGTTTAAGGCAGGTAAAATACAGGCCGCACGTAAACTATTATGTGGATCGGCTCGTCCGGAAGAGATGGAGGAAATCTATCGCTGGATGTACGATAACTTAGACTTGTTTGGCAAGGATGACGAGACTAAGGATACTGCTTTATTGATCATTAAGCAAGGGCTATGTGATCATACGCTGATTGCTGATGCTGAAATTAATCTAGCGGCAGTATTAGCCAAACTAGCGAGGTTACAATGATTATTCATCCACATATAGGGAACGATACCCGCCGAGAAGTTATGGATTGGTGTGAGGAGAAATTTGGGCCGTACAATGAAGAAGATTCTGTATGGTTTGCTACATCGAACTACGATAGATCCAAAGATGGAACATTTGATATTCACTTTGAAGATACCTACGAGGCGATATGGTTCTTATCAAAATGGGGTGGCGAAGTAGTAGTAGATTTAATAAAGTCAGCTTAAAATAAAAAACCGCGTAATCCGGATTTTGCAGGTCTGATGGATTTACGCGGTTTCTCTTGAATATTGTTATGCTTTACTCGTTATCTAACTCCTTGTATATAGATAAAACTTCTTTGACTACAGGGTGACGTTCGATGTCTTTTGTCTCAAACCTTGCCATCGCAATCATACGATAATCACCTCCTTGGGCGTATAATTGACAAAATTCTAACAATCCGTTCTCCGTAGGACGGTCTGCTTGATTCAAATCCCCTGTTACCACCATTCGACTGCCTTCACCTAAACGTGTTAGCAACATCTTCATCTGGCTAGGTGTAGCATTCTGCATTTCATCTGCAACGATGTATGCGTTCTTGAATGTACGACCGCGCATATATGCCAGCGGTGATATCTCAATTACTCCTTCTTCTAGCATTTCTGCTATTTGTCGTGTGTGATAATACTCTTGAAAAACATCCATAATCGGTCTAGTCCATGGTTCCATCTTTTGATTTAATGTACCAGGAAGAAACCCGTGTTCCTCATCAACGCTTACAGCCGGCCTTGTGACTACGATTCTATCAATCACCCCCTCTTTTAACTGTTTAATGGCCCACTGAACACCCAACATTGTTTTACCCGTACCGGCTGGACCGATAGCGAAAGTGATAAATTTCTTGGGATTTTTTAGCAAATCTAAATATGCCTCTTGCGATCTATTTCGCGGGATGATATTAACTTGCTGTTTTTTCTTGAAATAAGTGTTTATTTCAATTGTGTTTTGGCTTTCGCCGTGACGGGTATTGCTTTGAGGAGCAGTACTGCGTCTTTTTGCGCTGTTTCTTGACAAATCTAATTCCTCCGTTTCAGGAAGACCTGCAAAGATATTTAAGACATTGATAAAAAAATGTGCTCAAATGGGCTTTTTTTGTCTAAGTGCAAATCGAACTAAATATTATCAGTTACTAGGAACCCTATATGCATGATATAGTAGACGTTATTAAAAATATACAAACACTCGCGGCCGACGATTCTGCTTTTAAAATACTCAAAGATTTTGAAAGAGTTCTCGACGAACTTGATTTATATGTGTTTGACAATTGGGAAAACGGTGAACTATTAAAAGGCCCAGACGTTAGTCGTTATTTTGTTAGTTGCAAATTTATGTGGCCACGTGAAGACATGCCTGATCCAAGTGGTGGGGAACGTCTGCTTGATTATGGCTGTCAAATCAAGTATCAAAAATCGAGTATCCTAGTACCACGTAAAGTATATAAGCCGAGCGACTTCCGCCCAGGCACAAAGAAAGGCAAAATTGATCCTCACCCAGTTTGGGTCGTAGAAATCGTAATGCCTAAGAAATTAATGCAGGACATCTTTACAGGCAAAGAACTTAAAGATAATATGAAGTATGCAGAAAGTATGCGTACACAAACAACAGACAATTTAACATCTCAAGTTGATGACCCAACAACACAAGTTGAACAACCAGATGCAACTACTATGGAGCCAACTAATGTCCCACAATAAATTGTTCGAAGGACTCCAAAAAGGTGATCTAGTAAACTGTGTAGAGAATATATTCACAGTAGATCAATTCACAAGTAAGATGGGCAACGACCGTGATGTTGCTGTACTACGTTTCCGTGTTAAGGATAAATTTCCAGCAATTGATATGATGGAGTTTATTGAAAAAGGGTACCCGTTTGTTCTAGATGCCGATATCAGTTCTGGAGAAGAACGTGATGGGAGATATTCCGTATTTGTTGAAATTGAAAGAAGCAAAAAGTTACCGGGTCAAATAAAAAATATTATCGAAGGACTTACTGCTTTAACAGATATTAATGATTGGCGTTTCCGCTTTCACAAAGAAATCGACGGTAACGATTTTTCAGAAGAAAGTATTACTGAAAATATTCCGTTAACTCCTGACGAATACGATACTACCTTAAACGAGCAACGCACTACTGATGTCAAAGAATTCTTTGATCAAGGAACTGCTGAAATTTCTGTTGATGAAAATCTTAACGTAACTTTTAGAAAGCCGTATGGTAGCCCACCGCTAACTGCGGAATTAAAATATTTAGGTAGCTATTCTGAAATTAAAAATAATTTACCGGGTGCTATACAAGTAGACGAAGCGAGTGCTTCACAAACAGTATTCCTATCAAAATTTTTAGGCAATTACGAAATACATAAAATCAACGGTGAATTCTTAGTCCGCAATGGCGACAAGGCCGCTGTTATAAAACTACATAAAGGATAAAAAATGTCATTTGAATTTGATTTTACTCAAGCAAAATTTGAATCTTGCGTTGGAAAACCACCGTATGCTGATCACTGGTTTGAAGCACTAAGCGAAATATTACCCGACTACGAAATTCATACCGTAGAACGTGTTGCGGCTTTCCTAGCTCAAACAGCACACGAGTCTGGAGGCTATCGTGCAATTAAAGAAAACTTAAATTACAAAGCAGAGAGTCTTTGTAAAGTATGGCCACGCTACTTTAATGCAGGAAATGCCGCACAGTACGCACACCAGCAAGAAAAAATTGCTAACAGAGCATACGCTAATCGTATGGGCAACGGTCCAGAAGAGTCAGGCGATGGTTGGAAGTTTTGTGGACGTGGACTTATTCAGTTAACTGGCAAAGACAACTACTCACGTTACGCACAAAGTTTAGAAATTAGTCTAGACGAAGCAAGCGAACACTTAACAACTTTTGAAGGCTGTGTACAAAGTGCCGCATGGTTCTGGGAAGCAAACAATTTAAATCAGTTTGCAGATTCGGGAGACATGCTAACATTAACCAAACGTATTAACGGTGGCACATTAGGCTTAGAAGATCGCATTAAACATTATAAACACGCTATCCAAGTACTAGGAAGCTAAAATGAATCAGATACAATGGATGTTTAGCATCATACCTGATGCAATATTGAACTGGGTCTATTGGTTTATCATTGCTCTAGGGATTACAGGCATGTTTGCTGGTTGGTTTGGCAAATTCATTCCTATGTACGGACGTTATATTGGTTTTATTAAACCAGTTGGCATTGCTTTAGTAATATTAGGGGTTTGGTTACGTGGCGGTTATGACGTTGAAATGTCCTGGCGTAATAAAGTCAAAGAAGCAGAAGCTAAAGTCGCTGTTGCGGAAGCCAAGTCACAAGAAACAAATGTAGTTATAAAGAAAGTTTACGTTGATCGTGTAAAGAAAGTTAAAGAGCTACAAATAGTTTATAAAGATCGTATTAAAGAAATTGAAAAACGCATTGACGCAGAATGTACTGTTGCTCCTGAAGCAATTAGTATTTTAAATGATGCGGCCAAACTACGTAAAGGTACAGTTACTATCGGACCGTTAGAACCTGTATTACCGGGAGATAAGAAATGAAACGTTTATTAGTTTTACTTTCTGTCTTGGTACTATCAGCATGTGTTACCTCAGTACCAGTAACGATGTCATTCCCACAAGTACCTGAAGATTTAAAAGTTGCTTGCCCTGATCTAAAAGAAACTGATCCGAATACTACAAAACTTAGCGAAGTTATATCAGTAGTAGTTGATAACTACGGACAATACCAAGAATGCCGCATTAAAGTAGATGCTTGGATTCAGTGGTATAACAGTCAAAAGAAAATATTTGAGACAATCAAATGAAAAAATTAATCATACTTGCAGTAATCAGTTTGTTGCAAGGGTGTGCATTGTATGATGCATACTTTATGGCACGATTTGATAATAACGAATACTTACTGATTAATAAAATTAGAACTGAAGCAAACTTAGGTGCGGCTAAATGTGGCAAGCCAGAAGTAATCGAAGAAGTTGATCGCGTTTGGCGTACTGCTGTTGAGTTTAAAAACTATACACAAAGTATTCCACGTAATCAAGAAGCTACTAAGATGGCCAGCGAATTAGCCGAAATCGTTAAGGGATTGAGCGAACGATATCACGGAAAAGAGCCAGTTAGTATAATGTATTGTACTACAAAGTTTAGCAGTATTGAGCGTAATGCTGTTAACATTCAAAATGTTATAGGAAAGAAACCAAGATGACTATCGAACAACAACTAGAAGCTATTTTTAACACAGGTGATCCTAATATGCAAGATCTTGCTAATCGTGCAATGGCATTAAAGCAAGCATTAGAACAACAGCAAATTAGCGCAGGGGAATATACAGAAATGATCAATGATCTGTATCACGAGAAGAATATTAACGAAAGCGTACAAGATTTACAGCTAAAAGAGAACATTAATACAGCAATGAACGCACTGGTAAATCTAGCATCAATGTATTAAATAAGAGTACAGTAAGGAGCGAACGATGGCACTAATCGATTCAGTATTAAATTTAGTAAACAAACAACCAAAAGATCCGGATGCACCGAAGCCTCCGGTAGGATCACGTTCAGAGCGTGAAGCAAAATTAAAAGACAAAGCAGGTATGGTTATCTCTATCTTTGCTCTGTTGTTAGCAGTCAACGCATGGTACGGCGGCAAGTTAGGTAGCACAGTATTAAACAATACATTAGGTGCTAACAATACATGGGCACAGTATCAAGCCAAAGCAGGTCGTGGCGTTAGCTACGAGATCGCGGCTAAGACAACTAGTGATCCAAAAATTAAAGCAGAGTTCATGGCTGAAAAAGAACGCATGGATTCTGACAAGAAAGAAATTGCCGAAAAGGCAAGAGCTATGGAAGCTCTACGTGAAGAAGCTAAAAAATCTAGTCCATGGATTGGTTATGCAAGTACAGCATATCAGTTAGCAATCGTTGTGCTATCAGCAAGTATTCTTGCAGTTAGCATGGCAATGTTCTGGGGCAGTTTTGCTGTAGCAGGAGTTGGAATACTATTAAGCCTAAACGGCTTATTCTTATGGTTTTAAAGGACACTATATGAGCGAAGAATTAAAAAGCGAAAGCGAAAAGAAAAAAGAAGATTGGATGAACAGCAAATGGCGTCCAATGATGGGCTGGATGTATATGCTAATATGTCTAATGGACATGGTAGTATTCCCAGTGCTATGGAGTATTTTACAAGCGGTAACTCACACAGCTATTACACAATGGAATCCATTAACATTGCAAGGCGCTGGACTATTCCACATTGCAATGGGTGCGGTACTTGGTATTGCGGCATTTGGTAGAACACAAGAAAAATTAAACGGAGCAAACAATGGCGGAGCACAAATATCAGCACCATCAAGTAACTTTACAGCACCTAGCGCACCATCAGCAGGATTTGGTACAACACCAGGGGGATTCGGTTCTCCAGCACCAATGTCGCCTGCCTTCGGAGCACAACCCCTGGGCGGCGGAAGCGGCTTTGGAAGCGCACCTCCAGCGTCAGCACCAAGCGGCTTTGGTAGCAGTCCAGGATTTGGAGCGACAGCGACTCCAGCCGTAACAGCAAGTGGTAAGAAGATTGTCCCAACTGACGATCCAGTTTTATAAAGGAAGATAACATGAAAAAGTTTTTAATTGCACTAAACATTGTAATTTGGTCTGTTGTATGTGTACAACTATCACATGCCGAAGCAGTAGTTAAAGAAGTTTGCACACCAAAAGTAGACAAAGCAGGTAAAGCTGTAATGGATAAGAAAACTGGTAAGCAAGCCGAAGACTGTAAGAAAATTAAGACACATAAGAAAGTAGAAGGCGACAAGGTCCCAGACGGTAAGAAAAAGTAATCCAACTTTTTGACAAAGCAAGGACTATAGTGTATAATTAACACTATAACCTTGCTTATTTTTATGGACTATTATTCTACATTAGGTGTACCGAGAAACGCTTCTCAAGAAGATATCAAAAAGGCTTATCGTAGCCTTGCGATGAAGCACCACCCTGACCGAGGTGGTGACACAAACAAATTTAAAGAAATAGAAGAAGCATATCGTGTTTTAGGTGATCCTAATAGTAAAGCTGAATACGATCAACCAAAACAACAAAGTCGCCATATGGGCGGAGGATTTGACGTACCGCCCGGGTTTGAAGGATTCTTTGGCCAATTTGGCGGCAACTTTTCAGACCTTTTTAGGCCACAGAGGCCTCGTAATAGAGATTTAAATTTTCATACTAGAATATCTCTCGAAGACGCATTTTATGGTCGAGAACTAATGGTAAATTTTTACAAAGCAAATGGGCAGGAAAAAATATTAAACGTTAAAATACCGGCAGGTATACAAAACGGAATGACTTTACGACTTTCCGGAGTTGGGGATGATAGTATGCCCCATGTTCCGACAGGAGACGTTTTAGTAACTATAGAAATTTTCCCCCATCCAGAATTTACTAGACAGGGTGACGATCTAATTAAAGATATCACTATCGATTGCATAGATGCTATGCTAGGAAAAGAAATAGAAATATCTACAATAGACGGCAAAAACTTAACAGGTAATATTCCTCCAGGAACACAACCTGAATCTATTCTTAATATTTCAGGTCATGGGATGCCTAATATAAACAATCCCGCATCAAGAGGTCGATTATTGTTGCAGATAAAGATGACTGTACCTAATTTAAATACTAGTCAGCGAGACCACTTGAGTAAATTATATAATGTTTGAAATTGTAAAATTCCCCGATCCTATACTAAGGAATCAAATGCCCCCATTTGATTTTGTCAATCCTATCATGGATCCAAAAGAATTAGAAAAACGCATGATAGATACTATGATTAAAAATTGCGGATTAGGTCTATCTGCCAATCAATGCGGTATTGAAACTAGCGTGTTTGTTATGGGCCATCCCCAAATGCCGGAAAATTCTACTGCATTTTTTAATCCAAAAATCGTTGCAAACACTAAAGAACTTAAAGATCTTGACGAAGGATGCTTGAGTTTTCCCGGAATTTATGTTAATATAAAGCGTCCCACAGCAATTAAGGCACAGTGGCAAGACTCCGATGGCAATTTATGCGAGGGCGAATTCAGCGGGTATGAATGTAAATGTTTCCTACATGAATACGATCACTTGCAAGGTATCGTATTTTCGGACAGAGTTAGCCAGCTAAAATGGG